CACCTTTCTTTAGCCTTATCAATATAAAACTTGACAGAGGCAACGCACTCCTTCATTAGCTCTGCCATCTCAGCGGGAGAGTTTATTTCGCGCATGGTATTATTTATTATTATTTATTAAAAAGGCGGGAGGATTGCTCCCCCCGCCAGTTGCTATGAACGATACTTATCCCGCAACCACTGAACAAGATGTAACAGGAGCAGCAGCCGTAGTAACTACTCCATCCAAAGCCCTAAGATACTCCAATCCCCTGGCAGTAATCTGTCGGCCCACAGTTTCAATGCTCATAAGATTATGGCGCATCAAGTAAAGCTCCACATCCTTCTGGAGGCTTTCGCGGCTCATACCAGTTTTAGCAGACAAACAGGTAAGAGAAGTTCCATCACCATTCATCGCCAAATGGCGAAGCACACCCAGCTCAATAGGATTAAGTCCCAGAGGCAAAATGTTCAGAATAGCCTTAAGGTCATTCCATCCTTTCAATCCCATGACCTTATAGCCTTTCAAGTAAGTGTTAATCTTACCCGCCATCTTCTGAGCGGCCCGTGCATTTCCGCGCAAGACAGTAGAAACATCCACAAGAACATCATCCTGAAACTCTACTTCGGGAGCACCCTTTTGGACAATCTTGGCAAGATGTTCAAACGTATACTCTTGAAGGTCAAGACGTTCAAGCCGGTCAACGAGCGCGTGAAACACCTTTTGAACCTCAGACGTTGCAAAGATAAAAGTCTGACGACGAAAATCAAAGTCACAGACATATTCATCCATGGCGAAAGTCGTGCGGTTCTCTGGATTAGGGTTAAGGATAGTCAGTAGAGCCATCGCGACGGGGTGAGGAATCTCGCTCGCCTCATCAAACAAGAGCGTTACATCCTTATCCTGAACATAAGGAATAATCAAGCCATTGATAAATTGCTTGACATTCTTAAGAGTCGAACAATTGATTTCGACAAAGGTCTTCTTGCGTGGCTTGTTAGTGGTAGGATTGATTTCGACCATACCATTCTCATCAAACTTAATGAGTCCTTTGGCAAACTCTCGCGCAAGGGTAGTTTTGCCCTGTCCTTTGGGCGCGACAATCATCATATTCGGCGCAATGCGCGTTTTCTGATAAGAGTCAAGGTAGAAGTTGAGTTCTCGTTTGGCCGCTTCTTGGCCAACAATGTTGGCGAACAGCGGGTCAGCAGGCAATGGGATTGTAATATCGTTCATGTGAATACTCTAATTGAAAATTGGCTTGCTGTCAAGCCCCGCATTAAAAAGAAATAAAAAAAAGGACCGGAGGTTCTCTCCGGTCCCTATGTTAGGCCATCTCCCTTACAGGATACTTAAAGGAACCAGCTTCGTTAGCGAAATAGTCTGGGTCTTCATAAAGGCGTGTAGCATCGGCCATCACCTTAGACTCAAACCACTTAAACGCTTCACTATCTTGGTCAACATCATTGGCAATGATGTCTCTCGTATCATCGGGAAGGTCGGCCCACACCCGACGTATTACCTTTTGGTGAATACGCCAGAAGTGTTCGGTTTTTCCGTTCTTCATCAATAATGGTTATTGATTGTTGTGGTTGGTTAATAACCCTAACTAGCATCAAGGTCAGTCACCGTAGCTGCAACAGCAGTAGCGGGGGTCTTACCTTGAATCGACTCGTAGCTTGCAGCGGCGGTCGTTGCAGTCAGGCCAGCGAAACCTACAGCTTCAGCCCACTTGCGGGACACCAAAACAGGCGTGGTGCCATCTGCAAATTTGCTGGTTAGCTCGGCCAATGGGACGCGTACGAAACTGAATGAACCCTTGGTGCGTCCACTACCCTTACGGCTCACCTTGTTAGTTGAATTGCTCATGATGTTATATTAGAGGTTGTTTGTGCGGAGGTCAATCTTTTTTTCGATTTTTCGAAATTAATTCAGGTTCCACACACAACGGGAAGAAACAAAAACTTTTTTATCGGCAGCTTTCTTATCAAGATTGTTAAAATTGCCAAGTCCTAATTTATGCGCTTGTGATAAAATAACGTTTTTGTCCAACAAAGATAAAAAGGTATCAGCTTCTCCGGTCGTCATAGTAAAAACGACTTTAACAGTTGTGTCTTTTTGTTTAATAATATCAGTTTTCATATTAGTTATTAATTAGGGGTATTGCTTGGTTCAAAGTTCGGCCAAGACAATCATGGGCACCACTATGGAGAAATTCGATTTCTTTTTCGGTCATCTCCACCCTTAGATTTTCTGGAACCTCAGATTCTAATCCAGGAGGATTGGTCACGTAATACTTTAGCTTTTCCTTAATACTCTCTCGCGAGAGAGAGCCCATATATAGCCATAACAAATAAGCTTCTCGCAGAGTTAAGGTTACTGTAATGTTTTCCACGGTCGTTATGGTAACAGTTTTAATATTTGGTGTCGAATTCATATTATTATCCTAGCTGGGATTTGCGGGCCTGTCAATATCTTTGGGCTGTTCTTTTTTATCTTTTTTAATTGGCTTAAAGTCTTGCGCCTCAGCCAAAGCTACTACATCCTTAATGAAGACCTCAACCATCCTATCCATAATGGTAACGTCGGACTGAACCAATAGCACTCGCTCTTTAATATTCTGTGGGAGTTTAGAAAAGAGTAATTCGTGTGCTTGTCTGTAACGCTCGGCCCAAGCTTCAGCCTCTTCAGCCTCTTTATTTGGCTCAGTATTATTTGGAACTTTTTCGTTTGACGGGGGATTATTTTGGCTCATATTTGCAAAAAAGTGTGCCATTTTTGGACACTCTTATTTATTATTTAAAAGCTGAAAAACCAATTTGATAAACTTTTCATAGGGGGTAATACAACTAAATTCGTCAAAATGAGCGAAAATCATTTTAAATAACTTTAAATAACTTTAAAAAGTTTTAAATAACGTTATTTCATTTCGACTGTCCCATTTTGTCACACTTCGTTTTTGGAGCCCATTATTTGTCTCACGGCAGCTCCACCCAGTCATAATTGTTATCATAAAAAGTATCTCCAACAAAAAAACTTTGATACTCTTCTGACCAATTTGCCAGCTTATAAAACCACCGATAATTAACAAAAATTCTCAAAAGATATTTTCCGCTCTCGTTATTTGGTCTACTCTGCGGCATTTTTTGCCAAACAAAAACAGAAACGTTTTCGCTGTTGGCTGGAGGTTGATTTTCGCTTGATTTCATTTTTATTCTATTGTTTACGCCTGTCACGTATCCAGACCTAACAACTTAATACTCAACGACTTATCTCTCTTACTACTCTTCTACTTTAACGGAAAGTTGCTGCGGTGTCAAGAGTTTGTTTTGGTTGATTTTTTTATTTTTTTGGTTGAAAAAAGTAACAGCAATTACATACAAATATCAACATGAGCAGTAGTATAATTATTTTTGGCATGGGGGAAGATTAGCCATAGAACAGTAAGTAGAACAAGGAGAGGATTCTTTTTTTAAAATGATTTTGTGTTATTATTTAAAATAATAAATAAATCGACCTCGCCCCACCAAAAAAACACCAACAACATTAACCCTCTTATACTATCTACTATATCTATATCTATCTTACTTATCCTTTCTTTTGTTGGCTAACTGCTTATTATCAAGCACTTACACAAACTCTTTAAATTATTCTTTATTTATTATCACGTCTATTTTTACCCTATATTTCACCCTATAAAAGGTCGAATTTGGTATTACTATAAGAATCAACACTTTACACCCGCAAACAAACAACACTTAACCTTTAAGACGGCGAGAAAAGAGCTTATTATATCTCTCAAGGAACCAATTCTTAATTCTTCCGTCTTCTATGTCTATAAGTTCCTCACAAACAAACCCATAAAAATCAAAATAACCAGCATATATTTTCTGTATTCCAGATACCCCTACAAAAAAGAATATTAATAAACACAAAGGAAACATAATAAAAAAACCAAAAGTCATTCCTATCATAGCTATAAACAGCACCACCCTTAAAACAAAATTAACTATAAGATTTAATAGCGTCTTCATATTATTTAATAATTTAATTCTCTAAGCGGAATCAACCATTCGCAAAAACAAGAATCCACATTTCGAAGCAAATAGGAACTTCTACGACCCTCATTATCTTCAGCATAACAATCTCCATACTTATCCTTGGGGCATTCTTGTAAATTGAAAGCTGAACACTCAAGAATAGCAACGCGAGAACCATAACCTTGATAACAGTTGTAAATCTTCGCGGCCTTTACAGCTTGTTCCAAAGAAGCAAAAACAAACAAACATTTTAAAGATGGCAACGGAAAAGTATGAGCATCAATTTTATATTGAACTATTAATTCTTCTTTAAAAAGTTTCTCTTGTCCATCAAGATTATAAAAGTTTGTCTCTCTTAAAAAATGGTCGGTTGTATTCGCACTCCACATGTTACCAAAGCGGTCAACGACTACGACTTTAAAAGCGGGGGAAAGGATATTCATATTTTTTATTACTTGTTCTCTGGCAATTTCCACCCACAAACCAACTTAAAGTATTCCGCTTCTGCGGAGGCTTTCATTTCCGCCCTTTTATTTTGAATCTCCCGATAACCATCTTGAGCAAATAAAATGTTTATTTTATTAAATAACACAAGCTGAAACGCTCCAATACCCTCAATCAAAAGAGACACATACCAATAATCTTCATAATCAGAAATTAAAGCTTGATTTGTTAAATGCGGGGTTAGGGCAGAAATAAACATCACCCTATTTAAATCAATACTCTCTCCAAGAGCGGTTTTAAAAATATTCATAATTTAAAATAATTTAAAATGTTCTAAGAATCGCGGCAATCTCAGACGGGTTAATATAGCGGGGCGACAATCCTCGACCGCCACCAGTAAAAGACCAAGAGGTAAGATTCCCAGTAGTAGAATCGAACTTCCAAGAAAACTCATCGCACTTAAACGATATTTCTTTACCAGACTTAAGGATAATGGTAATCTTGGTTCTTTTCTTCCAGAAAGTAGAGAGGTTCATATTATTAAATTTTAAATGTCACCCACAAAAAACTATCTTTAGCAGTTCCAGACGCGGCACCACCAACAAAAGAGTGAAAATGATTTCCGCTATCTGTTATGATGGCGTCGGGCAATTTGTCTTTAATGAATTTGACTAACGCATCAGCCGAAGATGTGAAGCCATAAAAATAACTTCTATGATAACGGAATTGACCTTTATATTTTTTAATATGTCTATCGGATATTCCTAATTTCTTAGATAATTCTTGGGTAGTCATAAATTTTATATTATTTTCCAGTTAAAAGCCATTCAACCAATTCTGCTGAAGTATTGAATTGATAAACCTTGTACCCATAACTAAGTAAACATTTAACCGTTTCATATAAACTTTCTCCATTTACGCATCTTGTCCCCGACCAACCATTTCCTATGGTTAAGGACGCCAAACACATAGCCATAAAATTGCCTCTACGAAAATGTTCCCTGGTAATAAAACCGCGGCTCTCAATTGTAGACGGTTTATTAGAATAAACACTTGTTCCCTCTTCTATTCCATAGTAAAAGTCTTCATTTACTAAATCAGCGGTGATAATGGAAGGGTTATTAAATAATACGATTTGAGTTTTCATATTTTTATGTTACAGCGGATTTTTGGTTTTGTCAAGGGTGCTAAGGTGGAAACAACGGCAGAACGGGCAGCGATACCAACGATATGTCTTTTTATATTTAAATTCTAAAATACCAGCCCAACAAGCGGCTTGAATCTCAGACTTAAACAGGCGTTTACTATCGCAAGTTTTTTGTTTGTCCATTAATCATTAAAAGGTTTAATGGGGACTAGAAGATTAGACGAAACAATACACGAAAAATTATTCGTCGGCATCTGAACTAAAATAGTTACAAGTTTTCCTCTGACTTTGGTTACGACGGCATTAGTGTAAAACGTTGAGTGTTTAATGGCGACCGAAGAGGAAATAGGAAAAATATCCGTTGTTCTGCTCGTTATACCTGAACAATATACAAAATAAAAAATAATCACCGACAATAAAATAGTAATCACAAACATCCAAAAACTAGGGTCAGTTTCCCCTTTAATATTCTTTAGATAATTTTTACGGTGGATTTTCATATTATAGTTCTTCGAAATTATCGTCGCTTACCCACGTCATAAGCTCTATAAAAGAATCAAATTCGAAAACATGCCAACCCCTCGCAAGAGAGTTTTGGATGACTCCTTTAACCGTATCGGAATCGGAAGCACACCAAGTATTTCCATCGGTCATGAGTTTCGGGCAGATAACGGTGGCGTTTTCAGGATATTTAATAATAAAACCCCTCTTAGGAGAGCTGGGCCTTTTAATTTCTACACCGAAATACTTCTTTTCAGGAGCATATTCAGGAGCAAGAACATCAGCAAGTGATATAACGGTTTGTTTAGGAATTTGGTGGACAATTTGTTTCATATTAGTAGGAAGCTACAGTTCGCTCCGCTGTAGCACCGGAACTTTCATTACAATTTTATTATACCCCAGGCCCACACCTGCAATTTTCGGGTTCTATGCATTAATACGCCCTAGTCGGCCCGTGGTTTGTTTGCGAGACACTGTTTACTTTTTTTTCTCCAGTCTTTCGACCGCACCTAAGATTACACAACGTTTTCCCTCTTGTCAAGAGCGAACCTTTTGACCTTTTTATTAATTTTTAAGTGAGACTTCTCCTTCGAAAAGCTTCCAATTTCCATCTTCAAAAAGAAAATTAGACGAAGAATAACCTATTGAAATAAAATCATTACGATAATTTGATAGAATTTTATCTTTAGGAATAAAAAGAACCGTTCCTTCGCTACTAGTTCTAGCCAAAACAACAACCCCATCCCAGTCTTCTTGATTTGTGTTAGATGTTCTGACTAATAGACATGGGTATTCAAAAAGTTTTACAGATTTTTGATTAGTGGTTATAGTCGATTTCATATTTTTAATTAATTATTAAGCCAAATCTCTCCATCGAAAGTCTCCCAATTCTTTTCTTCAAAAAAATAACTATTTGAATGATAACCAATATTAATCTCTTTATCATGGGCTGATATTGGATGCTGATTAGTAGGAATAAAAACAATGGTTCCTGATAAAGCACTTGTGGCGAGAACGACAACCCTATTCCAATCCGAACACCCTACTGTATTTTTTCTAACTAACAACATTGGATATTTAGTTTCTTTTTCTTTAAGTATTGATTGCATATTTTTATTTAATTAGACAACTCAACCTTCCCATTAAACTTTGCCCAATATGGCTGTTGGAAATTTTGTAAATTATCCCTATATAATACTTTCCCCTCTACAAAAAGACCGTTGCCTTGGAGCACAATCTGTATTTCTGGAGAAGCATCTAATATAATAAAGTCTTTCCAAAGTTTACTTCCGATTTTTGTTCCATGTGGCCCATCAACTATTCCCAAATGAATAAACAATGTTGGATATTGCATTAGTGGGGGTTCTTCTGGGCCTTGTGGTGTTGTTATTTCAGCATTCATATTTTTTTATTATTTATGGATTTTGACTTCTCAGATTACTTTCGAGTAACCCTTTATACATCTTCGCGGTCTTACCAGAGATAGCTTTCCTAACTTCCTTACTATCAACAATTTCCCCCGCTCCCTCGCGAAGCACATCTTCGACCATAGCCTTAAGGATTTCTCCCATCTTAGTCATATCATGATTTGGAAAACCCTGAAGGATATGCTCAAGCCGATTTGACGTAACCCATTCATTACCAACGGCTTCGGCATCGGCCAAGACCTGAAGCTTTGCCGGGTCAGTAACCTCTCGCGGGGTCGCTGTCTCTCGGAACTTTTCAGTCTTATGCTTAACGATAACCCTATTACCATTATTAAGAGTAAATTCTTTCAATGGAAGAATCACAACACCTTCACGGGGGCGAGGATTATTAATAGAACCATCAGGATTAGCCGAACTTACCTTATTTCGTATTGCCTGAACCGACGGGGCATCTCTCTGGGCGTCTAAGTCCTTAAGTTCAGTAGTAGTCCTAACATAATGAACAAACTCAAAACACAAATCAGAACAAACCTTAGCCGCATCAGGCACAGAAAGCCAGCAATCACCAATTTTAACAGCAAAGGCAATAAACTTCAACTCTTTACCGTAAGTATCGCTCATTCCTTGCTGGCTACCTCCATAAGCCTCTCCATAGACAACGCACGGCCTATCAACGGGCAAGCTCATAGCCTTAAACTGGGTCAGTAAAGCCTCTTGGTCAAATAGCGCCACAAATCGGGCGTGAGGCTCGCCACCAGAGGAAAACTGAATAGTATTATCGGCAGGATTAAATACAATTCGTGTATTTGTACCATGAATTTTCTCTAAACAGAAACACTCCTTGAAAAGAAGAATCTCCTGAGACTTATACAAATTATCAATATGGGGCATATAACTCATAATATTATTAATTTTTAATGTTTCTTATCTTAGCTCATATTTTGGGAACTGTCAAGAATCAATTCCCCTCTAACATTTTCTGAATAAAAAAAGCATCACCAGGTAGAGCTTTAAGCCCAAGAGACAAACTTTCTCCATACACCGTAACTTCTCCGTTTTTCTCATAAAAAAACCCCGCGCTTGTTGCTTTTAAATGGCTAAGAATTTCTGTATGTTTAAAATAGCTCCCAAAAACAACGGGCATCCACCCATCAAACATAACATATTTAAGATTCATAGCTATTATTCCTTACTCACCCACAACTGACCTAATCCCAGCGGTCCATTGTTTTCGGCCCACAAATTAATATGAGAGCCATCCGTAAAATTAACTACCCAGCAATTAATCGCCCCATGAGTAATACTCTTAATGGTTTTTCCATGAGTCCAAGTGGTATCTTTGGTTTGGCGATAATTTGGAAAGTCTTTGGGGAAAATTCCTTTAATAATGTTACTTTTTTTCATAATTTTTTGGGACTCTTAACCAATGAGTAATATTATCGACATTTTTAAGATAAACCGCTGGGTCAAATCGTAATTCCCATTCCTTAGAAACAAAATCATAATTGCCGAATCCATATCTACACCAACCCCTCACTTTTACCAATGTCAGTGAGGAATCATTACCGACAATGGGTGGCGTTTTAACCGACATCCAGCGGAGACTTGTTTTTTTATTCATATTAAATCCTAGTAGGGGGAAGACCCTCTTCTTGAATCTCTGCTTTTGGCCAAGAAGACTCGTTAACCTTATATGTATTACGAGAACCTTTACGATTAAACCAAAACGTTCCAGCGCAGGCTTGATACATCCAACCTTTGGGAAGGGCAGCAGTAATTTTATTTAGCAATCCCCATTTATCCCAATCTTTTCGTTGAGAGAAAATTTTTGTTTCTTCTCCCGCGCAAAAAGAACGAGAGATAACCCTTTCATCGGCTTCTGCTCGGCGAACGTAATATTCTCCAACGGCAATAGTTAGAGCGTTCGGAAGTTTGCAGGTTTTCATATATGGAGTCTATTCTTTGGTTAGAGACTTGTCAACCCAAATTTTATGTTATTTTAAATCACAGAAAGTAGGGCTCTAGCTGGAAAAACAGTTGTAATCATCAATAAAAAGGAACTATCGTTTATAGCCGCAACATCCAACCATGGTCGAATTAAATAATGATTCATTGGTGGAACTTTTCCCTGTAATACTAAAGCTGTAACTATATCAATAAGTTCCATTTTATCTTTTTTAGTTAGACCCTCGAATATTAAAGTATTTGGATTGATATACATAATTAATTATTTTTAAAACCAATTAAGTCCTTTTCCTTGACCTAAATATACATCAAAAATTGGGTCCAACATTTTTTGAATATTAATATTCCAATGAACAAAGTTCCCATGAACATCATTTACAATCGTTGTGTCTAATTCCCCCAGGTTTTTCCATGTCCCTTCGGGGGTCCAATATTCTAAGTCAAGCCAATAAACCCAAAACCCTTCTGACCTGTCTTTTCTCCATTTTAGTCTAAAAGGAATACCTCTGTGCCAATATCGACCTTTTATTGGGATATCTCCAATTAAATTCTGCCACGGAAAATAAGAACCAGAAATATTGGGATATTCAGGTGGAAGAAAGGTGTATAGTTTATTCATTTTAATTATTTTTTAATCCCATTGACCGTAACTCATGGCTAGAAAGTTGTCGCTTTTGAATCTTCATGCAAGACAAAACAATATTTCTCTTCGATAACCATTTTTTTTCTTTGTCGGGATTAAGGCTTTCTTCTGGGCCTAAAGGCTTCATACAATATGTAATTGGTTTAGTATTATAATCAATAGGGATTTTCCAAAAATAAGGATTTAATTTCTTTTTATAAATAGAATATTTTAATTCATAATTGGGATTTACCAAAGCCTTAAATTCATACCAAATACCATTAACTTTCTCAAGATGATGATAGTCTCCCAATAGAATAAATGTCTTCTCTTTTTTAACACGAGCAGCTTTTACTTTTGGACTGAGACAAATCAGTTTCGAGATTGGATGAACATAAAGAGTATCACAAAAAGTAGGGAGAAAATACTCTCTTCCATGACCAATAACGCGAAATTTACCATTCTCAATAACAATATTCGTTTCAACGTGCCGGGTATAATACTCTAAGGTCTTATATTTGCGCGGCACCCAAGAAAGAAAATGAAAATCAGAATAAACTTGGTCAGACAATCTTCCGACTTGCGCCCGAAACCATTTGTCTAACCGCTTCCAGGGATAATCGCTATGATAATCCCAATCCGATACTTCCTTCATTTTGCTTCGGGTGGGCAGCGTTTCGAGTTGTTCAATATCCAAGTTCATGATTTAAAACTACGACGAAATTGGCAGAGAGTCAACCACTAATCCAAATCCCAATCAACAAAAGGTTTTCCAAATTCTATTTCTTTAACTAATAAAGCGTAACATTCTCCACATCCACCGTAATAAAAATCTTTAAAAAGAAAAGGATGATATTTTTCATCTTCTAAAAGTCTATCAATATTATAATAGAATTCTCCTAATTTATCAGGATAAGTGGTGGCTGGAACCGCGAAGGTTTTTTCACAGAAACTTTTTGCTTCTTCTAAGGAAGGAAAAATTAATAATGGAATTTTAAGTTCATTACATCCCAGGCCAATAACGGCAGCAATTTTTTTCATAAAATATTTTAAAAAAAGCGGGAGTATTGCTACTCCCGCCCTTACTATTCCCCACTTCCGATTAGGAGCAGAAACGTCCCAACGCATCGCGTTTGAGTTGCTGCTTTACCTTGGCGACCTTATCGAAATTCGAATCGCGAACATCTTCCAACTTACGATTTTCCTCGGCAATGACCTCATACTCGCAAGCACGACATTTCTTGTGGCTTTCGTCAAACGGCACAGAAACCACATTTTTAGGATTGACCTTAACAACCATCAAATGCCCATTTGAAGACTTAAAACCATTAGCATATTCCCAAGAGCCAACATGCAGTCCTCGGGAACATCCTTGATTAGGATTATCATTAACATCACTACGCTCAACAATGATAACCTCTCCAACCCCGTTGAAGATTCGTCCTCCTTCCACTTTACCCTTGAGAACTTTAATATCTCCAGAAGTGATAGAAAAATAATCCTCAGCTACCCCCTTATAGGCCAGGAAACATCCATCATCCGTAATAGGCATGTTTTGGTGTTCGAGGAATGCATAAAGTTCATTTCGGGAGCGTTCACTTGGATTAGCGTAAAGGTTATCCGCAAACTTTAGAAGGCGTTGATAGCTAAGACCTTCTCGCATGAAGAAAAGAATCCGGTCCATAAGATAGCCATGAACCTCTTGGCCGTCTCGGAGAACTTTTCCATTCTTAACAAGAAAGCGACCATTAAATTTCTTATTAATCGCCTGAGCGACATCAATGAGTTCAATCACGGCCGCGAAATTTCCAGCTTTGTAAGCGCGAAGAACTTGCTTCCAATTTGGGTGAGAAGATTCAACGATTTTCGTATGAATTGAATTGTCCATCCACACAACGACCAAAGTTCGGCCGGTGAAGTTATGGCTTAGAATTACAGGGTGTTTTTTGTCCATATTTATATATTCTCAAAAATTTGTCAGATAGTCAAGAAAAAATTTCTCAATAAGCCGGAATTTTTATCTTTTTTTAATTTATTAAATAATAACCGTATCCTCTTCCTTAGCTATACAGATTTCGGCATCCTTGAATCTAACATACTTCTTTAGTTCCTCTTGCCATTCAGAAGAAACAAGATATATTCCTCCATAATGAGAGGCGACCAAGTGCAACAAAGAATACTTCTTAACAACATCAGAGACTAAAGACGAAATATCAAAAGTCGGAGCCATTGTCTTAAGCAAATTCTTGTCAAGAAACTCGATAATAACCAATAGATGGTCCAATGTTTTTGATTTCATCGAATCTTGCAATCGCAAAGCCTTATCCCTCAACTCTTTCGCGTCTTTAGGAATATTATCCCCCATACAAACAAAGAACTGAATAAGATGGTCTATGGCCGAATAATTCCCTTTACATTCTTTGTAGTGTTTCTGGTTAATTAGATTTTGCAGAGCATCAGGATTATTCGAACAATATTCAGTAATCGCATTAAAGAAAAACGTGCTAAAAGACTTCATCTTAGTATTGTTTTGAACCTGACTAGCATTTTTAAGTCCAATAATCTCTGGGACAGGAATATTTAAATTAGAAAGCATTCTAATATATTCTTCCAAATGATATGGATGAGTCCAACCGCTACCGCTGATAGTATTATTGAAATCAAATCCACTAATGGCAACATATACCCCTTCTTCCGTAGTCGGGTCAATATCCTTAATTTTCCAAAAATCAGACCGCTTAGAAGAATGCCTTGACAGACCCTTGCCGTCCCAATAAAAGACCTTCTTAAAATGCTTTTTATTAACGATAACCGGAGTAGGATTTCCAGAGTCGTCTGTTTTAAAATATTTTGACAACGGTTCTTTCTCTAGCGTCGAAAGCTTAATCATCGGACAATCCAAACCAGTGTCCGCAAGAAACTTTTTCTTATCTTCGTCATTACCAAAGTTAAGAACATAAACCTTTCCGTATTTTCCATCGTGCAAAAACCTAATAACTCGTTGAGCAATACCATTACAAATATGAGTATCATTCTCCACAACAAGATTTTGCTCGCTAGCCTTAATTTCTGAAGTGCTAGAGACATCCATCTTATTGTAACCGACTCGATAAGAACGACAAGCTACTTGCGATTCGCTTAGGCTTCTCCAGGAAAAGGTATCAGAGTTAATTTTCTTTCCTTGAAACGATACCAAACTACCAAAAAGAAAACGTAGGGAATAAAAATTACCACCGTAATCAAAGACATTCCTCCAAAGCTTGCGAGCCTCCCATAGGGTTTTAATTCCCGCAAACATATTAGAAATATCGCCTGTAAGAGCGGCATGAATAGCATTTAACTTTTCATTAATGACCTTCTTGGTTCTTGGGGTATATTGTAAGCCTTCTCGATTAGCAGCAAATTCAATGTCGCCAATATTAAATTTAATAACCAAACCCCAATCCAAAATTTGGCGAGCGACATCAGTAATTTCCCCCTGAGCGAAAACGTTCTTATCAATCTTATAGGGAATATTGCCCATAACAGCAATAGATGGGCGTTGCTTGGCAAAAAACTTCCAATCCTCGCCAAAAAACATCGGTTTCTCTTTGCGAATAATAGTAATTTGATTGGTGACTTCTTCTACAACGCTAACAACGTTAGGAATAGAATCAGAATAAGCTAAAAAGTTAACAGCTTTTTCGATAAACTTATGAATATCTTGACCCTTAATAGGAACAACAATCTCAATACCATTTGGTTCCTCGGTCGGAACCTGGGCCATTAAAGCAATCTTTCCACGATTACTTGTGTCAAGATAAGCATTCCAAGAGAAAAGCGTTCCATCTTTAAAGGAATTAATGATAAAAGAATCATTATAGGCAAACGCGCTCTTACATCCAATACCAAGCATTCCCGTTTCGTCTTGAGTATTCCTCTTGGTAGATTCCCCATAAGAGACATAAACATCCTTGATTTCTTCCTCGGTCAAGCCGGGACCGAAATCTCGGATTTTAAGAAAACAATCAAGAACAGATGGAAGACTAATCCTAACGGGGGCAGTTTGACCAATCCTCTTATGAGCATCAACCGCGTTAGTATAATACTCTCGGATAACTGCCAAAATAGGGTCGGAATATAATTGGTTGCGAACAATATGAAACAAAACATGAAGATTCTTCAGCGAGGCCGAAAAATCATATTCAGTTGTGATGCCAGACTGTTCGTTGATAAGGTTTTGGGAAACGGGAATCATAGTCCATTGACAATATACGGAAGTTGATACTCTGTCAAGAGGCTAAAGAGCGGAGAGTTTTTTAATTATATTTCGAGAGCGAGTGATATACCATTTAATTTGTCTCCTTCTATTGACAAGACCCTTCCTAATTTTTGGGAAAAGAAGCATCCCAGATGAAGATAAATTAAACATCTCATTAAAATTTCTTAAATAATCTTGACAAGTATGAAGCCGTTCGGTTTGATAGACAATATTTGATTGAATTTCTTTTCGAGTCATAATCATTCCTTAGATGGGGGATTTTTCTTCTTTCGTTTATTTCGTGGTTTTTTATTAAAATTTTTTAATTCTTTAATGAAAGCGTCTTTGTGTTCTGGATTTTCTTGTAAGAATTCATCTGCTTCTTTATTCATAATGAAGAACATTTCCATTGAATCATTATAAAGACCGCAATTCCCTAAAATAATATGTCCAAAAAGCATAACGTTCTTATTCGGGTCGCCGTTTAATGGAAAAGCAAACATTATCGGAGCTAACGATGGTTTTTCTTCCCCATCGTCCATAGTTAGGGTAATATTATTATCAAGAGTCGGCTTTAACCCCTTAATATGTTCAACCACTTGGGACGCCGCCTCATAAAGCTGAATATCAATTGGAAATTGGGCGTTAAATTCGTCCATAGCGACGTTTGCCTGCCAATTCGGCGCTACGATTGTCCAAACAGGTAACTGGTCAGTAGTAGAATCAGTCATATTATTTAAAATTATAAGTTACAGTAAATTTAATATCATGTAAAACAAAAAGAGCCACCGCCCATGTTGGCACCGTTCCTTGATAACATAATATACCCATCACGGTATAAAATACTATCTTAAACAAATCAATTTTTAGGTGTTTCATTTTATTTACCCTCGATTAATTCAACTTCTTCTAAGATAATTGTTGCGGCGTCTATTTGTAGGTCGTTTATCCCTCGCATTAAAATGTGACACACAACTTCGTCATCAGAAAAAACACTTTCTAATTGTCCATCAGAATCTAGAATAATAGTTATATTTGTCATAATTATCTAAGAGTTCCATCGTGTCGTAAAGTATAAGTCTTAGAGGTAAGACATGGGCGAGAACGTTTAACTCTTCCAAAATAATCTTCATTATTAGAAATAGTATATTCTGACAAACCTTTACAGAGCTTTATTTTAATATTATTTGGTGGAGTTGATTTATATAGTTTTCTTAAGTAGTCTCTTCCTCCATCAACGGCGATTTCTCCACACCGACACTTACGATAATCGTGACGAGAACAAGAAAAAATAACATCGTGGCAAATTGGACATTGGAGCCCCGTAATATGAATTGGCATATCTATTCAATACGACGTTTTTGGCTGAGAGTCAATCCTCTTCTTCTTCCAACGCCTCAGTATCGGACTCGGAATCGGTCTGTGCAAGGTCATAAAGAGCCTCTAGTGAGGCAATGGCGTCCTCCTTAGCTCTATCCGCCTCTGTCTCTAGCGACTTGTCCAAGAATGGATAATGAAGGTTTCGAATTTTATCAATAAGTACTTCAACTTTTTTTTCTAATTGTTCAATAGTCATCATATTAAATAATAATTTATTTTACCGCTACTCCATGAGATTTTAATTTAAACGTTTGTTCTCTCATTCCACTCTTTACACCTTCTAATAGTCGGATATTAAAAATATCTAACAAAGAATTGGCAATACCCCTCGCCCGTTTATTTTGTATTTCAGACTGTAATATATCTAAAGTCTTAGGGTCGAACTTAACTAATATTTCTTTCATAACTGTATTTTCCATAACTTTTCTCTCATTTTAATAAATAAAGAAACTGCCTAAAAACGGCAGTTTCATTATTGAAACTTTTTACACTTATTTTTGGTTTTGTGAATCTCCAGGTATTACTCGATAATTGTCCCAAGACCTATCGGTAGAAGAAAACTCAATAATAATTCCCGCTTTAATACATTTTAATTGATGCTGACAAAGAGGCGGGATATCAACAACATCGCCATTTTTTAACAATACTTCTAAAATCTCAGCGTTTTCTGGATTAATATATCTCAAAAGAAATTCCCCTGAAAATTGATAGAATGTCTCCCACTTGACGCCGTGCGAGTGCATAGATGAAATAGCTCCATCTTTTTCATATACAAGTAGTTTGCCAGCATAACCAGTTGGGAAATTCTCGCCAGGGATAATAATCTTATTGATTATTTGGACTTCTTTACCCCATCCTTTAGGAACGTCGCAAGCTCGAAAAATCCGAATTTCGCCTCGCGCTCCAGTTTTTAATGTTTTGTTGTTCGCCATAGCTTTTATTTATTTCATTATTATTTATCCACCAAGTTGCTGCACCTTGAATTAAAGAAACCCATACAATATACCAAATAATTAAACTTATTCGTGGTTCGACTTTTATATAGTCTAATTTACTCCAATCCTTTATTTTATAGTTTTTGACAACTTCTTCATAAAGAAAATTCATAAAATTAGTAGACAAACCATATTGTAGAACATGAGACTGGATATTCCTCTTAACTATTTCGCTGTCGGTCCATCCGAAAACATGAGCCCATGATGGATAATGTAAGTTAGTTCCGCCTAATGAGATTACTAAATCATTTTTCTTTCCTCCCACGAATTTTGCTTGTTGATACTGTCCAAGCATAGAATCGTCAGAATCAAAGCCAATGATAATTAAATTAACATATTTTTTAGGACCAAGCTTCGCATTTAATACGTCCCATTTAAAACCATTGATATACTTCTTAGCAGTTCCCATAACCCTATCAGAAGCAAAATGGTTATTGTTATTTGGCCATTCGAATACCATTATATTTGTCGGAACTTTAATAAAAGAAAAAACGCTTGGGGCGGCTTTAATTTTATTACTCCAACGGACAATTTTAGTTACTGGTTCAATCCATTGGGTTTTCCTCCATGACGTAACATAATCGTTTGGGTCGCCATCAATCATCTTACTGTTATGTTCTGAGGTTCGTCGTCGCCCAGCAACAGGAGTTTCATCTTCGAATTTCCTTACGAATTCTTGATATTGAATTTGATTAATATTATATTGAGAGTCTATGTCTGAAAAAGAAACCCAATGTTCTGAATGCCAACGAGTTCTTGGAGCCCAATGGTCAAAAACACGTCTAGTATGATGAACGGTTCTACGCCCACCTTTCCCGTCAGATTCAGAAGTTGTATAATGTTCTGTTCGATAAATAGCTTCTTCGTAATATTCTCGCCATGCTGAATAATGAGTAGCATGAGTAATTTTGCCAGACCACGTTTCAATATCGGCGGTCATTCCTTTAATGGCATAAATATGAAATGTTCCAGCCATTAAAAAAGCCAAAATCGAAACCCCAAGCCACTCTTGCCACGCCACCCTTTTATTTTTTGCCCAAAAAATGCCCCCGACAAGCAGGGGCACACAAGCAATGATATAAAAAATCATCATATTGTTAGTAATTTACTTAAGGTTAACGTTGTCGTCTTTTCCTGTCTTGAACACTTCTTCTGTTCGTGTTGATGTAATTACTTGCGGGTCAATATGTTTGAATCCAAAAACACCCAAAATTAGACCACGGGGCTGAGTCACTAACATATTATTATACTCCGAAGCAATTCCCACAAGCTCCTTTTGTCGCATCGTCCAACTATCCCTTGAAGCCACAATGATATTCTGAGCTTTATCGTAAACTCCAAGGTCAAGATTCGGAGGGGCCGACTCCTGCAACCACAGCATCATCTTTCCAGCTTCCTTTGGCGTCCTAGCTTCCGCCCATGCAGTAAAGATTTCCTTAAATCCGTTTTTCTTGGAATCTGCAATTTGACACACTTGGGAAATCTTCTTCCACATGTTATCAAATTCACTAGAGTTATCCTTAACCTTCATTTCATACAGGTTTTTAAGAGACGCGGCTTGATTGTAAGTCGATAGAGTTCCTAAAGCAAGAACCAAGGATAGCGCCAACATTGAAACCCCAGACACAATAAGAATTGATAGTTTATTCATAGTTTTAATTAAAATTTACCGATAGGCATATATTCAATAATAAAAGACATATCGTTATCGTCGGTAACCACTTCACCCAAATAATAAGCAAATCCATTAACCCCACACAACATTTTTTCTGAATCTCCCTGAGTAACAAAATATAAACGAGTGTTATTAAAACGAACGACAGTTCCCAGGGGTAAAGAATCAAGAGTTTTTCGGTTCATATTATTTGGATTATTATTTAACCATTTTCACTAATTCCGCAATCGCCGCATATTCTGGATTGAAAAATCCAGTTATAATAGTATTAAAGTTTACTACTAATATCATAATAGATATAACCATTCCTAACATAGACGCTAAATATCCAATATAAAAATTCTCTTTTGTATCGCTACTTACATATCTCCCATCTTCCGCTAGATTTATTAAAATATTAATCTTTTTATTAAAATGTTTTAACAAAGAAAAACAAAAAATAAATAAAATCAAAGCTATAAACAAATATGTTGTTGCTTGAATAACTTGCTGCCAAATAAAAATCGGCCAAAAATGGTCAACCGCCACCCCCGCCTTATCAGCAAGAGAAGAAAAAATAGATGTAATATTCGTTCCGATTTTATCGGAGGTAGATTGAAGAATCTGAAGTGTGTTTGTGTCCATAAAATTATGTTAAGCTGGGTTTGGAGCGGAGTCAATAGGATTTTGCGGTGTTTCTGGTTGCATTTCTACAATAACCTCAACATCATTCACCAATTTATGAATAAGAGTAAGAGCATTATTTGCCCAATCCAATTCTTCTACTTGGTGAGATAGTGGAACGTTTAATAAAGTTTTACTATCGAGCCAATGGGTAAATGTCTGAAACCAAGGTGTTTGTATGGGATTAACAGATAAATCATGTCCCTGATTACATATTTGGGTCAGCATCGCCATTACTTGTCCCCGGTGAGCCTCATTATTTTGGAACATTACAGAAAATCTCATATTATTGATTCAAAAAAAGCCTGCCCGTATAATTTTCGACTAGTCGAAACAGACCCTTTATTTTTTTGTTGTGGTTTATCTTGAAAAGTAAGAGTATTTGTTCCTTGAAGATTAGGAATTTTTTTAATTTTTAATGATTTAATGGAAAATGTAGGACTCCAATTAAAATGCCTAACTTGTAATCGGATATTTTTAATAACATCAGTCACGTCTCTAAAATCCGTAAAATAACCTCGTCTTTTATTATGTAGACAAAGAAGCCCATAAACAAAAGCAATATAACTTTTGGTCCCTTTAATATCCGCCTCAATATAAAACACTTTCATAAAGTTGGTGATGGGGGCGGGAATTGAACCCACCCAGACCTTAGAAACCCAAGCAAATCAAATGGTCTGATTACAGATATCATTTAACCTCTTCATTTGCGACTTGAGCTATCAATGGTCATTTCGCATAGCTATACGAAACGAACGGTTGATTCCGCCCTGGCAATCTGCCCCATCTTAAATTTTCTTAAATTATTCTTTTTTATCAGTGCTACCAAATCTACCTTCTCCCCTAAGAGACGGAGGAAGAACCTCTACAACCTCAAATGTTATCGGTAAAGTCTGTCTGGCAACCATCTGACAAATTTGTTCTCCACGTTGATAAATATTTTCAGGACGAATAATCCCATAAGTTCTAATACCCCCCGCTTCCTGAATTGTAATAAAATCTTCTGGTTGAAAAAGATAACGAAAACGCAACATCAATTCTCCCCGATAAGGAGCATCAATAAGACCAATAGAATTCGCCAATGACAAACGATATTTCGAAAGACTCGAACGAGGAAAAAGTTCAATATGAGTATCTTTATCTAGCGGAGCGATAAATAGCCCCGTTCCATACTCAATATAAGTAACGTATTTCCAGAGCTTCATACCGTCAATTGCCCTTTCAATAAATTCTCCTTTAATATTTGGCTCTGTAGTCGCCGTAATATCATATCCAACATCTTCCCCATTATGTTCAGCACATTGCGTCGGTAAAATCAAATTTTTTGTTTTTTTAATCAGTAGATTCATATTTGTTTAAAAGTTCTGGATTTTCAAAAGTGTTACCTTTAACTATAACACTTTTTTGTCTTCCTAAATGCCAAAAACCAATAGGAGAATAATGATTAAATCTCACAATAAATTCCCCATAAGAAAAAATAACCTCTCCCATTAGTTTAAGCCCATAATGGTCAACGACCATTTCTACGATATCCCCTTCGTAAATTTCTTTTTTGTTATTGTCTAGTAAACCAGTAAATTGCGTGATTGTCAAGTCATTTAGTTCTTCCAATTTATATTGTTTTATTAAATCAAAAACCGTTACCTCACCAATGATATGAAACCCAATGAAAGACGGCGGGAAGATTTTTTTGACAGCATCCCAAGCTCGAAATTTAAGAATTCTCATAATATTATATATCAAATTCTTGACCCTTGTCCACGAACCCGAGAAATCCATCTTCCGCGACAGTTCCAATTTTATCAGCATAATGATAAAGCCACATTTTTTTCTTAATGTCTAAGTCTAAGGTCTTTAAATCATCATAATGAGCATGAACGTGAGACTTAAATCTCATAGTTTCACAATCATGAAAAATTATATCTGCTTGATGATAAAATTCTCTTAATTGATATGGGGCGAATTGGGTATCAGTGGTGACAAACGCCTTTTTGCCATCGGGGTTTGTAATCATTAGCCCGAAACTATACCTGAACATATATCCAGACATTATATGAATGGTTTGGACTGGTCGAAACTTATAATATTCCCAAACAAATTCTCCATTCATTTGAACGGGAAGGCATTCAAAATAATCAGTTAAATTCATCAATCTTCCCTCTATTGTTTCCAAACCTCCTTTTAATGAAGCTTCCCACAATTCAGACATTAACTCTCGAATGGTAAACATTTTTATTTTAATAGAATTATTTAGTTCGTCTTTTTTTGGAACAAAATAATTCATTAACGCAAGCCATTCTAATCCTCCAATATGGTCCGCATGAAGATGGCTTATCCACAAAGAATCTATATCATTATGTTGAATTTTAAGTTCGTCTCTAAGAATATATGGGGCGGTCGTCCCACAATCAATCAAAAACTTTCTCCCATTATCAGCCGTAAGTAACATATTAGAGTTACCTTTACTAATAGGTGCAAACGCGCCACCAACTCCTAAAAATTTGATTTTCATAAATTTAATATTCTAAATTTTATTTCTCTCATGCGAAAACCTCTCCCAAATTAACAGTAGTACTCTCTTTAATAACCTTAATGGTTTGGTCTATATAATAAAAGATTTCGGGTAATCTAAGATGATAATTGCGGTTTCCCATTGCCCGAATTTCTATTCTTGAGGTTGCGTTTCTAATGGGAGTAAGATTATTTAAATTAATCGCAACAGATTTTTCCCCAAAAGCTGTAGATGAATTTCCACTAAAGAAATAATCAGTTGCACGTTCTTGAACATGCATATACCTATTACTTCTAATATATTCCCATAGTTTTAAAGCTGTCTTTTGCTTAAATTTAAAAGCCGCTGGAGATGAAGGTTTACAGTAATCATTTTTTTCCCTTTTGAATTTTTTGGCAATCTTCGCGAATAACCTATGCCTAGCCAGAAAGAAAGGATTAATTTTTTTATAAACCTCATTAGACACTGGCGATAAATTAACATGAAAGCCCGTGGAGCTATTAGTATAGCCAAATTCCTTAACCAAAGACAACACTTTATCTAAAACCACACAGGCTTCAACGGCTTTTAGCGGAGGAGTCTTAATCTCTGCCGAAAAATCGCAACCATTTCTTGGACGAATTGAACCATCATCACTAAATATAATTCCAGAGCAAATTTTTAGTAACCGTCTTTTTAATACTAAAATAGTAATTTTCCTCTCTTTAAAACAGGCTTCGACTTCAAAGCCCAAAAGGAAATCGTTTTGAAAAATAAATGGATATTGTTCTTTAGAGTTCATAAATCTTTACGTTACATGGTCCTGTATTCTTTAATATACTCCAATATTCTTTGGCATTCCTCTTTAGTAGTAAAGGAAAAATGAAAAGTCTGCCCACCCACGTCATAAAAAACGATAAAATGAGAATCCCCCATCTCATAACTGTAATATCTTACAATATTAGCGAGATTTATTTGTTGGTTTTGTATGGTGATGAATTTCATAAAATTATAGCTTGTATCGAAGTCTTTTTAGCAACTTTTTCTTTAAAAGTCTTTTAGCGACACGATTAAGGCTAACAACTTGCCCTTCTAATAGGTCTACCACATTACAATAAACATCAAAAGCAATTTTTTCTTCCCAATCTGGACATACCATAACATCTTCTGGGTCAACCATATCGTAAGAAATACCAGTAACCATATCTTCTATTGCTAATCGTCCATTTTGATTAATGTCATATATACAATAAACCTCATCAGAATCACGATAAGCTACCTTTTGACCAACCTTGAATTTTTGAGTTTTAGTTTTCATTTAAAAGTATCTGTTTATAGTATTAAGTAAAATTTGTTTAAGTTGCGGGGTAATTCTAAAATGGTCAGAGTTAAACTCTAACGATTTATGAATATTCCCATTTTTATTTCGTTTTGTCGCTGCCGCCCAATCAGCCAACATTTCAATAATGTCAACTAAATCCATATCATTAATTCCATTCGGCCAATGCTGTGGATGGTGACGATTTTTTGAATAGTGATGGTCAATTGCTGGCCTAACTGACTCTAGCAAGGCTTTGTATTCAGGGGAAGCAAATTCTACTTCTTTCAGCCGATGTTATTGCTCCTGAAAGACTTCTCGCTCTGGGCTTTGAAGCTTCGACGCATCATGAGTATCGCCACGGTCATATAAAAGATGAATAATTTTTAATATATTAGCCCGCACTGAGGCAATATGGTCGTTTACTTCTTGTTCGTAAGTTTGTTCTGATTGTTGCATATTTAAAAAGTATAATGTTTTTCTATTTTATAAGAATAATAAGGGGCATAAGCAGCAAATTTTTTGTAAGCTTCTAGTTCGTTTTTGATAAATTGTCTAGCTTCGTGTTGAGAATCAAAAGAGCTTAATTCGTTCCATTTATCGTATTTGCCCCCATAAACAACGTATCTAGTTTTCATATTTAAATATCTTTCATTCCGCAACAATGACAAATACGCCCGTCCCAAGCTGCCTCTCCGCATTGTTCGCAACAAGCTAAATCTAATTCTTCTTCTTTGTCAACTAAAATTTCCGAAATAGTTTTGTGACAAGTTTTACATTCTCCACCATCTGAATCATAGATACATTGGTGAGATGGGTTTGATTTTACCAATAATTCTTTATTCTCAAAAATATTTCCAATAACAAAAGCCCTATCATAAACGGCAGAAGTTAATCCTTGAATATCACTTTCAAAGTCCAAAGGCTGAATACCCCAGTGCCAAGTATCCCAAAGAATCTCATATCTATAAGGAGCGCCCTCAAGTTGAATAATGTCTCCCTCATATATTTCAACGCCGTTTTTATCTTTTAATCCTGTCCATTGTTGGATTATAAACTCTCCTTGCCAATATCCAAGATTGATTGTAGTAATAGGACGACCATCTTCTTGCACAAACTGATTGTGGGTTTTATCCCAAACTCTAAATTTAAATCTATTATTCATAATGATAACATAAATTGGGATTTTCAAATACATTTCCAATAACGACCAACGTAATTGTCTCTACGCATCTACCTACGTTGGTATTAATAAGTAATCCGCTAACGGTAAAGGCAGCAATTCTGTCATTATATTCTACTATCCAATTTGGATAAGTATTTCCGTGGGTAACGATATCTCCCTCATATATTTCGACTCCATTTTTATCTTTTAATCCAGTGTTCTGCTGGAACACCAAATCTTCAATTTTGTCATAATCTAATTTATTAACAGTTTGGTTGATATTAATATGTCCGCACCACTCATGTCCGTTCCAAACTCTAAATTTAGATTTTTTGTTCATATTGGTATGTCTCTAATATATTTTGGCAATTTAGTATTCCTATGAATAATTCTTTTTTTAGCATAAGCTATGCCGCACCATCCAGTAAATGCTCCATTTAAAAACAAATTAACAAATCCCATCGAACGAGGGGCATAATTTAATCCTTTTCTGTTTCCTCTCGTTGTCTCTCTATCAGTCATTTCTATAACTTCACAAATACCGAATATAGGTATTCTAACTAAAACGGGCCAGATTTTCATACTGCCACTTCTCCTTTAATAGCAGGATGGGGGTCATAACCAAGCAACTTAATATCCTCATATCTAAAATCAAATAACGATTTAACTTCTTCATTTAACCATAACTTAGGTAAGTCTTTCGGGCACCTAGAAAGTTGTAAATTTACTTGTTCTCTATGATTCTCATAAATATGCAAATCTCCATAAGTATGAATAAACTCATCGGGAACCATCCCTACTACATGAGCAACCATCGCCAGTAATAAAGAATAAGAACTAATATTAAATGGAACACCTAAAAAAGTATCACAACTGCGTTGGTAGAGTAATAGATTTAATTTGCGTCGAGGAACCCCGATATTATCCATATCCGTATCCAGTGTGGCATCGTTTCTACGGAACTGGTTTTTGTGACATTTCTTTTCCTCACACCAGTTGTATTTGGAAATGAGATTCCATCGTTCCTCTTGCGTCAGTTCCTCTGTATTAAAATGAAATAAACAATGACAAGGAGGCAACGCACAATGGTCTACCCAATAAGGATGCCATGCCGAGACAATCATTCGCCGGTCATCTGGATTGGTTTTGAGTTTATTTATTACTTTTTGAAGTTGGTCAACTGTCACCAATTCTCCTTTTCCCCATAATGTAGCAAAATTAACATCAGTTTCGACTTCTTCAATAAATCGTTCTTCTGTCCATGATGAACGCCATCTATTTCCCCCTAAATCTCCAGTAGGATTAACTTCAAAAGTATTCTCTGGATGGTCTTCTAAATAATTTTTATAACGATTATATGCAAATGTATGTGACCATTTAAATGTCGGAAATGCCCTCCACATACCGCCATAGGTTCCTTCCCCAAGTTCTCCCCATTGTTTAGCAAATTCGAAATTTTCTTTGATAAGTTGAATAAATTTTTCTTGTGGAATAACATTCTTTTCGTCAAAAGCAAAAGGAGGGGTCATTAGTGATTTTTTATATCGAGCATAGGCCCAATCGTCCCAAATATGAACATCATTATCAACCAAATACTTAATATTTGTATTGCCCTGAATGAACCAAAGTAATTCATGAACAATCCCTTTAAACCAAACCTTCTTGGTGGTTAGAATAGGAAACCCATCTTTAAAATTAAAACGGGCTTGTTCTCCGAATACTCCTATAGTATCGACGCCAGTTCTGTTCTTCTTAACCCGTCCATAATCCAAAATAGTATGGAGAAGACGATTATATTCTTTATCTACATGATTCATAATTAACTTTCTTCTATCCTCAACTTCGTCGTTGTTTTTTGATATCCGCCGTTAATATATTGATATCCAGTAACTTCTATAAGAATTTCTGGTCTATCAGGAACCTTAGACATTTGGACTACGCAATCATTAATAAGTATGCTTTTTATCAATCTTGCTCTTTCAGGAATAAACTCAAATGTTCGTTCAGACGGGCTCAAATTAAAAGACATACAAGGAAAACAATTACCCCAACCAGTTTCAGGGTCGTGAAAAGAAACAGTAGTTTTCATAGTTTATTTAAAGCCGAAGCTGTAATATTATTAATAACCCTTACTGAGTTATTCGTTTCTAATATTGCTATAGAAACGACTCCATTAATTTCATATCGAACAACCGTTCCATTAATCTGTTTTCCATCTATAACAAAAGATACATTATCTCCAGGCGAAATTCTTGATTGTCTCAACCATTCTTTTCTTTCTGGGTCATTATCTCTTTGATAAGCTAACATGAAAGCAATTAATGATAGTGTTAAAAAACATCCAAAAATAAATTTTCCCATAGTATTTAATTAAAATTTAATTTCCCACCATTTAAGTGCTAAACCAATCATCCATGCTAAAAACGCAATAGCAAAAAGCAAAACAATAAAAACAAATAAGTTGGGAAAAAGAAAAATAAATGACATTATTCCGATAATCGCCGCCATCAAAAACAAAAATCTAAAGATATTTTTAATGTTCATTTTCAATTAGTTTTAAAAGTTCTCTTGCGAATAAGATTTCTCCGTCTTCGCACCCGTAAGAATAAGCGTCATCAAAATTCCCACCTGACCAATCATAAGCGTTAAAATCTGGAACATCTATTCTGGCTTTCCGAGAAGCCACGTCCTTTAATTTAAGCAAAAGTTTTTCGTTCATAGTTGTTTAATAAGTAACTTTAAATTAGCGACTAAAGTTTCCCTCGAAATACCATTCATTAAATAGTCCACACACATTCCGATAATGGCTTCGATGTATTTCTTAAATTCTTGGTTTGTCATTTAATTTAAAGTGTTGAGAAAATCGTTAATCTCTTTGGGAGAGAGTTCTCCATGAGCCCTTCGGCACTCTTGGTCCTCGCATTCTCTATGAATGAACTCTGTATATGGTCGCTGTTCGTTTGGCCAATAAACGGGGTGAGGAATCTTGTCGGCACCGGGCAATCCACATAAACCGCAGATATCGTCGTTCATGTTCTATTGATAACAAAAATTTGAGTCGAGAGTCAAGAATCAATTTGAACAAGTTCAATTCCAAACTCCTTGGACAAAATTAAACTAAAATCATCTTTATCATAAATCTCTTGGAAAATCACCTGTTTAATCCCATAAGCAGCAATAGTTTGCATACAATTACGACATGGTAATAAATTACATGCCAATAACCAAATTTCGCCCGGTTTGCAATAAGATAAGGCATTTACTTCTGCATGAATAACCCTTTTTCGACGTTCGTCTCTATCCGACCAATCAATTTCTATTCCCCTTGGGGCACCATTATATCCTATTGCCGCCACACTTTTATCAAACCTTAAAACACAACATCCAGTTTTTTTATATGGGTCTTCGCTTCTTTCGCTGGCAGCTTTGGCTAATAATAAAGCATATTTTCCCCATGAAATTCTAGTAGATTTTACAAACATATTTGTCACAAATTCGGTTCTCTTGTGTAATTCATTCTATGAAACTATTAAGATTTAGTCAAGAAGAAATACAATTTCTCAAAGATAATTATCGTTCTCTCGGAAGAAAAAAATGTAGTATTCAATTAAATAGAACTCTCTCTTCTATTGCTAGTAAAATAAAAAAATTAAAAATTACCTGTTCTCCAGAAGAAATTCGTATTAGACAAGCGGCTCCTAAAAAAGAAGCTGGACAATATAAAATTAAAGAAAATCTATTTATAAAAGATTTTAATGTTCGTTCTGTTTATTTATTAGGATTAATATGGGCCGATGGATATTTACAAATTCAAAAACATTCAAGATTAAGATTGCAATTAATTGAAAATGATGCACGAAATATAGAACCCATTATTGATTCTACGGGAATATGGTCAAAAAATATTGTTTATTCTCAAAAAGGAAAAAAGAATTTACAATTTTCTTGTTCTAATCCTATTTTGTGTTCTTTTTTGAATGAACAAGATTATAAAAATAAATCTTTTTTATCTCCAGATAAAATTTTAGATATTATTCCAAAACACCTACATAAGTATTTTTTTCTTGGATATTTAGATGGAGATGGTTGTATTTTCGCCAAAGGAAAACATTTTGTTATTACTTTTACTTCTACTCACCAACAAAATTGGAATTTTTTAGAAAGATTGTGTCAAACATTAAAATGTAAATATTATATTAAAAGATATATAAGAAAAAATAAAAATAGTAAATATTCTTCTTTTTCAATTTATGGATATAAAAACTGTTTTGTTCTAGGAAATTACCTCTACGAACAGACCGAAAACATTTATCTACCAAGAAAGTATCAACAATTTCTCGCAATCCAAAACAAACAACTATCAAAAAAAACTAATTATGTTTGACATTGTTTTTGTATTTGTTTTAAAGTTTTTTCAACAGATTGAAGTTGTTCTAACATTTTAGCACTTTTTTTAATATAAGATTTTCCGCCTTTTAATTCAGCTATTTCGGATGAATGAGTTTTTATATCGCTTAATAAAATTTTTTCTGGGAAATTCAAAAAAAGCAACGCTTTAGTAACAAAATCAGAAATAATAATTCTTTTGTGTTTTAGATTTTTGGAGGGCATAAATTTTTAATAAAAGGAGAATATACATAATGACATAAATTATTGGCAATTTCTTCGTTAAAATGATTATCAATACTTCGACGCGAAAAAGAGACTTCTAATTGTTGTTCCGCTTCTTTTACATAATTATTTAATTGTTCTTTGGTATATTCGTGAGGATTAACTTTAATATTTAAAAGAAAGTTCCTAAAATCATAATCATATTCTTGAACATTAACGGGAAAAACATTGTAATCAAAATAATACTTTCCAGCCCAAGCTAATCTTAGCAACTGCGTAAAGTTTTTCGGGCTAAAGCCGAATTTGTCAATAGAATCTTTTCGTTTAGAACCTAGTCGGCCCGTTCTTTCCCCATTAGCTAATCTAAGCTCGCTTTGCATATAGCCCTTTAGAGCTTTATACAAAGTAGAACTTTCAATAAGACAATTTCTATATCGTCTAACCACTTCCCATTCATCAGAAACATTAATAAAATTATTAATAAACAACAACTCAATCATTTGAGTATTGGCTTGCCTAAGCAGCTTTAGGGCATGACGAAATTCAGTAAATACTTTATCCTCAGCAACTTGAGAAACTAGTATTTCATCTTTTTTTAAGCCCAAAAGGTGAGCAGTATCTGTATTAATAAAAACCCCTCGATAATCAGTATCGGAATTTTCTGTAGCCAAGCCATAAGAACGAGAGCCACCTAATACTTCTATTAATAATTTATGATTTACTGTTAACATATAAAAAGAAAGACAGATAATTGGTATCCTAATAATAAACGTAGGAAAGTCCTACCGAGCTTACCAATATCTGTCTTTATTAGTTACACAAGATTAAGTCGCAATACCAACTTGCGCCAAATATTCCGTAACCTTTTCCTGTGGAACTAGTTCCAATTCAGAAGGCTTAACAAAGCCGTTAAGTTTCTTATGGAAGGATACTAACCAAGTCCCATTGGGCTTAGGCATTCTTGCTCGAACTACCATACCTTTAAAACCATACAATCGGCCTGCTACTACATCAAAACGATGTTCTGGTTGCGTATGTTGAACTATAGAACGAGGAATAAACCGACCCGTTAAAGGACAACGTAATGAATGTCTCATGTCAGCAATACTAAAACTTAGTTGGAGAAAAGTCAAGAAATAGTGTAAGAAAAGTATATGTATATGGAGATTTTATCGCTGGCCGGTGGTGCTTTGTCCGGCTTCATATTTAAAATGCTCGCGCAAAATGCTCAAAACAGAGCCGATGAGCATAAAATGTTAATAGAAAGAATAGGTTCCCGAGACTCTTCTGCTGATAAGGCGTCTACTAGAGTTCCTAACTCTAAAGAGGGCAATTGGATTAGAAGAATATTAGTATTATCTATTCTTTTCGGGGTTATTCTCGCGCCATTTATATTGGCCGTTTTTGGGAAACCCGTTATTGTGGAAGTGAGTTCTCCGGTAAAAAGTTGGTTTTTCGGTCTATTTTCATCAGGAGGAAAACAGCATTTTTATGAATTATCTAGTTACTTATTAATACAAGAAGTAAGGGTTGCTCTTATGTCCTTGATAGGATTCTATTTTGGACAAAGTGCCGCCAGAACATCATAATATGAACAAGTTTTTATATTTTATTTTAATTATCGGTCTTCTTGTAGGATGTTCTTCTAACAAGGGAATTCCTCCAAAAAAGATATCTGGATTCAAACCCGCCGCTATCCAATCAATTACCCCCATCACAAATAAGAACATTAAACCAATATTCATTGTAAATGGAACTATCACTAATAAATTATCTCAACGACCAAATGATAAAAAGGGAGCAGAATTATTAAATAATAATAATAATACCCAAGAAATATCAAAAGGAGCAATTATACCCCCACTAGAAGTTCCACAAATATTTAAATTAAGTATTACGTCTTCTAATGTGTTAGTGGAAAAATGGTCTTCTAATCAAAATATCAATAAAAAAACATCCCAAGGATGTTTAAAGATAATTATATATTATCTTGTTGTAATAGTTATTGGACTTTTTGGATGGAAATACTATAAATTTTGGTTTGGCAAAAAAAAGTAAAAGTTATTTATTAGTAATTTCTTCAGGAACAAAAGAAATAATCTTTACGGGTTTACCCTTCATTTTAGCAACTTCAATGGTGTTTTTGGTCCCCCTAGATGTCCCATCCCAGAACGCGATGATGACATCCGAATGCTCCACAATCTGAGCATTGCGCTTGAAACCCGCCCCACGGTCAAACAGACCCGTTTCTGGGTCATTCCATAACGGGGGAAAAACCAAAAAGGGTACACCAAATTTTATAGCCCATTCCACAGCAAATGAATCTGCCCCATTAGCGTTCCCCGAAACAATCAATCTTATTTTCTTTTTATTGTCTGTTAAGACTTGAAAAAGACGGTCCTTATCTTTAAAGTTACGCCCGCCAACAACTGCTACTTTTTTTAATGTTTCTTTGGTTTCGTCGGACATGATTTTTCCTCCACAAGTTCGTATGGTAACATATTCTTTCTTGATAATAGAGTTAAACAAAAACAACAATAAAAATCTTGGTCGTTTTTAACCCCACAACATACTTTCCCACAAGAGGGACATAAATAAAGTCTTGGTTTTTCTCTCATAATTTTATTAAATAAAAAGAGGCTCCCTACGGAGCCTTGTAACTTAAAAATATCTATGGTCTGGATGTTTTGCATCCTTCACCAAAGCACAAAGAGGAATAGACTTAGGGGCAACGGGCTTTTTAAGCAACTTTAAACCAACCTCATGGTTTAACCTATCGCCCTTCTTTGAATTCACGTCTCGATGACAAGAGACAAGATTTTCCCAAGAATCCTTACCCCCTCTGGCGCGAGGAATAATATGGTCCTTTGAAAAAGTCCTATTAGTTAATTCAACCCCAGTATATTGACAGCGATTGCCGTCCCTATCTCGGATAGCTTTTGCCGTAGGTTGTTGGTCCTTCATTGGCATTTTAGTATAGTTAGGACAAATAACCACGGTTGGAACCCTAATCCGTTGGCGAACTCCACCAATAGTCATATCCCAATCTCGAATAGGTAACTGCAACCAAGTATCAAAATCTACTGGATAGAAATTAGGAGAAATGTCATAACGAGGTTGATTATCTTCCCCAATTTCATAAATGATATCTAATGCCAAATACGGAGAAGAACCGTGCTGCCCACCCATCATAGCAGAAAGAGCTTCCGCTACGGTGGAAAAACCTAATCGTTGGTAGTTCGCGTTGAGACGCAAACAAATAGGAGAATGTAATATTTCGGCCATAATATATCTATTCTACACGATATTGGGCTTTAGTCAACAGGAAAACATTCGTCGCATAAATATTGAGTATCATCTTGCCCAGTTTCTATTGCTGGCCCAGTTCTATAACTATCTAATTCATACCACCATAACCATCCGGCCCCCTGGCATTTAGAACAAGCAGGATTAGGAACCTTTTTGTGACCCCAATTAATTTCTTGATAGTTTTTATTAAAAGATTTAAAGTCTTTAACTCTATCTCGGTCGCCTTTTCCATTCATACAAAAGTCATTTTTTTACTCCCAACTTTTTCAATATCCTTGGCATAAATCATGGCCGTAAAACACCCTGACTGGTAAAAATTAATTTCTAATCCATTTTCATCATAGTCACGATTATCATCTAATTGTTTGGCTATGACATGATGCCCATCGGGATAAATATCATGTGGACCATGACCTGTTCCCCCTCCTGAGAATGACGTTTTAGTTACGACATAAGCACCAATAAACACAGAAGTATCAAAAGATAAAGCATTTGAAGCTTTGGGCGAGGCTGGTCTTAACACTTCCCCAACTTTTATGTCAGTAAGAGCTAATTCTTTACTGAAGGGACGATTAGAATAAACAAATCGTGATTGAATTTTAGCGTATACTGTCATTCCCCTTTTAATTAAAAAAACATCTCCAGTTTGTAAGTTTGTTTTCATATATTAAAGTAAGCTTTTATATTTTCGAACAAAAAGACTAATCACCGGCCAAAAAGGAATAAGTAACAATTTTACTTGTCTTTTGGTAACATAGATGTCCGTAAGAAGACCCATCATAACAGCCGCATACTGAAATACAAGTATCACTATTAATATCACAATAATAATTTCCATAAGTTTTAATATTTATCCTTTTACCCAAACTTTTTTAAGTTCTTGTTTTTTAGTTGATTTATTATATTGTTCATCTAAAGATATATTCAAATAAAAAATTTCAACTTCTTCGCCACTACTATAACAATGACTATCTCCACAACATACATGAGGAGCATCAATCATAATCCCCGCCTCCATTTCTGGGTCGAATTCTTTTAAAGAATTAAGAACATTCTGCAACTGGTCTATTACGTCTTTAACTTTCATAAATTATCCAAATAGTTTTTTATATTCTTCATCACACGATGAGCGCAAATTAAGAGGATGGTTCTCTTCCCATTCTCCGATATCTCTTTCTACAATATTTTTAACTTTAGAGTCTAAACAATCGTCCATTTCAATCATGTCAACAATATTCGTTGGTCCAATACCCTCATGGTCAATAACAAGAATTTCAACTTTATAAGCTTTCATAACCCCAAATACTCTTCGTTCTTCCAACGACAACTTATCTAAAGCTTTCTGTTTGACCCGTTGCCTAATTCCAGCGGCGTTTTCTTGTTTAATTCTTCGGGCATCTTCTTCATCGTGTTGAGCTATCCACTCTCGGGTTTCGACAGTTAATTCGTGAAGTTTTTTCAATCTTCGCAAAATTGTTCTCATATCACAAGCGGCCCTAGTTGCTTTATCAGCTTCTTGGCGTAAACCCCCATCATAATCATTAGGATAATCACATCGGCATGGCATAATTTTTTCTTTTTGTTTAATTTAATCAATCCGAATAAGTCTTGAACCTCCACCTGGACTAACCTCAACAGCCTTTTTAATGTCTTCTTCTGAAAGACCCCTTAAAGATTGGGCAATTTTCATAACTGTTCCATTACAAGGAAAATATCCCTTTTTGGTATATTTAAAAGCCCTCCTTAAAGAATCAACAACATTTCCCTCAAGTTTATTAACTCCAAGATGATTCCTTAAAGTAGAAATAATAGCTTCAGTAGTGGAATAAATTTGAGTTCCATTCCAAGCAAACTGACAAACAGTAAAATCAAAAGAATTAAATAAATCTTCTATCGAAGAATAATACTTAACCCTAATGCATTGAACCAACAAATCATCAAGAATAAAAGAGACAGCATTCTTATGTTCACTGATTTTTTTAAATCCCCTCTGTAAAAGTAATTGACAATAATTGTTAAACGCCTTCTCTGTTTCAAAAAAAACATCTACATCACTTAATTTCTCATTACCTTTAAACCAACCACGAATCGCCCCGCCAGCTATCCAACCAAATAACGATGAAGAGGGAATAGGAACAATATCGGGAATTTTTGGTCCTAACATCTGAAGTTCGTCAAGAGTAATAATAGTCATAAATAATAAAAAAATTTAAGAAAAAATAGCCGAGATTCTGTGTTCCTTGCGGTCATCTTACATTTATCTCACTTTACAGTGGGGATTTACTAATAATCCCTGCTCCAACCTCGCCAGACTTTGGCGTATAACTCACATACGGCTCTGGCTATTTAGGATTGCTTTGGATTTGTGGTATTAACGAGAATAAATTCTCTCCCAATCATCGAGTTAAAAAGTCTCGAACTTGTCCTCTATAATAGGGTTAGCCTATTACAGCGTAAGATTTTTTTCTTAAATTAAAATAGTTCTCCATATTTTATCAATTTTCCATTTACTTCTTTAAGCATATAACAATCAGCATATCCTAATTCATTTAACATTAAACGACTAGCAATATCTTCAGCTATATCTTTTTTAGAAGGACGGGACAACTGTTCTAAATATTCATCAGATACTTCTACATCTATAAGCATTTTAATATTCATAAAAATTAGAGTAGCTTTTGTTTTTTGCGGCGTTAGCCATGGTAGTGCTACTTATCCATCTACCGTAGTTTGGTCAATGTAGAGAAACCTTCGATGGCGTAGAATTTCCTCTGGTTTCTTTAGTTTGTTCTATTAGACACTTCTCAGCATCCGTCAATGACTCAAAGTGTTAATATATTCCGTTTTAACAACTACTCCGTGGCCTACGGATGACCAAATTGTTTAATACTTCCTCATAAAACTAACAACGTCATTATTAATATTTTTTATAAAGAAATATTTATGTTCTATCAAATATTTTTCAATTTCTGTCTTTGTAAGAAATCCCTGTGGCATACAACTATAGCTATGAAGCCCACAACGTCCAAGAAGCAAATAACAACCTTCATTCTTATCAGACCATTTTCCATGAACAATTAACATGGGTCCAGAGTCTACGGAGCGAAAAACATCCCCAGCTTCAAGGGCACCGACTTTTAATTGATAAACGGGTTTAATTAAACCTTGTTTTAGAGCTTTATCTAAATCGACCTCATAATCTTTGCCGTTAATCGTTAATTTAATATTAGGTTCCATATATTTGGTGTGATGTTCAAATCTTAACGCAAGTTTGCCCCGCTGTCAAGCACCCCTTTTGTTCCGAAATCTGGATGTTGACAAATTAAAACTTTAATATTTAACGATTGTCCAAAAACAGATTCGAGAATAGCCATAACAATATGCCAATCTCCACCACCCCTATTACATCCAATACCATAAGGGATAGCTAAAATTTTAACTTCTCCGCTATCTTTCTTTAAAATATTATTCCTAAGAGAAGTTAGTCCTTCAACCAAAGCGTTGTAATCAGTTTGTCTTTTCCCGCCCCCTAATTCAAATTGCCCATATAAATTAATAATATTAGACACCCCAGGAAATGAAAAATTATAAACTGCTGCATGGGAAAAGGTTCCAAGTTTAGATGGGTCGCCGTAAGAAGTTTTTTTATCAGCTTCGTAAGCTTCTGGAAACAGCTCTCGTATATCTTTAGCTATTCCCGCGCCCATAACATGAAAACAATTAGCTTGATGAATATGGGCATCTGCTTCTTGCTGAAAGAAGTCTATTACTTTTAATTCAATCATATAATAATTTTAAATTTGTCTAAAATAAGTTGCCTTAAACCATTAGAAAAAAACCTAATAAGAGTTTTAGTATCTACGCTAGGTGCAGAATTTAACTCTAGAAAATAGTAGTCTTTTCCTACTTTCAAAATATCTGCGGCTCCAGCATCTAACCCGATAGTTTTAGCCGCGTCAAGTGTTTGTTGGGAAATTTTTGAGTCAAATTTAAATCTATAACTGTATCCCCAATTACTTCTACAAGGAAAAGATTTATGGTCTTCTGGTGTTAATGGAACTCGTTGAGCCACAAATGTTTGCTCTCCGCAAAACCAAACTCGATATTCTTCATCTGTTTCCAAGAACTGAGTCGCATAGTATCCACCTAAAACTTCAAATGGACCATTAATAATACTAAATTCATTTCCCGCTGTATGTGTATATGGGCGAATTACAGCTTTTATTCCCTTTGGGACCATTTTATAATAAATGGTAGGAGTTTTTACTATATGAGATAATCTTTTAAGAGCCTCTAATTTATCGCAATTTAAAGAAATATTTGATGCTGGATTAATTACCATGTCGAATTCTCCCCCGCGAGTTAAATAAGAATTTCCCCATCGAACCACAACAACATCCCTTTGGACATTTTTTGCAGACCTAGTAACAGGAAAGCCAATTTGTTTAGCGGACTCGAATTCGCTTTTAATTGTAAGGATATTAATCTTCATACCAGTGAGGTCGATTGATAATAGGAGTACTCGTTCCAATAGGACTTGAAGAATATTGAGACATCACAGAATTCTGTCCAGCCGTATTAGGGATATAAGGTTTATATGGAGTATATGGCAATGCAGAATAAACTTTATTTTGTTTACCACCCAATCTATACCATTTCCCACCTTCTGCAAACGGACTTGGCTTGATTTTTTGCTTAACAAACTTGCCATGTCTATTATAGCGATACCAACCCTCTTCTACCTCGGAACTCTTTTTATATTCTCCAAAAGGGAATACTGATGCGAAAGCAAAACTTTTATCGCTACGAGGCCAAATTTCCAAATCGCCACTTGTTTTAACAATATCTAGGGTGCCATTTTTATGTAGAGCCATAAAAACTCCAGCATGGTCTAATACTTGAGAAAACTTCTTTGGCCCGATAGTCTTTAAAAGATGACCGGCAACTTCACTATCTGTTTCCCCCTCCATTTTTCCGACAAACTTTTGTAAAAGAACCTTAGACACACCATAATCAGACCATATACCATTATGGACAACAGCCATATCTCCGATAATAAACGGATGAGTATTTCTATCAGCATTACAGCCATGGGAAGCCGCCCGAAGATGAGCAAGCGTCCATCCATTGTAAGGCATGTGAGACAGAAAAGGATATTGTTCCTTTTCAAGTAGCTGGGTTAGCGAAAATGGGAATTTTTCAACTTTAAATTCTCCATCTGGTTGAATAAAAACAGAGCCAACTCCGTCTTTATTCATATTTTCGAAATCTAACAGTATTTTAATTGCCCGTTCACGGGAGAACAGCGGCGGAAAAGCGGCGAGGCGACACATAATTTATTTTTTAGTAGGTAATGGTAACGTAAAATTTTGAAAATCGACTTCTGTAGTTTTTTTGTCCAAAAATAGAATAATAGTTTCTAAAATAGCTGTCGCTAATGGAATATTTTGTCTTAGTTCGTATCCAAGACCAATATAATATTTTCCATAATAGCGGTCGTTTTTGTATATGTCAATAGAAATTCCGTATTTTTTAAAAAAATCAACGATAATTTTAAGATATTCTGGATGGTCAAAATTATGATATGCAGCGAAACAAATCTTAACATCCCAATTAATTTCTTCCTTTTCTGGTTTTTTAATTCCAAATACTCGGTAATCAAATTGAATTGAATTATTTGATAAACGGCAGTTGTCTCGTATTTGTTGTAGATTAATATCTTTTTTAAAAGTTATCATAAAATTATGTCGGTGTTGAAATAAGAGAATCTGAATACCTTTTCCAAACATCTTCCAAAGAAGGAATTTTTACTTCGTCTTTATATAGACCCCAAGACTTTTTCATGTCATCGGTATTCCAAGATAATTTTTTGGAAATCAGCAAAGGAAATAATTCAAGATACTTTTGATATAATGGATATAATTCCATCTTTTGGATTTTAGGCCAAAGTTCAAAGAATAGTTTTGTCAATTGTGTTCTATTTACGGTATTTAAATAAACCAAAAACATACTATCTGGAGAATACTTCTGAAAAAAAGGCGATTGGCTAGCTTTAACAATTTTAAATAATTCATAACCAACAACCTTAGATAAACATAATGCTGCTGCCGCTGCATACGGAGAAGATAACCAACTACTTGGACTTCTAAATTCTAATCCATGTAATTGAATCCTATAATCTAAACCCTGCCCATAATGGCGGCGACGAAAACGAGCATCTTTTGATTTTTCAACCAAGGTGCAAGGAATTCCCACAAAAAACGCCAAATTAAACATAAAAAAGTCTATATTTAGAGGAAAATTACCCTGCCACGCTTGATAATCATCTCCTTCTTTTTCAAAACCAAAATGAATATGTCCACCTAAAGTCTCTCGATTAATTCTTGACCCGGCTTTCCAAATATAATCTTGTAAAATCGGTCGAGTATTAGCGAAAGAAAGAAGAATTTCTCTAATTCTATTTACTACTACTAGAGGATTTTCATCTGGTTCTGGACGTAATTCAAGAATCCTCCCACATCCATCTGTTCCCATCAACCCAACATTATGAGAATCATCTTCGCTAAAAAATCTGGCCAATGCTGTAGAATGAGTCGTTGTGTGGGGCAAACAAAGAGCAAACTCTGGGTCAGCACCTAACTTAAAATTTTTAAAATCTCTCTCACTCATAAAATTATGTATTAGATGGGATAATAAAATCATCAAGGGTGAGAACTGGAATAGAACTAATTGGTTCTCCAGAGCTTATCTGTAATACTCTATTAGTTAGAGTACAATATACATCTTTTTGTGAGGCTTGAACATTTAAAGCTCGAATAATCCCGGCTGGGACTTGAATAAAAAAGGTTTTATTTTTGCGAATTAATTTTGTTTTTCGCGGAACGTCTAATGCTGTAGTTTTTGGCATACAACAAGCATAGAGGACTTTTGTTTTTGAGTCAAGAGTCAAAAATCAAAAAGGAACGTCCTGTTCGTCATATTGAATACCCTCTAATTCTAGTCTGTCTATTTTATCTAATAAATTTTGTTGACGTTCTTCAAGCCAATTATCAATCAATGCTCCCCTTTTAGTTTGAATATCAAGAAACTTACCAATAAATAAATGATTATACGATTCAGCAATATAGTTTCTAAGTTCTCCAAAACTCAAATCTTCATCAAGACTTTGAGCTTCTAATGGTGTAGAGTTTACTATTTCTATTTTAAGATTTTGACAATCATCACAAATTTTAAAACTACAACCCTTATGGTCCCAAACACCATGATGGTAATGGTAAAGTTCTCCTACTTTAATAACCCCATGACACTCATAACATTTATGTGTTTTCCTAGCTTTACGCAATTTACAAAGATAAACCTGTGGATATTCTGCGTCCATATTTTATTTTTCTCCGTGATGGTCTATTGGCTTAAATGTTTTTTTGGACATTATTTTCTTTACTTGTTCAAAAGAAATGGGGGTAAAATTATGGCAATCAACTCCTACGTCGATAGCTAAAGCATTTGGGTCGTCTGGAAGAGAATTGTGACTATGACCATAAAGATTATAAGCCCCGTGATGACTCTTATTCCAAACCCTCATAGAATAATGACACAAAGTAATATCTTGCCCCTCTACTTTTATCTCATGATATGTATCATAAGCGGCATAAAATTTTCGTCTATTTGCCCAAGCAAGACGGTCATGGTTACCTTTTATAAAAACAATTAAACCTCTTAAGCGACGAAAGACGATATCAAAATGATAATCCTCTCGCCCAAAACAGAAATCGCCCAAATGATAAACTAAATCTCCATCTTTCACGACGTTATTCCAATTATTAATAATGGTTTCGTTCATTTCTACTGTATTAGAAAATGGACGATTGCAATAACGGCAAATATTAAAATGGTGAAAATGGGTATCGGCAGTAAAAAAAGTACTCATACAATCCCAGACCAATAATGAACTCCAGTATAAGAAACCTTGGGTAAATAAATTCCAGATGGAGAACTAGAAGTAGGGCTAGAAGTAGGAATACTATTTTCTTTAAATTTCCGCACATAAGATGGCTCTGCCTTTGGCACAACCTTGGCGGCGAAAGCTCCAACTAAACCGGCACCTAAACGGGTTAAAAAAGCACGTCTTTGCATAATTTTATATTTTTTCGTATCGAGGAACAATTACAATGGGGACACCAGGGAAGTTAGTCTTAACAAACGCCTCTCCTGAATTTTTTGCGACATCTAATTTTAGCATCGCATTTTGAGAGGTAACGTTTGGCATAGCAGAAGGTAAATCTGTGCTTAAACACACGACATCCCAACCCTCAGATAAGACAATTGTTGCTTTGGTGATATTCATACGAAGACTATATTGAACTTTTGGAAGACAGTCAAGAAGAAAAAAATATTAAAATGGCGGAAAACATCAGTCCTGCCCTGAACCCCTCTTGTTAGACGGGCCATCCCGTTTCCAGCGGGAGAAGCCACTTTGGCTTTTTATTTTCCACATCTTCTCTTAAACGATTCTCTATATCATTATATGAAAAAACATCGCAATATCTAAGACCATGATAATCTCGATTTGCATTTTTTCCCAATTTAAAAACCACTGTTGGTCATACCAATTCATGTATTACTATTACACTTTTTCGGCTGTTGAAGGGATTGCACCCTCGCGCCCAAAGGGACGGCTTCAGTTTTCGAGACTGACCTATTACTACTCTAGCAAACAGCCCTAACTGCTTTTCTTGGATTCGTGACAAGAACAGTCGCAACTCTTCTTAGAACACCAATTAAATTTCTTTTTTAGCCAAACTAAAAGTCCAGCACAAAAAATTGGAATTCCTATACAAAAAATTCCACCATCAATACAAGATATCATTATTTTTCCCCTTTAGAACATTTACCACATAAAAATTGTGAGCCATTCCACCATAATAACAACAAAGGATAAATATCGTGACAACATTCGCATTCTTGCAAAAGGTCATAATTCCCTATATTGTCGTATCCATCCCACATATTATAGTTTATTAAATTAATTCCCTAAGATAACGTTTAATTTCAATACGAGCGGGTTTATTAGCTTTGGCATATTGCTTTTTAGAAGCTCTAATAGCAGTATGAAGCTTGTCTTCTGGAAGTTCTGAAGATTCTCGTAATGCTTTTCTAATGAGTTTTGCTGTTTTTGCGTTCATAAAAGTTTAACTATTTTTTATATATTTTTCTAATTCTTTATCGGGTAAATTTTTTCTCATTTCGACACATTGAGGATTTGAAGAAGAACATCTACCGCCAAATTTTAAGCATTCATAAAAATAAGAGCCTTTTAAATTCATTAATTCTTGTCTAGTAGATTTTGGGGCCAATTCTGGATATTTTTTAAACGATACAAATTTACCAAGCTCTAAATTTCCAACTTTTTTACATTCTACAAATTGAATACTATAACGTCTCATATTAAATTCCAGTAAAAGTGTCTTTTTTCTTTTTTTTAAACCACTCTTCTACTTCTAACCACAAAGCCACTACAATTAGTAGAACTAATATAAAAAAATCTTTTATGGTTCTCATTGGAGCCCTAAGATGGTATCGCGCCATCGTCTCTTGAATACCAATCAAGAATAATGCTTTTATACTATTAGGGCATAAACAAAATATTTGAGCCCCGTCCCAGAATTGCACTGAGATTTCTTCCTTACGAGGGAAGCACATCTCTATTTATGTTTACGGGGCTTAGACCCATTATAAAATGGGCGGGTTCTGGCCAAATTTAAGCGGTTACTAATTGAGAATTCTTATATTCTTCTCCGCACTTATCACAAACAACAACTGGTTGAAATCCAATTTCTTCTCGGCCCGTGCCACTCAATAGGGCCGAAACCTTACGAATTGTCAATACTTGTTTAAAGTATCCATGTCCACACTTACACATAACTTGTGTCGTTTGAGACATAGGAATACTGCGAGGACTTAGGTCTGATGCGTTCATATTTTTAATTTAAAAAGAAAATTCCGACTAAACAAAATAAAACACCAATACCTAAATAAGCAAATAGCTTACATAGCATTTTAAAGTTTTTGGCATTTGCTTGTTCTTCAACGTATAAATTATCCCAAGAGGTTTCTTCCTGTTTAAGGACAGGAGATTTAAGGTCAATTTCTTGATTTTCCATATAGGTTATATTAAATTAGAGTTGCTGGTTTGTCAAACAAAAATTGGTGTTCGCGGTTGGATTTGCACCAACCTAATCTATCTACGATTACTTTTTTAGGAAAAAAGGTCGATACGCGAACAAAAAATTATAAATTAACATCCATAATTGCTATCTTCTGGAGGAATAATTAATGGTTCCAGTTTAAGGGTTTTCTTAAGAAGGTTCTTCTTAATAAGGACGCTTAAAGCTTTTGCTCTTAGATTAAATTCTCTTTGAGATTCTTTTCTTTTCTGACCTGCAAATTTTTTTGTTTTTCTTTCTTTTTTATTAAATTGACCTTGATGACCAATTCTCCATTTATCTCCAAGAGATTCTAATGGTTCACGACAAATAGGACATAACCCATAACCCTTACGGCTATATTTATGCTTTTCGCAAACGTAATTTAAGTTTCTATTTCCAAACATACAATTTCATTTAATTAATTTATATTTACTCTTAAGAAAATCAATACGAGTGGAATATTTAGAACTCTCAATAATTGGATTTCCTTCTATCTTCAGAAAGATATAACGGACTTCTGTTCTATCTTTATTTATAGCAACAATTTTAATGAAGGTATCTCCCCAATCTTTGTCTACTAATTCGTCACCAACAGAAATATTGGGACAACAGGATTTAGAAATAATACTCTTTCCGTTAACAACAAAATTCCAAAATCTAGTAAAAATATTATTCATAATATATAAATTGGTAGGATAGGAGGGATTCGAACCCTCATTAGTCCATTATGCACACATTGTTTAGAAGACAAGGCCATTACTATCCCATTAAATTATTTAATTACTTTAAACTTTTATCGTCCTTTTCTGGGAGGATAAAAAAATATAGAGCTTTTACAAACCTCACAGGTTTCTCTTGCGAAATCTCCATCTCTCTGGCATGACTCTATTTTCAGTTCCCGTTGAAAAGCTTCAAAACGAGAGAAACAATTAGGACAAGTACTAATCCAAATTTCTTCTGAAGGAGGATTGCCTCTAAAAACACATTTCATATTAAATTTTTTTCTCTATTTTCACCACCAAAAATTCTATATCTTTAGCAAAATGAAGAGTCTCCTGTTTATTTCTTCTCGCATCACGAATAGCTAATTTTTTATTTTTCCAGTTACTTGATTGAATATGCCAAGTAATAGGAAAATCTTCTCTGTTTCTCCAAAAAATTGTATAATTGATGGTAGATTTCATTTTAAATAATTCAGTTTTTTTTAATTTGATTTCGAGTTTTTAACACCCAGGCTGTCTCGACGATAGTATAACCATCTTGGTCACATACGCTATCCCATTCTCCAATAGATATAAGATAATCTTTCGCCTGTTGATAAGTTAGACCTTTTTCTTTTTCGAAGTCACTAATTTTCATTCAGAAATGGAGTCCGCTATAGGAATCGCACCTATCAACCCTCGTTTTGCAGACGCGGTGTTTCACTAGCCACACCAGCGGACATTTTTATTCTTCATTAAAAGTCTTATCTTGGCATTCCTGGCAAAGGCCCGAAATCCTCGCCTCCTTACGGCTTAGAGTATCTCGAAAAGGCCCATAAGGCTTTCGGCAGATTGGACAGACTTCTTTCCCGATGCTTTCCTGCCTATTTACACCAAAAATTTGGGTCAAAAGTTTATCAATTGCTGGATTTTTCTCTGTCGGTTTCATAATATTCTTTAAATTAATTAGTTATTTTATCCGCCAAAGTTCTAAGAGCACCAGAAAGAGCAATTAAATCTTGCTTACGAACAGTATTAAGACAGAACGTAGATGCTACTGTTGAATCAGTTCGTTGCGTGACATCAAAAACCAAACTATGATAACAAAAATTTTTCATCTTGTTCTTCTTAAGAGTAAGAAAGACTACTGAATTATAGCTATTAATTACTACAGATACAGATTGTCGTTTCATAATCTTACTTTACTCCTGTTTTGGCTGCTCGTCAAGCCATTTTGCAATCACATCACAATGACACGACACTTCTTTATCGGCACGTTTACAATAACAGCCTAATTTTTCATCTTTTAAAGTTAAAACTAAATCATAAAACCTTTTATCTTTAAGACAAAAATTAAACCATTTAGCAAATTTATTAATAACTTCTTCTCTTGTCCCATCTCTACCGATTTCAAAAGGATTACCAAATATAGAACCCCTTCCACAGTACTCATAAGGAGTTTCTGAATAAGCTCTTATATTAATTACTTTTGTCATATATATTTGCAAACGGGGAGATTTGCACTCCCACGCTTTTTAAAGCCTAAGATTCTCGGTCTTAGATGTCTGCTCTTTCATCACGTTTGCTCTATTTCTTACTCCATAATTAGAGGTTTGAGCATGACAATTACAGCATAAAAGTTGAATATTGAATAATCTATTATCCTTATTATCTCCATTGATATGATGTAATTCCAAAGGAATATATAATGTATTCCATTTAACCCGACCACATTTTTCGCATTGATGTTTTTTTAAACCCTCTTGAATCAATCTTTTTTTTAAACAATGACTACTAATTTTTATGCAATCTTTTACAAGAAAATATTCAATGGGTTTTCTGGTTGGAGCCCTTTTACCTCTCCAGATAGCTTGACCCAAAAAATGAGGTGCTTTTATTAAAAACTCTTCGGCCCTTTCTTTTATTCTTAAATAATTATGACTGTCTGGATACAATCCCAATTTAATACATACACTTCTCCAAGATTCTGAATTTTGAATCACAATATTTAATGTTTGAAAATCAATTTGTTTTATCTTACCCATACTGTCTAATAGTTACACGAAACAGTATGAATTGGGAATTTTCCCTATCTAAAAATTTGCGGGGTCTGAGATTTGAACCTCAGTCCAGAGTGACAAGCTCTCTTGTATACCCTACTCGCCTTTCGGTTCTTCAGGGCCGCTCCCCCGCGTCAGTAACCTCGGTAACAAACCGTTAAGTGTAACGGCCATTTTAAATCAGGTTTTAATCCTAATTCAGTTCTTATATGTTGAATAAAAGGACATTCCACTAATAACCAAAAATACTCTCCTAAAAAGAAATATTCATGGTCAGTCTTAATATCAGAGAAATATTTAAATTCAATTACTTTTCCTTCATATTTACCCCATAAAGGATGTTGATTAATTCCCCTTTCGTGTTTTCCAGGAAGAATCGTAACGTGGCTTCCGTGGTAAGAGGTAGAAGTTTTCTTGCCGATAAATCTTTCTACCCAAAATCTATAGTAATTAGCAATAGAATGAGGACATTCTAAAATTATCCAATCATTCTTATATCTAATAACGCCTTTGGCGAAATAAAATTTTTCTTTCATAATTCAATCCTTTCTGTTTTTTTCACCAGATAAGTGAACGGTTCTACACTAAAACGTATTTGTTTTGTCGTCAAGGACTTTCCAAAACTAACGGCCCTATCACTTCACGACAATCATTAGATAATCTTAATTCTTTTATTCTTTTTAAACACTCTTTTTTAAAAGAAAATCTTTCAAACCGAACATCCCAATGTCCTTCCATTTGATTATACTCAAAATATTCTTCGTAAATAATAAAATACATAAATTTGGTAGTCCCGAACGGTCTTGCGCCGATACTTGCGAATTTTTGAAATTCGTGCCTCTGCTTTGGGCTACGGGACCATTTAATCTAAATTTTCTGGTTTAACTGGCCAACCAATACTTAAAAAGGATTCTAATTGCTCTCCCGCATTATATTTCCACTTAGGAGGTTCATCACAAATAGCGGAACAAAAATCCATTAATTGATACGCTGGAAGAGAAACTATTTGATGGATATCACTACCTAAAACTTTAGCCCCAATCTTATAAGCTATTTTTTCGGCGTCTTCTAAAGATTGAGCGGGCAAATGGAAAGCATATTTCCGATTTTCAATATCATATTCAAGTAAATACAATTTCACCATATTAATTTTTTAATTCAAATTCAAGTTTAGTTAAAGTTTTCAAATTTAAATCTTTTTTCTTACATTCTTCACATCCATTTTTAACAAAGATTTCTGTTTTGTCTTTTGATGGACAACGGCATTGTTCTAACACTTTACCGCAACTACATTTTTTTATATAATGCATAGAGATTATTTTCCAATTGGCATAAACTCAATCACAAAATCTGTATAATCATCAGGCAATAGCAAAATATTTCCATTGGATGTTACAATTGATTTACCAGAACGAGGATTTGCCCATGTTCCACCACCCTCACGAACAAAACAGTAAGTGTTATCTACTTTAACTACAGAACCAATAGGTAAAGCTAAAATATTTTTCATAAATGGTGAGATTAGAGGGCATTGCACCCTCGTTTACTGCTTGAGAAACAGTAGTCCTATTCTTCTTAGACGATAATCTCATTTTAAGAACTACATACTAAACTACTAATTTTAGCTATAACAGCGGCATCAATATAGTCTGTATACTTTGATGTTATAGTTGTATAAAAACAATCGCTATTATCTATTTTTAGTATTCCGGTGCTGTCAATTGGCGGTAATGGGCTTCCGACAATAGTATTTTGGGTTAAAGTATTTAAACGATTTAACTCTACTTTTTCAGCTTCTCCACTACTTACCCATAGACTAAAAAGCGAAAAACACTCAGGACAAACATTCAAAACTTCTTCTTTGGGTTTTTTAAGTTGAATAGCTTCGTTTTCGTTTTCTATTCTTGATTGGCAAAAAAAGCATTCCATAGTTAAAGATTAACCTGGAGTTGTTTGATTGTCAAGAAAATTGGTGGCAGGCTGGGGATTCGCACCCCACCGAATTCCTTATGAGAGAACTCTGGCCGCTAGACCGCTTGCCAAAAATAAGTGTAATATATTGTGAATTGAGATTTGAAATAGCTATAATTTTTAGCCTCCTTATGTGCCCCTTGGAAGGGAGCTTCTGGTTTCCAGTCTCAATTCACCATAAGGACGGCTATGATTAATAATATGAAAAAATGTTCTAAATGTCAGCAATTAAAAAATAAATCTTTTTTTTGTAAAAATAAACGAGCAAAAGATGGACTTTTTTCCCACTGTAGAGACTGCCGAATAATTTATTATAAATCAATAACTACTATTAAAAAAGAAAAAATTAAAATTCGTCATAATATTCGAATGAACGAACGATTTGATAATCCAATAGAAGTAAGAAAAATTCGTTTAAAAACCTTATTAATTATATCAAGATATAGAGCTAAAAAAAGAAATTTACCATTCGATTTAGATAAAGACTGGCTAGATAAAAATACCCCCGATACTTGTCCAGCTTTAGGTATTCCTCTTATTTTTAATCCTAGATATGGAAACCATTCTTTTAATTGCCCATCAATAGATAGAATAGATAACTCAAAAGGATATACTAAAGATAATTGTGTTGTTGTATCAAAAAAAGCTAATACTATTAAAAATATGTCTACTATATCCGAATTAAAAATGGTCGCTGATTTTTATTCCAAATTTTGAAGATTATTTATATCTTTTTCTTAAAAAGTTTAATAGACAACGTTCATCGCAAAAATTATATTGCTTGGTTTCCCCAGTGTCAATACCTGTTTCTAATGTAGCATCAATAGCTGGATTGGGTTTTTCTCCCTGTTCTTTTGTTTTCTTGGGTTTTGACGAATCAATAGACATTTTACATTCGTCGCATTGAATTACCTTTTTCGCTATAACAGAAGGAATATCTAATAACCAAATTCCCTGCTTTTTAAATGTTTCGTCTATTAATGGCATATATTGTCTATTACACAAAAAAACGTGTAATTTATATTAACCTTAAAATTTTATGCCAGAAATTACTTTTACAATCACCCAAAATCGTTTTGATAAGATTCAAAATGCAATGACATCTTACGCCGAATATAATCCTTTAGACCCAGCGGTAGACGAAAATGACTTTGCCAAAAAGGCTTTTTTGGCTATGCTGCAAGTTTATTTAAATAGGCATCGCCAAACCCGTATTGAAACGGTTAAAACTCAACTTTCTGAATGCTCAGATGCTACCTGGACTCAAATCACTGGTATTTTAGGATAATACCATACTATAACTAACGGGGGGAACATTTAATTTAATGTCCTTTTGCTGGGAAGACGCACATCCAGATAATAAAACAATTACAACTAATAGTATTAATAATTTCATATTTTAAAATTTAATAAAATAACAAGACTCTATCTCTTCTTTGGTGAGAATTACTATCTTACAAGTTTGGGGCTCGTAAAAGCCTATTTTTACTTTTTCTTGTTCTCTATATAAAAAAATATTTATAGCATGTCCCTGCAATTCTTTAGTCTCATAAAGAAACTCCCCAAAAGATAAAGCCGTATTTTTTAATTTATTAGGAGTATTATGGTGAAGATATTGGGCAAAAAAAGCAGAAAATCTTGCGAAATCATCACAATCATTTTCTTCAGCAGTCCAATTAGAACTTGCTAATTGTTGTTTAAAACTAAAAAATGAGTCAGAAAAAGCTCCAGCCACCCAATTTTTACTTGGAACAGCGTAATTTCTGTCAGAATACATTGATAGAGAAGGAATAATACCATTAGTGGCAAGATGAATTCTAATTTCTTGTCCAGTCATCTTAAACGTCGAAACTGGATGATTATCTTGTTTTGAACAACCAAATAGTAATAAAACACTTAAAATTATAACCGCTAATATACTCTTACCGATATTCATGACTATATTTACACAAAAAAGCCAGCTAAAAAGCTGGCTCGTGTTTAATATTCAAACTTAATTTTCAGGTTTTATCCCCCAGTTCGTTTTGAGAAGTTCATTTTCAATTACTTGGAAATCCAATGTCTCTCCACCAACTAGCATTGGATGAATGTAAATGTTTGGATGACCATTTTCATCTATATGAGAAACCCTAATGGAATGGTCTATTACATTATTTTTGTAATTTATTTTTAAATAATCTTCGAGGTTCATAAAAATTATTTTAATACAATAAGTAAAGTTCCTGGCACAAGATTTCTGTTCACAGAAGTACTTTGTATAAAGATATTATACTTATCATGACTTGCTGGCGAGACTTTAACCTCGTAGTCTGGTAAACCAAGAAGTTGCCGAGCGTTAGCTCCAGAATAGACTTTACCAGTTGTCTTTTCCTGAACTAGAATTTGTTTATAATTTTGAACGCTTTCAGGTTTAGTAAGCTGAAAATAAGCAGAACCCTTTCGATAGGGTCGAGAAGTCCAACTTTCTACAAACGGCTGAATAACCGCTTTCCTCTGAACAGGGAAAACCTCAAAATCATTTATAGGTAATTCATCGAGAGTCACTTTTACAGCTTTCGTATTTAAAGTATTAGTATTTAATTGGAAAAGACTCTTTGTGGAACGAATACCTTGGGAACGACCCAACATATAATTATCAGTTGCAGTCCTAATAACTTCTCCTACTTTAGTAACTCCATCAGAAGTAGTAGACCAAATTTGAGTGTTCTCCAATGGGAATCCATAAGAAGTAGCATATCTTCGTCCCGAAGGGTCAGGAACTAAACACGCGAAAGTCCAATTATCCTTAGACGTTTCAATCATTAATTTAAGCTTTTCGGGAGAATTTTTGCTACTATTTTCTTGACCATCAGTTAAAACATAAACTAAAAATGCATGGTCGGCATAGATTTCAGGAGTAAGACTTAAATCATCTGAAGCTTTAATTGTGGCATCAATAAGCGCCGTATTACCTGTTGCCAAATAATGCTTGGCGATACTTGGTAATCTCATAACATCCATGTCATAAAGAAGGCAAGTGATGTCCTGATTAAACAAATAAACAGAAACTCTCGTTTCCTGATTCATCTCTTTGGAACGAGTCGCAAGGTGAGAAATTTGTTCATCGAATACCTTAACTACTTCACGAGAAAGTCCTCTCATAGAACCACTCTTATCAATGACAAATACAATATGATTAATATAATTTTGAATTAAACTCATGACTTATGATATGTAAAATTTTCCAAAAAATCAAGTAAAATTTTCCAAAAAATTGGTGGGTTGACGGGGAATCGCACCCCGTTCCGAGACTTTAAGAGAGTCCGCTTCACTATCAAAGTTTTCAACCCATAATTACTAAAAAGGTGGCCGGGCTAGCTCGTCATTATTACAGACGCCGACCATAAATTAATTTTAATAAATTGCGGGTGAGATTTTACTCACAACAGTTTTCAGGGCTGGTTAGGCTATATACTGCACCCAAACAGTTACGTCACACAATTCATAAAACCATTCCTCATAACCAATTAAGGAACACGTTTGTATGCACCATGGCTCTCTTTCAGACCATGCCATAACTATCTGTCCATCTAATTCTGGCACCGCAAAATTATTTAATCCAATAATTAAAAATCTTTATCTACGACAGCAATCTTTAGTTTATTGCCAGTAGCCATTTTCACTAAATCATTAACGGTCTTTAATAAATTATTTAAATCTTTATCGTCTTTAATTAGCTGGGTCACCCAACCCTCTCCGGTTGGTAACTCGCACCATACAAAACAAGCCCCTTTTTGTTCTCCAGCAAACTTTAAGATTCCACTTTTCTCTATTAATTCAATCATTTCTGATTGGACATCTGGAAGTTTATCTGTGTTAACTAATTTTTTGTCGATGGTTGTGATTTTCATAATTAAATATGAATACTATTTAAATAAGACCAAAGCCCACTTACCTTAATTAGCCACAGAACTAGCAAAACAACAGTCGCTATATTAAGGATTTTCTTAATCTTTCCGTCCATTGGAACATACAAATTAATTGCATACAGGGCCATTCCAATCAAAACTATAACCAACATAACTATAAATAATGACATAAATTGGTGGGACTCCACGGTATCTCGCCGTGTTCTCAAGGTTAAAAGCCTTTTGCATCAATTTAATGCTTGAATCCCATTTTGTTTTAATCTCTCTTGTGTAGATTAAAAGTGTAAACACATATATGAAAGAACAAATTCTTAAACTCAGAGCTGAAGGTAAATCTTACGACCAAATTGTTTCGTTACTTGGATGTTCTTCTGCTACTGTTTGGTATCATTGTAACCCAACCGCAAAAAAAGAACGAGCCCGCCTCAATAGATTAAAAGATAAACTTTGGCATAAAAAAATTAAAATTATTTTTGGTGGTAAATGTCAATCTTGCGGTTATCATCGCTGTCTTTCCGCTTTAGATTTCCATCACTATAATAACGATAAAACATATTCGGTCATGAATATTATTCGTATTTCAAAAGGTAAAGCAATACAAGAAGCAATGAAATGTATTCTTCTTTGTTCTAATTGTCATCGAGAAGTTCATAATAAAATGTTAGATATTAGTCATTTAGTCCCAAACATTCCTACTCAAGGACTTGGGAAAAGCGGACGACCATCAAAACTTATAGTAATGGCTAAAACCTTCAACCCATAACTAATTTTTTTTCTTAGGACCGCCATGCCTATAACAAGCTAATCCTGAGCAATATCCTGGCCACCATTTTCCATTAATAAATTCAACATAACGCATTTGGTCCTTTTCTTGAGGTCCATAAGCTTCTTCGTCGCAAAATCCATCGGGAAGACCGCCACTCCACATTGGGACAGAACAACGTCCTTTTCCTTCTGAATCTAATTCTTGATGATGTTTTGAAAGAGATGCCATAATTTGGTGGGCCTCCACGGTATCTCGCCGTGTTCAATTGGTTAAAAGCCAATTGCATCAATTTAATGCTTGAAGCCCATATATAACAGTATTTTCTTAAATTTTAAATTAAGAATTGTTCTAAATTGGAGCCGCAGTAGGATAACGCTTCCTATCATTAAATTTACAAAATTCAATACCCTCTTAGGGACAGCGGCATTAAAAGGGTCATGAAACATGACCCAGTATTCTCTACGTCCAAGTCTTATCACGCATTTGTCCACGTTTCGAACCGTATCGTAACAGAGGAGAACATCGACTTGGTTATACTATCTCAAAAATTTGTGGACTTGTCAAACAAAAAATGGTGCGCCGTGAGAATTCTGCCATCTCGTTATTTTTGCTTGGAAGGCAAATGCCATAGCTTCTAGGCGAACGACGCATTAATTAATTTAAATTAGCTCCCTCTGATGGTAACGCTCCACCCTTTTCTGATTCAGAGTCAGTTGTAATAACTAATATACTAAGAGGGAATGAATCTGTTTTTTTATAATTGGGCTATGCCATCAAAAGTAATCCAAGGAACATAAGAATTTCCGGTTTCTGTATTATTAACAGGCAAGTTCGCATATGTAGATTTACTTCCAAATTTTTGGAATCCTCCGCGATAAGCTGCCCCGCTATTTCCACTATTTGTTAATCTATATAATCCGACTTCTACCACGAGAAGGTCGTAATTATCAAATTCAAAATAAGCACAATTACCAGAAAATGTTCTATTTTGTAATATTCCATAAGAAGTATTTTCATATTCTGAACCTACTGCTCCAGAAAACACAGTTTGTTTTAAACTTCCAGAAGGAGAATGAATAGAAATAGTAAGCGAAGTTTTATAATCACCAGCCGTCGAATCTTCTCGGCCTTGAATTTGACCTCGAAATAATCCATTAATTGCTGCTGTTCCCATATTTAGCTGGGCAACATACTGTCTATTTAAAAAATTGAAAACTCCGGTATTAGGGAAATTTTTGTAAATTTCTTTAACAGAAGGAACTCCAGTTTCCGTCTTTGAACTACTTAAAACTTTTCTATCTCCAGATGTGGTAGCTGTCCAATAAGTAGAAAATGATGGCGAGGCAACAATGCCTGTTGATTGAGAAAAATAAAATGTATTACTCATATTAAGTATTACACTTATTCTTTCTCCATTTTCTCCATTCTACCAATAATAAAACAATAATTAAAGGAATTAAAATAAATACCCCACCAACTTCGGGAATAATTGGATAATGGGGATTATGAATATTGGAATGACCATGAGGGTTTCCGTAATGATTTCCATTATTATAAATTGTTCCATAGGTGAGGCTGTTTGTTTCCATAACATCAGGTGTTTTGAGATATAAAATGGTAGGCCGTACTTGTTACGCTCAAGTGAAAAAATCTCATCAGGATTCTATTTTACTATTAAATTAACGGCCCATTAAAAGTCAGCTATGAGAACGCGATTCTCTTATAGTGGTAGTTGACGAGTCCACAAATGGTAGCTCCATGCCGAATCTCACGGCCCAGCACCCCAGTCCGGGGATTATATTCGTTATAAGCGAACCCATGCAATTTACATCTTGGAGCCATTACTAATTAAATGGTCCCATTCCATCGTACTGCCCGATGACTTTCTGTGCTTCAAACAGACGTGCAGACTATCTACACCAGAATGGGATTTAAAAATGTTTTTGACTATGACAATTGGGACACAAATACATTAAATTGTTAATTAAATTATTTTTTTTATTTTCGTCTATGTGATGAATTTGTAATTGAATTGGATTATTTTTCCAAGAATCAATACTACATTCAAAACATTTATAAGGAACATTATGAATATTCATATGCTTTTTAAGAGATTTTCTTGTTAATCTTTCCTGTCTAAGTATTGTTTTTTGATTTGTTAGTTGTGCGGTTTTTAAACCTCCGCGTTTTCTCCCATTATCACGACCAATAGAAACATCAACATTTAACTTTAATAATCTTTTTTTATAATGATACCATGCTCCACCACTCATTCCGACGCCTAAATATAATAAAAATTGATTAATTGAATCACTCTCCCTCCAAACCTCTAACAACTTTTCATCCGAAAATTTAAAACGATTCTTTAAATATATATTTGGTTTCGTTTTTAAATTTAATTTTTTTAACCGATAACGTATTCCAGTTTCACTTAATCCCACATTGGAACTTAATTCTTTAATTGTTAAACCCTGGTCAATTAAATCTTCCAAAAACTTTCTTTCTAATATTTTCATATCTCATATTACACCGAAACAGTGAATGTGAGAACAATAAATATCTCGCTATACTCAAAAAACTAAATGGTCGGTCATGTCGTAATCCCAACGACCCCTTATGCTCCCAAAGCACATGTGCTTGTTCAACACTTATGACCGATATGGTGAGGCGTAACGGTAACTCTCCGCTTTAGCTAGTTTGTAATACTAGTGCATTAATTTTATGCTAACACCCCAATTTTTCAGAGAACAGACAACAACAGCTTTTTTAACGTGCTACTATTACACCAACGACTTTCGTCGCCTTGGATTTGCACCAAAACCTTTCGTTTGATAGACGATGAAACTGTTATTTACACTACTGAAAATGGTGAACGTTGAGAGAATCGCACTCCCGTCTCGGATATGTCGCACCCGCGCTTTTCTTTTAAACTAAACGTCCAATTCTAAATTTTGTAAATAAGAATATTCGCAATGAGCTAATAAGGCTTCAAATAATTCTTCGTCTGTTACGTCTGACAAATTTGTTTCTTCTTTATTCATAATTAAGCAAACCTTCCATTCTTACAAATATACTCATACATACTACAATCCGCCCCGCAACCTAACTCGAAACAAAACCTAAACCCGACATGTAATACTTTATGCTTTGTTTTCATCCATGTCAAGCCGTTATTTTTCCATGGCTTTCCTATAAATTCAAGATTTTTATATTTATTTTTAATATCTTGAGAAACGTAAATATTCATTGGTCAACTTTTCTGTAATTCTTTTGCCATAAACCTCTTGTAATAAGATTCGCGGCCTTAATAACTTCTTTTTCAGACATTTCATGAAATGCCTCATGAATAAGCTCATGGACTAAAGTATTTAAATAAGCTTTGGGTTTTTGTCTTGGGTCAATTTCTATTAAATTATCGCCCTGATAACACATTCCCCAGGCTTTGTTTCGGCCTAATTTTTTATCTATGATTTTAAGTTTGGCCATGACTTAAATTACACTAATAACTAGAGACGATTCCCGATTCTCCACGTCTCACTTTCCTTCGGAAATATTTTATTTTCCCGCCTACTCGGAACATACTAATTTATTTATCGTATCTTTTATATGATAGTTAAAAATGGTGACGGTGACAGGAATTGCACCCGCACTTGTTGGTGTCTAAAACCAATGCCTCTGCGTTGGGCTACACCGCCAATAAAATTACAGAGAACATACAAATAAAGGTTTGCTTGTTGGCAGGCTTGGAGCCTAGTAGAAGTATCTTTATTTTATCGCTACTGTAAATGGTAGCCAAGACGGGACTTGCACCCGTAAAATTACGAAATTTTAAGTTTCGTTGCTGTGCTGTTCGCATTAATCACTTGGCCGTTTTTTATTTTTACTTTTATATGTAGATGTCTGCGCGTGACAATTTGGACATAAAATTTGTAGATTCTCTAAACGATTATCTGTTTTTATTCCATTAATATGATGCAATTCTAAGGGAATTTTCTGATTTTGCCACTCTCTTATTTGACATATTTCACATTCATACTTTTTTAATTTTCTATCAAAAAGTCTATTTTTTAAATTATGAGAGGTTGTTTTAGATGGACAATTATCGGTTAACCAATATTCAATTGGTTTCCAATTAGATGTTTGTTTCCCTCTTAATAATTTATTGTAAGACCGACCAACCCAATGAGAAACATCAAAATTATATTTTTGAACAATTTTAACAATTATTTTAAATTGACTAGAAGATTTCCCTGTCTGACCTAGTGATAACAATACCATTTTTATTGTAATATTATTTTTATCATTTATAGCTTTTACAGCTTCTTCGTCAGTAAATTTTCTAGCACTCATATATGTATAGATATACACACGTCTATGCTTATAGAGAAATATTAATAGAACAAGCAATAAGAACGGCACAATGCCAGTTTTCCCAATTACTAATTTGGCGGGAAAATTCGATTATGAGTCGAAGTATTTCTTATTTATCACTAATTAAATCGGGCGAACAACGAGGTTTGCACTCGCATAATCTTGATTCACAATCAAGGACATTAACGTTATGCTATATTCGCCATAAAATGGTAGCCTGCCAGGAATCGAACCTAGTTTTAAATTACTTTATCAACGTAGGCTTACTATAGATATCTTACATCTCAATTTCATTATTGTTGGTTATCTGACTTCCACAGAATACCCTCGTATCAGGCCATAAAATTAAAAAGCGGGCTTGCTCTCCAGCTTGCCCGCTGGGGGTGTAGGCTAATGGTTTAGCTTATTCCCTCCACCACTTATACAATTTCACAACATTTCGACCACCGTCCGAAAATTCTCCCCTTCAATGAAGTCGGCTAGTAGTTGTGCTGGGTTTGCAGGTATAATGGCCCTCTATGCGAGACTCGCACTCGCTACATATCTTAGACAGAGATATATGATAAACTCATTCAACAATAGAGGATGTGCCTTGTTTTATTTTTATGAGAGCAATGGACATTCTTTATTACCCATCCTGACAAGGCGGAACTCTCGGGTATGGCGAACATAGAGGGACTCGCACCCACAATCTTTGCCTTCGCAGGGCAATGCTTTATCTAATTTAGCTATATGTTCAAATTTTTACGGAACAATTAGACTCAGTTTTGTCTGTGCTTTTCATCCAGACTTGCCATTATTTTGTTTCTTAAACAATTTTTAAGAACGTCCATTTTTGCGTTTTTGGCGCTATGTTTATACGTCCAATATGACTTGAAAGCCATATTATTTTTTTCATTGATAAAGATGAAACTGATTCTATCACCAGTAAAATGGTAGACACGGAAAGATTTGCACTTTCATTTTCAATTTCTAATTACCATTACTAATTTCGAAGATTAGCTGGATTACGTGTCCAATTTCTTTTTTTGTTTATTAACATGGGAAAATGGAGAAATATTTTTCCAATCTAAATTGTAATATTTGGCCCATTTTCTTATTGTATTGTCGGAACCCACTCCAATTAATTTTTTAATTTGTAAAATATTTTTTGTTTTTAAAAGACTCTCCAATTCTTCTTTAGATGGACGGATAAATTTTCTATTACTAATCTTAGGAGAATGTCGCCAATTAGGATTTAATTGAGATGGTTTTATTTTATATTTTTTATGTCTCTTTCCAGCAAATGAAGGTGTTTGGCTGTGACAGTTTGGGCAAAGAAAAGCTAAATTTTCCAAACGATTATCATTAGATACTCCGTTCTTATGTTCTAATTGAAGACTTAATTTATTTCCTTGCCACTCTCCAAAATTTCCGCATTTTTCACATTTATAATCTAGTAATTGAAATTTAATAAGATTAGTTTTAATGTGTCGTCTATTTTGTATAGAATTTTCTTCTAATTTCCGTAAAAAATCATCTTTAGTATTTTTTCTTGTCAAGTTAGAAGAATTTACTCTCGATAAAAAATGTTTTGTATCTAATCCTAAAAATTCAATTCTCTTCCAACAGGTTTGATAATTAGACCCTTTATTTTCCATTCCAAAAAATCTTAAAACTTGAGACATACTAATGCTATTTTTAATAAGCTCAATAAAAGCATTATCTTCCATTTGCCAAACCACGCTTGTTCTTTTTCTCATATCATATATTACACAAAATAACGTAAGAAGTCTAATAATAGTGCAAAATACTGGCTCCCCTCCCACCACTTGCAGATGGACTTACGCTTTCAAAGAGCGGTTTGCTACTCTTACAACAGAGGGGAATTTCGCCAGAGCTTCGGATTAAACCGCATTTTTAATTGAGCCTCACTGTTCTGGCTAAGTGAGAATATACTTAATGATAGTTGGTGGACACAGATGGGAATCGCACCCACTAAATCTTCATTGCGAATGAAGTGCATCGCTATTTTGCTTCTGGCCCATTCTGTCTTTTGTTTAATAGGTATTAGGATTTCCAGCGTCACCTAAGTTTTTAACAACCTTTTCGCGGGGTATGCAACCAAGCCCGATTTGAGCCTCGTCTCAGCTAAGGATTTGCACCTTTTTATTATACCCATTTACCTTTATGGATGATACGCTCACGTAACTATGTTAGTAATGATGTCTAACTTCATCCGATACCACGATTTAGACCTATGGCAAACCTCTTTAATAATTAATTAAATCAATGCCGACATCTAAACAGCAGTTCACACCTATTAAACGGATTCACCCCCAAAGGGTTTGGTTTTGCTTAATCACTAATAATACTAAGACTGGTGGACCACGGCGGTAACACTCCGCTTTTTTTAACTTGCTTGCAAAGCAAGTTCAACATTTTTGTTGCCACGTAGCCCAAGGAGGCGCGTATCGTTAACGCCGACGCCTGATTGAATACAGGAGGTCTTGTGAACCCATGGCGGAAGCAGGGGGAGTCGCACCCACACCGGCTTTCACCGGCTTAGTTTAGCAAACTAATTCGACAAACTGATATTCGACTTACTTCCAAAGCCCGTTTGGTGAGCAACCCCCTATGCAAATCTTCATCCATAAACAAGTTGCATAGCGCATACATTTATGAATCTCGCTCATTTCTAACGAGCATATCTAATAAATTAAATATCGAATTAATGGCGGAAGCTAAGAGAATCGCACTCATAAGCCCTTGCGGACCAACAGTTTTCAAGACTGTGCCCTCGTCTATTCGGACAGCTTCCAAATCCCGATATTTAGTTTTCGGGCAAACAACATCAACTCTGTCTGATGTCTGGCGATATTACATAACGGTAATATTCGTTGTTAACATGGTGGGCGCGGCAGGAATTGCACCTGCGATGTTTACCCGATGGGATGAATTTTACAGATTCACGTCTTCGCTACTCAAACCACACGCCCAATATTGTGAGAACAAACGAAAAAAGCTTTTTTCTGTGCTACCGCTACACTAAGACGGCATTTTGAGCCGTCTGCAAGACTTGAACTTGCCCTAGTCTTTACAATAAGATGAAACTCTTTTCTGACGCTACACAAATGGCAAGAAGTGTGAGACTCGCACTCACCAAGACAAGTTTTGGAGACTCGTCACCGCCTTGCGGACTTCCTATTAATTGAGAGAACAAATAATTTCAGCGTTGTTTCATTAGACGTGAAGTAACTGAAATAGACACTACTCAAATATTTGCGGAAAATCAGGAGTCGAACCTGTTATCTCTAACCTTATGAGGGTTGAATGGTATTCCGTTCCACTCTTCCGCATGGCTCTCGGGGCTTGATTCGCACAAGCATATCGCGCTTTAACAGAACGCTTCACTACTTTTGTGATACCCGAGAATTATAAAACATTTTAATACTAAATACATAAGAAGTTTTTATGGTCATTTCAACCACTTTGATAGGTAAAACCACCATTCGTTATCTCTGAATTACATAATATAGAGGCAATTCTCAGAATGGCCATACGTTTAATGGACCGAAAGTTTAAGGTTACCGCCCACATAGTCCTGCTCTGACCGAGAAATGTCAGCTTGATTGGCAAAAGGAAATCCCAAATATGCTTTACACACCCAAAATATCCTACACAATGCTTATGTCTTGTAACATGTAACTGCATTAGTATTAAAATTGGCACCTGTCGGGGTCTTTCTCCCCAATCACCACATTGATATCGGCAATAATTAGCACACAATCTCTAATTATCAAAAGTATCGAATATCGTGGCACTTGTGTTCAGGTATAAATGGTAGTGGTAGACGGAGTTGCACCGACATTTTACTCGCTGAAAACGAGGAGTCCTAGACTATTAGACGATACCACCATAAAATTGAATACTTGTAACAACATGCATTACAAGTATTTAGAAGAAATGTTAGACCCTTCTTGGGAAGCCTAACTTAGTGGTAATTCTTCATACCGTTCTATAACTATTGCAATAATTATAGAAAATTATTTAATAATTGGACTCGTTTTTATATGTTGTAATAAAGAAAGGATTTGTTCTTTTCTATATCCATTTTTTCCTAAATTAACAAAAATACAAACAAATTCGACATTTCCCTCAACATATCCCTTTGAAGAATCTATTCTATCTAGAGAAGCTTTTGCTGGATTATGAGTAGAAAATCTTCCTTTGTCTAAATGCATATTAATACCTAAATATGGGCAAATTCCCATTTGAATATCCCAAATAGATTTAAGATAACTTACGGTTAAATTAAAATCTAACTGTTTTAGTTTTGCATTTTTCTTTGCTGTGCTTACATAGACTCTAAAAGGAGAAAATTCATCTTCTTCACTTGCCTGACAAGATAAAGAACAAAAAAATCTATCTTTTTTTCTCCCTCTAGAAAGCTGACGAGTATACTCTCGTTTCTCCTTTTCAAAGGATATTCCACATTTAAAACAAATCAATTGTAATACTTCTCTCATATAAGTATTTACACTATCCGGTGGAGCTTGAGAAACAAAATGGTGGAGATAGATGGTTATGCTCCATCTATTAGACTATGCCATAGTCTTGTGATACTGATTTCACCATATCCCCAGAAGGGCACTTAACGTCGAATGAGGAATTCTAGTTAAATGCCACCGACAAAAAAAAGAAAATTAGGAGGGAATATCTTATTACCCCCAAGCACTCTTTCTTTTAGATTATTCGGTCAGATAGGACCGTCGTCCCAAAATTGCGCTGTTATGGAATATAAAATCGCAACTACATTTAATATTTCGGTTGGCCGACCTAATAAAAAAATTACCTTATCTAAAAGATTTCATGGCAGCCCAGCTTCATTTTTCATGAGTCGAGCACGTTACAAGTAACAGTACTTGTTTTTCTGTCACTAATCTTCTTATGGAGCAGTATGTCGGTAACGCTCCGACTTGTTTTGATTGGCAATCAAACGCATTACTTTTGTGCTAATACTGCATAGAAATTGAGTAATGAACGAATATTTTCAATTTGTTCATCACAATAAAGAACATCTTGCCCTTACGATTTCTCGTAGCTGGTTCTTACCCCCAGTCGTTCGTTTAATTAATCGGGCCAAACTCTCAAAAAGCCACTCTGCATTTCTTACTACGATTCTATACTACGTTCAGTTTGTGCTTCTGTCAATACTCTCTTTTCGATTTCTTGTCAGATTTTGTGGGATTTTATAATTAAATAAAAAACCCGCTATCTTTTCAGGGACAGCGGGTATTTAACTATTTTCCCCCACTTATCCCACACCCCCTGTATTGGCAATAAAATAACAATCACTTGCCCATTTAGGAGCGAGGGTCACTGTTTCTGATTGACGTAATACAAATATCATTTTCTTATCTTACACCTATTTGATGTAATTTTCCAAAAAAAATTCAAAAAGAAATTAAACTTTCAAAAATTTTTCAATTCTTTTCTCTTGATGAGTATTTCCATAAGGAATAGTTGGAAGCCAAGGGAAGCTTCTTCCAGTCCATCCTATTGGTAAATCTTTTAAAGTTTCTACTTTTTTAACGTCAAAAGTGATAGAATCTGCCTGAGCAACAATTTCGTCTCTATTTTTTCTCCAAATATCCTCGGCGAGCTTCTTTAGGTCAGATTCTTGATAGAAATTTTCTCCAACTATTTCAGTTTCTAATGTTATTTTAATTTTAATTAAACTCATATATTAGTTGCTCTTTAGAACAAAGACATTCAGGAGCATCAGGAAACTTAACAATTAAATAATTTCCATCAGGTTGATGTTTCAAATTTGGAAAAGTCTCTTGCATTCTTAACGACTCTTCAATACTATAAATTTCTCCCTCGGTATTTTTATTTATTAAAGTTTTTCCAATTTTTATTGGATATTTAGCTAATACCCTTTGACGAATCATAAACTATTTATTAAAATATAAATACATCAATAATCCAATAATAGTTAAATATCCTGCATGGATTAGAACTTTAACGCCCTTAAACCCCACAAATACTCCCATACAGAAACTAACTAGACTACTTAGTTGCGGTGGTTGAGGCGGGTTCATTGGATATTCCATTGTTAACTTTATTTAAAAGTCCTTCGCACGTTCCCTTTAGCTTGTCCCTCAAAGCTCCACCAAGGAAAAAGTGGTCAATTAGAAATACGACCGCTATCCAGTAAAGCGTGTTTTTGTTTTCGTTAACGAAACTTTTAAGACCGTCTGTTATTGAGTTCATAATGTTATTATTTGTTGTTTTGTTTTCTAAAATAGGTCTATCTAATTTGGCTTCTTGTTTAGCTTCTGAATAAGCAGCAGCTAATTCTTTGTACATATCATTTCTCTCTGACTCGTTATTCCATGACCAAGATGTATCAGTTCCATTCTTAAAAAAGATTCTTATTGAATATGGCTTATCACACTGGACATTGTTATTGATGACCGTCATTCTTGAAATTTCATATAAATCTATCGACACCCAAGAATTTGAAAATATTCTATTCATAATTTTTTTCGTTTCATAAATCTTCCGCATATCTCACATCTAGGTGGCCAGCCGCCCAATCCATGAACATAACACTCTTCATCTGGCTCTAATGCCTGAATAGAACAAGAACAAGTATGAGGTTCTTTACAAATATGTTTTTTAATTTTTTTCATTTAATTTAAATAATGATTTCTTCCAAAAGAAACAAATACATCTAAAGAATCACCATTATATTGATTTGCCGATTTTCCTAAATTAAATTCGTCGGGGTATGACACTCCATTGATTGTTACGGCTGGACAATATAAATTAAATAACCCACTTTCATATCCATTAATAATATAACATGGACGAGAAAATTTACCGTCCTTTCTATATTTGAAAGGATAAGGTCCATCAAAATTATTTTTAAATACTTGTCTTGGATTCATATTTTCTCTTTAATCGTTGAAGTTCTGCCCGTTCTTTTATTTCTATTTTCTTGGCAGCTAATTGATTATGTTTTTCTAGCTGGTTAGCAACGAGATTTCTCACCCTTTCGTCGGGAACGATATTGACTGATAATAATATTGCTTCCCGTATCATTTGATTAGGATGGGTTGGAACTGTATGGAAAATATAATCTTTTGCTAATTTTTCATATTCTTCATCTGTATAAAAGTCAATCTTCGTATCTGGAATATCTGTTACAGTCCTTGGATAGGAGCTTATTAAAGCATATTTAGCATTTTCCCATGGCGTTGTTTTCTTTTTCATAATTAAAATTTTTTATTTACAATCTCCATTAGTACAAATTGGACGGCCCGAAGACGTATAAGACAACGGGTATTTACATTTAGGACACTTACCGATGGCCAAATAAATTTTCCTTTTTAGATAAAATCTTTTGTAAATAACCCACGGAACATCTTTAACACCAATATATAGAGATACAAAAAACAATATCAAAGCTATATAAAAAATTGACTCATTCATAAATCTTTATCCAGAATACAAGGTAGTTGAGAAATCGTCAAGGAAAAAGAAAAGGGCTAGAGAGATTATCTCTAGCCCGTGATTTAAAACTATTTAAAGTTATTCTTGGTTTAACTTTTCTAGTTCGATAATGTAATCCAAAACGGCCTCAGAAAAACCGTCAATATGGTTCCAAGCCCCATATCCGACACCATTTTGATAAGCGGCAACATTGATAATATACCCATTACTTCCTTTACGAGGATTTATTACCCTGTCATGAGATTGTTCGTCTGTAAAAACAATCAAACGTTCGTATGGAATATTAGATACGTCACCTATGGCTTTCCCTAAATAAGTTCCAGAATGAGTCTGACTATTCTTAATGGCGTCCCTCAAGGCAAATCCTCTACGAGAAGGAACTTGCACGGTTGCATTAGAGAAAGTAAAGACCTCTACATCTTTAAACATTTCTCTAGCAAGAATAGCTAGTCCACTTGCCCCGTCGTCCCTTGTAGACTCGGACTTAGCACTCATAGGAGCATTCATAGAACCCGAAACGTCAATAAGAAGAACAGTTTTACCTGGAATCTTAGAGCCCTTGTCCTCTATAGAACGAAACATTGCCGCCTCAAGCTCTGGCTCAAGGTTTGGTGCGTATTTCGCAGCAGTAATAAAACGATAAGGAAGAACCCTATCTGTCTTCATACTTGCCAACGCACTTCGAACTAAGTCTTCGGAAACACCTGTTTCCTTAAAGTTACGAAGATTTCTCAAAAGAGCCAATCCTCCCAACTTATTTTCGGCCAAAAGACGCTCCCAAGCTTCTTTCTTATTCTCTCCTTGAGAAGCAGAAAGTGAAACCTCCCACGTATCAGGTGTAGCCAACTTAGCTTCCACAAACTCGTGTTTCTTTTTACTGTGTTCCTTATTTGAATACCAACAGGTAGAACAAAAACCACCAATTAACTTCTTCCAAAGCTTTTCTTGGTCTTTATCCTTGGGTTTGGCATGACAAAGAAATAGAACGTCTCTCAAAGAGATAGCTGCCTCACGATTATATTTCGCGAGTTGATACTCATTAAATTTTGTAAAAGCTGCCGCTAGACCCTTTTTAACTTGAGCAGACAAGGGTTGCTTTCCACCCTTCCAATAAATTGACAAAAATTCAGACAATTCATCTGGACGTTGAATAATACTAGCCAATACATCACCGACATATTGGCGATGAGTCTTTAACGGAGCCATAGCTCGGGCAATTAAAAGGGGAACGTGACGAAGCTTTCCCTTTGTTCTTACTTCTTTAGCTAATTCAGCAACCTTGTTAGGTTTAACCTTCTCAACTAAGGAGCAAATTCTCTTCGCAATCTCTTCTCCTGACTCATAGAATGAATCTTCCCACAACATTGTTGACAAGACAGACCGACGCAAAGACAACTCTGCCGAGGTTCTTGACGCAGGAGCGCCCTCATGGGTAACTAACGGGGTAACGGAAACGGTTGATACTGGAGCCTTATTTAACTTCATATTTTTACTTTCTAATGAGAAATTTTATATTGACATTCCAATGTCAGATACAAATACTACATTTAGGGGGATTATCCACCCATGAATCTATTCTAGGGAACAGTTGTTGATTTGTCAAATCTTTTTAGAACTCTTCTTGATTTTTAACTACCTGCAAATGTCCGCTTGTAGTAGAAGAAATCCACCTAGACAAAAGTTCCATTAAAAATTGATAATCTTGATTTATCATATTTTTGTCTTTAGGGGCCGTTTGCATTCCTATATATTGCCCCTTTTTCTCGTGACTATTTAAAACAACACGAACAAATGACGAAACATTATATCGTTCACAAATTTTAAATAAATTATTAACCGCCTCATGTATTTCAGCATCCCTATCCGTTAATTGATTAACGTCAACTTCTATACCTGATTCTGTATTTTTCATATTTTTTTAATTATTAAATTTCCATCTGTAATCACAGCATAGTGTTGTAAAAATGTATCTAATGCTATGTTAACACCCGTATTAGGACGATAAACATTAGATAGACAATCAGCAGAACTTATTCTATTTATTAAAATATCTCCAGAAATTATTTTGGGGAAATCTTTACTTGGAGTATGACCAAATATTTGAGATAAGCCGGGAATAGGTTTAAACTCTTCATTAGCGCCAAGCCATAATAGTCCCCCAATTAAACCTCTTGGTGGATGACATCGTTCGTCGCCATATTGAAGAAACCAATGATTTCCTTCTTCGTGTTTTATTTCTTGAAGACACTTTTCTGATTCTTTTAATAAAAAATCTTTAATGTTAGAAGTAGTTACGCCTTTATCTTTCCACAAAGGAGGAAGAAATGTTTCATGAAGACCAGCATGGGAAAGAAACCACCCATCAACAAACCAAAAAAATCTCCATTTATCCCAATGTTCTTGCTTTAGAACAGAAGCAACAGCTACCGACTTTTTTGGATTCCAACCATAAAAATGAGTGTGATATGACCGAGAGCAATAAGAAATATCGTGGTTTCCAAAGAGAAAAAGAAATTTATTAGAATTTTCTAATTTACTTTTAATAAAGTAGGCTGTTAAAAGAGCCTCATTGCTTCCATCATTGAAAGAATCAAACAAATCTCCCAAAAAAATACACTTATCAAAAGGTTCCTCCCTGTCGATAATGGCTTGGGCTTTATCTATTCTGTTATGGATATCGCTAATTACGATAATTTTCGGCATCTCTCATTGTCTCATTTGATTGCTAGACGGTCAACTAATTTCTATTTGTTCTTTCGTATATGGATATTCGTCTAATTCGGGAAATTTAACTATATAATACCAACCAGTTGGTTTGAAGTCTATATTTGGAAAGTTTTCCTTCATTCGGTGAGAGTTCTCAATACGCAAGATAATTCCCTCTTGATTTTTGGGAATTACTATTTTGCCAATTCTAATAGAATTTTTAGCTATAGCTTTCATCGCCACCATTCTGGAATTTCCCGCTTAGTCCACTTCGCCAAATGACGTTTTGAAATACAATAATATCTTCTATAGTCATAAACAGCACTATCACTTAAAGGAATTTCTGATTTAAATGGACCAAAACATCTTGGCCAATCAGTTAATCCTCTATCTGGCAGTTCTGACAAAGGAATATTTGCTGAAATCCAATCTAAATATCCTCTACATTTATGTTGATGGGTTTTAGAAAAACGATAAAAAAATTCATCGCACAAAGCATAAGCATGTTGTAACGTCCAATCAAAATTTTGTAAAGAATCTCTGACCCAACAAGACATTGGATGATTAACGTGTCGGGATTTATGAACCCACGGCCAAGGATTAAACTTTCCTTCTGGGAAAGCAATGCCCATCATCTCAACAGATTCTAAGATAATCTTTCTTACGTGAGAATCGTTATTAAATCTAGCCGCTTGAACTGGATTTATGTCTAAAACAAAAAGATTCATATTATAATGAAGTCAATAACTCTATTTTACTACTAAAACAATCTTTTTGGGGAATGCTGTGCCAACGACCGCCCTCTTGAAATTTATAATGAATTTCTGATTCTCTAGGGGTAACTTCAATACTAATCATTATAGCTGGAAAATGTACAGGTTTATTATCAAACATAAACCATAATATTTCTCCGACTGCATATTTTGTTGTAATATTCATATAGCTACATACCAATTAGATGGACTTTTATTTGTGCCTTGAAGGGCTATTCCAGCAAAAGCGCATAAAACGCCCCATTCAGCGCAAGTATATTTTAAGTTTTTAAAACGAGATTGTATTTTCTTCATCGTCACTATTCCTCGTGTTCGAAATAAATACAAGCTTAAAGCATTGAGAACTGGAGAATATTTGTTGGGTGCCTCTATTTTTTTACGATAAGCGTCTTCTTTGTCGGTATCAATAAAAACTGCTCCTTTTTTAACATTATAATAACAATATTGCATAATATTAATTAATTAACTCATCGGGAGAATTATCTATAATCCCAGTATCTTTAATAACTCTTAAAGCTTTATCGTCTACGAAATGGGTAAATGATGGTTTTTTATCGGGAGTAATATCTAATTCTGGAAGATTGTTTTCTTTTAACCATTGCCTAATTAAATAGTATTGATGTTCTACCCCTTCTTTTGTATGCCAATCGCCGAGACTTACTCTTGCAGTCCAAATAGTTACTTTATAACCACTTGCAAGCCAAAATCGTAACTTATTCATCATCTTCTCTATTGGACGACCAACTAAAGAAATATCACCAGAATATTCGGCTAAAGTGTTATCTAAATCTAACGCAATATGTATTTTTTTCATATTTTATTGTAATTTTAATTCTTTTCCGCATCTAGAGCATCTATCGTTCCATTTTTTACCCATCCATATCTGGTTATCTTTTCCAATAAAATGATATTCAGATAATAAAATGTGTCCAACCAAAAAACAAATTAATTTATTTAACATAATTATCCTAATGGGGTTAATTTTTTAGCTACGAACATAACTATTTTATAAATGAATTCCATAACAAAGACTATTCCCAACGCGGTTCCTCTTATACAAAAGGAATAAGGTCTATATAGATATTTATACCAAAAAGTTTTCGTCTGTTTAATATTTTTTATGACAGCCGAGTGCATATATTTAATAGAAGTTTGATATTCTTTATTTGAATGTCTTTCTTCCTTTTCTACGGAGGCTTCACTAAATACACCCTTAATAATTAAAACATTAAATACAATAAAAAAATTATCTCCATTCTCGTCTTTATTAACTAAATATCCGCCAACATAAACATTTCCAGATAGCAAATCTTGGACCTCTGTCTTAATTAAACCAGTTCCAGTTTCATCTAAATAAAGCTTATTATCTAGAAAAGAATATTTCGCTCCGGTTTCTGGAAGTCCGATAACTTGCCACTGAAAAAGTTTCCAATCAACATCATTAGCGAGCTTTCTTACTTCATCTGAAAACGGTAAGTATTTTAGTGCTTCTGGCCAATTTAAAAAGCTAAACGAGTTGTCCATAATTTTCTAATATTAATTTCTTTGCATTATTTCTAGCAAAATGTAATCGACTCATAACTGTTCCAATGGGAATTTTAAGTTTTTCGCTTATTTCTCGATAAGATAATTCTTCTTCTAGGGCTAGTCTAATAATAGTAGAGTGTTCCGGTTTCAGTTTATTCAAAACAATATCTATAATTCCTCGGAGTTCTCTAAGGTCTTCTTTCTTAGAAAGAATCTTTTCTGCCGTTTCTTCTAAAATAGCATCTGCCCCCAAAGAAATATATTCATAATCATTATTATGGTCTTCCTGTGAAAAATGAAGCGTTGAAACTTCATGATGTTGGATTTTATTTCGAGATTTTATAAAGTTTAGGGCTTCATTTCTTATAATTACAAATAACCAAGTATTAAAAGAAGAGTCCTGACGAAAATTTTTAATTTTTCTCCAAACTTTCTCGGAGGCTATTTGGATAATATCATCAGCATCGGTAGATGGAATATTGTATTGGGAAAATAAACGTTGTTTAAAAAATGGAAGATGTATTGATAATAGTTTGGTAAACGATTCTTCACATCCATTTTGAGCTTTATTAATAAGTTCTTTTTCGTCCATTATCTATAGTCCTTTCTCAAGAGCCTCCATCTAGTGCTATCACACACGATTTCTCCATTATCAATTTTTTGTAACATAATAAGAATATCCTCTGGAGAATCATAAATATACTTGTGAGGAAAAGTTCCAAATAACCAAATGGGGCAGCACTTTTTTCCTCCTTCCACAGATAAGAAAATTGGTTTCTTCATGTAATTCGCCGTAAAAATTTCTTCGGCAGAGCCCCATGAAGCGACATCGGGGGTAATATGAGCAAAAATAAAATCAGACCTATCAACCAAATTAAGGTCAAATATTCGTGTTTCTTTCATTGCTATAGAAAGCGTATCGAAATCTCCAGTTTCTCTTAGGTGGGAATTTTTTTTAATGGTTTCCTCTCCCTCTTTAATATCTTTTAAGAAAGGTTTATCGTATGGATTAAAAACAATAATCCCCATTGCTTGTAATGCTGGGGTAACTCGCTTTCTCCATTGGGCTCCCATTGCTGGATTAGCCTCCATATTTCCAACTAGATATGTTCTAGTTCTCCATAGGAGATTCGGATTTTGTTTTATCATTCATTAATGATACTAATGATTTGTAGAAACGTCAAGAGGTTTATCGTCCTGAATAAAAACATAATCTTTCCAAGCAGAATTATTTTGATTTAAACAGGTAATAATTCGAGAAATAGTATCACAAGATTCTATTCCAAAAAAACTATCCTCAGTCAAATTTTCTCTCCAAATGAGCTTATTATAATAATAAATAGATAATAAATCATTCTCTATTACAAGAAGAATCTTATCTATTTTAATTTCTGAACTGGAAATTTCTGCTTTTACAGCAATATTAAGAACTTTTGAAATATAATGAAGTTCTCTGACCAAACCTGTTGTTATCATACTAATAATTCTTTAAGAGCATTAAGAGATGTTAATATTTGACTTTCTCCAACAGTTTTTGTATCCTTGTGCAATTTGTGATATAATTGACACATTTCCCTATCTCTAGCCCTTTCCATAATAATAATCTGGTCTATTAGCTCTAAAGCTATTTTTAATTTAAGTTCAGGGGATAAATTTTCCATATTATTTAACAACAAATTTTGTGAGGGATTCTTTTTCGAGGCGTTTTTTATATTCTAAAGCATCTTTACGCCCTTGAGACGTTCGGGGGAATGCTCCGTATATGAAACGTTTTTTTTGAGATAATACTAGGTAACAAGTCTTTTTTTTCATGATGAATAAGTTCTCTATATTTTTTTAAATAAACGTCCATCTCTAAATCTTCCCTATGGAGTTTTTTTAATAAAACAGACAATTGACTACGCAAAAAATCCGCGTCATCGTCTCTATATTCTTCATCGGCTTGTGTTATTTCTAATATTTTTTTATTAATTTCCTTTTCTAAGAAATTAACGCTTTTTATTATTATTAGTGCTTCTATTAGAAGTTTTTCTTTAAGAGAAACTATATCTTCCATAGATTATTAGACTAATAAACATAAAAAATATTTCAATTGATGGACTCGGATGGAGTTGAACCATCGTCTTTAAAAAAATTCTCATTTGATGCTACAAGTTTATTTAATTATTAGTTCTTACTAAATACATAATTAACAAGAATCTTTAGTAATATTTAAATGATTTTTCCGTTCACATTTAAAACTGAACGTTTTTCCTCGCTGTTTCGACATATAAGATAGCGAGAATCTCTTAGATATCGGTATGACCATTAGTTAGGCCATAACAGTTTCGCGTTCAAGCGTGATAACACGCATAGAGGCGAGCTTTTTCACTAATTTGCTTTTGGCAGTTAATGTTTTGTCCGTTTATTTAAGTGGCCAACGAACGTCCACTACTTGCATCTAGTAACAATTTTATTAAATCGAAACCAGTACGAGCCCAAATCAAAGAACTATCCTATAATACACCCGCTTTAACTATCTGTCAATGATTTTAGATGCGATGTATTTATCCCCCAATAATTCCCTGCTCTTTTTTGCGGCCTCATCAAAGCATTTATTAACAAGATAATGGGTAAAGGTCAGTTGACCATCCCAGGGGATTATCTTCATCATAAATGGGAATTCTAACTGTTTATACATATTATTAATTACATTTACTATACCCACAATGAGAGCATGTTAGACATCCCTCTTTTCTTTCTAATTCATGTTCACAAGTAGGACAATTTTCCCCACTAACTTTAGTTCCATCTTTGATATATTTTTTAAGTGTTCTTGCTAAGACTTTACTAAAACAAACTATTGGACCTTTAGTTTTTTCTAATTGATGAACAACAAAAGAAATATCAGAACCATGTCTTAATCCAATACTAATCATTCTTGTAAGTCCATCGGCGACATCATCACTATGGCCGTTAGTAAGTTCATACTCTTCTTCTTCGCTTATAAAAAGATATTTACCCCTTGTCTTTTTAACTATTTCTCCTGTTTTACATTCTTTAGGAATAAAGATGGATTTATCTTTTTCTTGATTAATTCCTGTAAATACTTCGTAAGGTTGTCGGTCTTCTCCAAAAAGACCAACTGCTACATAATATTTTTTTCCATTTAAAACAAAATGATGTAATTCTCCAGGAAGTTTATTTGGACGTTTTGGAGCTGTTGTTATAGGGAGATTCACCTTTTTCTTTTCCGCCAATACATTCATCATTGTCCCAGCCCTATAAGTAGTAATACCCTTTAAGGTTTCACTAAGATAAGCGTTTAAATAAATATCCTTAAACTTTTCAAATGGATAATCATTAGCTATATTAACTGTCTTTGAAATAGAACTATCTACCCATTTAGCAAAACCTTTCAAATCAGTTATATGTTCTTCTACAGTCAAAGAAGAAGCAGTTACGGCCCAATTAGCCTTCGGATTCCATAATTTTTTAGATATTAACCATCTGACTCCATAATCAATACATTCTACTTCTTTGGTTAATCCTCTATTTCTATCTATTTTATAAATAGTTCCCTTATGCTCCCCCTTTAAAATATTGTCTTCTCCCTCTTTAACCCATTTAAACATAGGGGTTTCTTTAAATTCTCCCTCCCAATATTTAGGACACAAAGGAAGAACATCGGTGGGACATTCGTCAACAATAACAGTTCGAATATATTCCGATAAAAACAAAGGCTCAATACCACCAGATACAACATTAGCTAATACTCCTGTATTTCCTGTTGGTTGGCATGAAAATAGGGCTGAATTTCTAATTCCATGAACACCCATATCTTCTAAAACAGATAAAGGAATTCCAATATCTTTAAAAAACTTATGTCTAGAATGTTTAGATGGAGAACAACCATCAAACATACCTTTTTCATTAGCTAATTGAACAGAAGCCTTTACAGCCATATTAGTAAAGGTTTTCATAATCTTATCTTTAAGAACTTCTGCTTCATTAGTCCCAAATCTAATATTCATCATATAAAGCATTGAACCCCAACCCATTACCCCTAAACCGATTCTCCTTCTTTTTTCAATAGACTCTTTATATTCTGGGAGGGGGGCTCCGGTTAATGAATTAACATTATCAAGAAAACGAACAGCCCACGGAACATACTTAGATAAAGCTTCAAAATCAAAAGATTGGTCGTCCTTTACAAACTGAGTTAAATTAATAGAAGCCAAATTACACACAGCACCAAAAGGAAGACATTGCTCCCCACACGGATTTGTGCTTGCTATATGAGCCTCTGGACCACCATAGTTCCAACAATGGGATTCATTAGCTCTATCTAAAAATAAAACTCCAGGGTCATTTCTTTCATAAGTGCTAGCCATTATTAAATTCCACAAATCCAAAATATTAATTGTTTTATAGACTTTAACGGGATATCCTTTGGATTTCCATAGAGATATATTACCATCCCATTCTTCTTTATATTTAGGATGTTGAGTATCAGGGAAAACTAAGTCCCATTTATTTAATTCTTCTATTTTTGACTGTAACCCAACGGCAAGTGATGCTTCTTGAGATGTAAAATTTTGTTTGTCTATTTTTTTAAGTTCATTTTCAATAAATTTAATCTCAACAATTCTATCCATAAACTCATTAGAACAATTAACAGATAAATTAAACTTATTTAAACGACCATCCTGCAATTTGGCAGTAATCCATTCCTCAATGTCAGGATGCCAACAATCCAAAATTCCCATCATGGCACCCTTTCTAATTTTAATTTTTCCTTCTTTATTTGCCTTTTTCTTGCCAGAACCAGCAGTTATTATATCAGAAGATGTATTAAATAATTCTGCATATTTAACAGCGCCAGGAGTTTCAACTCCAATACCATAAATAAAAGAACCACGAGGACGAATAAAAGAAAAATTCATACCCCAACCACCTTCTGATTTAAGAGTCATCGCCTGAGATAATAATACTGAAAATATCCCTTCTAATGAATCTTGGTCATATTTCGGTTTTGGACCGACGAAACAATTCATCCAAGTAGTTCCCTTCCAATCAGTTCCAGCATTAGCTAAAATTCTTCCGCCAGGAACTATTTTAAAATTAGACAATAGTTCTAAAAACTTTTCTTCCCATTCCTCTTTTAAGTCATTTTTTTCAGCAGAAGCGACGGCTTTAGCAACTCTAGCTAAGGTATCGTTTATTGAATTATCAGAATGATGTTTGTAAGTGGTAAACCAAACTTCGCGAGAAAAATCGTCAATGAATTGTGTCATAATTTTAGGCATGATATATTACAGTAAAAAATTGCTATTTGAAAAAATAATTAAGGAAAAAGATATAAGTCGGCAAAAGATATTTGGGCGACATTAGCTATTTTTAATATTGTCGGGAGGATATCGCTATCTTTATTGTTTTGCCAAAATCCTCTCCAATATTGTAGGGCAACAGTTTCTCTATGAGCCCTTTTACATGGACATCCAACCCCAACCATATCTCTTGTTTGTACAAGAGTATCTAATGCTGTCTTTTGGGCCTCTGTAAAGAGTTCTCTTTGTGGTAAATACCAATCTGAGAAATCCCATAGATTATAAAATATAAGCATTCCTTCTGTCACCTTTTTGGGTTCTGGGAAAATTGGTTGTAAAAGAGAATTAAGTTCGTTTATAGATAATGGAACTGGTTCGTCATTAACTTTAATCTCTTCAATTATTTGAGCTGGTTGAGTTTTAATTGGAGAAAGTTGATTTTTTATCCGTTGTCCGACAAACTCATTCATATAGTTTTTTGATTATCCATCTAAAAAGGAAATACCCTAGTATTGATAATAATATATTTAAACCTAAAGTATAAAATGGTAAAAAAACTAATGATAAAATATTAATCCATACCCCAAAACAAATTGGACAATTTAACATTCGTGTTGGGAAACTGGGAAACTTATATTCTAAGAAGTCTGGATAACTTAATGGAGTCATACCCTTTTTACAATCTTCCTCATAAGGAGCATATTTTAAAAACTTTAGTCTAAATAACTTCGCCCACTCTATAAAAGCATTAGTATCAAACCAAATATATAAAACAACTATAATAAAAGATATCCCATAAATTAATTCCATATTTTAATTTTCCCTTTCGCCATTATATTTCGATTCTTTAAAAAAAGAATAGGTGTTCGCCACCAAAATATAACACAGTAACAATATACACAAAGAAGCCATCCATAGTTAGACAACCAAAAGTTTTTCTTATTCTACCGAAATTTTCTTGAATATTTACAAATATTTGTGTATCTATTGTTGAAGAACAAAAACTAGCATAGTAAATACCTCACTATATATTTTAAAAAATATATTCTTTTAGCAGCTATGAACTATGTATGAACAAAAGGCGAAAATCCTTTTCAGCCCGCCGAGAAGACAACGGAAGGGTTTTCCCAAGTTGCCCTACCAAACTGGAGGGGAAAAGTAATAACTAGGCCGCAGTTGGCACCCGGCGGCGACAAAGCTGAAGCCAATCAGACGCAATAAGGGACAGGCACCATTCATTGATGGTAAAAAAAGAGGCTATCTTAATAAGATAGAAGTTGACAGGAATCCGCTAGACCTGAAAAGGTGAAATCGGAAGTATAAATGAGTTCTAGGCTCTCTCTCATCACCAATATTTATATTGGTAGCTTCTGGAAGCCGAAAGGCTATAAATCTCAATGCACTCTTCGCAAACTCCCGGCGAATTCAAAAAATATAACGGGACTTCAAGAATAGAGTCATTATTTTCCCTCTAGAGTTTTTTAATAAACTCTCTAGGGGGAAATTTCACCCGGTATATTTGCTTAAGAATTCATCATTAAGAGTCTACAAAAGAATTACGTTTAAAACTTTAATAAGACCATTCGTGAATATTTTACCCACTTCTACCGTCAAACTTTTATGGAAATTATGGAAAACGAAGTCATGGCTGATATTGTAAAACGTCCTATAATTAAAGATTCAGGACAACGGGAAGATTTCTCAACTGGTTCAAAAAGAGACACCCGAAACGGTAAAGGGAGATTCGATTTACTTCCTTTGTTCGCTGAGGAAGAATTGGCTAAACATTTTGAGGCTGGGGCCGTAAAGTATGGAGACAATAATTGGCTAAAGGGCCAACCTTTATCCAGGTATTTAGATTCAGCTCGTAGACATTTAAATAAAGCCGCTAGAGGCCAACGAGACGAACCTCATTTTACTGCTGCCGCTTGGAATATTATGTGTCTTATTGACACTATGAAAAGAATAGAACTTGGTCTTTTACCTGAAAGTTTAAATGACCTTTTACCAGTTTTACCAGAAGAAGTAGAAAAACTATTATGATTTCTCCTAATTTACTAATGATGGGTAAGTCTGATACTGAACTTATCCGATTAGTTAAAAATGACGCTGATAATGAAGCTATTTTAGAAGTATGCAGAAGATACGAGAATATTTTTTACAAAATCTGCCAAAGATATTCTTCGTCTCTTACCAAGGTCGGAATTGACGTTAACGATATTTTCGATGAGAAGTATTATATTATTTTTTATTGTATCTGTTCATTCAAACCATCTAAAAAAACTAAACTCTCTACTTGGATAGGAAACTATGCCAGGTATCTTTGTCTTAATGCTATAAATTCTAAGAAATTTATTTTACCATCTTCCGATGAAGAAATTAAACAGAAAATCGAAGAGACTCAATGTAAGAACGTCTTTCTTAAAAATGAAGACAAACAAGGAGAGTATTCTTTTATTTTAAATATTCTATCTCAACTCAAAGACCCTAGAATTTATAATGTATTTAATTTAAGATATTCTCATTTGCCAAACAAAATGATTTGGTCTAGAATAGCTTCATCGTTAGGTCTTTCTACTCAAACCGCTATCAACTTACATAATAAAGGATTGAGAATATTAAAAACTAAAATTAAAAGTAAAGATTTCTGTGATTTTATTTAAAAACATTTGAATAATCTATCAATACTTTACATCATATAATTAGCCCAACAACGGGCAAACTACAAATAAAACTATGAAACAAACTACAAATGATACAAATGGTAATAGCGGCGGAAATAGCGGCGGTAACGCTTGGAATAGGAAAGAGCTTGGTGTATTCTGGAGTAAAGAAACCAAGAACACTGGGGAAAAATATCTAACAGGAATAATTAATTTAAAAGCTCTCGGGTTTGATAAAGATGTTCCTGTTGTCGTCTTTACCAATAAGAACAAGCAAAAGGATAGTCATCCAGATTTAAGAGTCTATTTATCAGAAAAGCCTACTCCCACAGCCGCAGCGCAGCCAGTAGCTACCCCCTCAGTAATTCCACAGACGCCTAAACCCTCAAACAAAGAGTTAATTTAATCCTTTGTTTTGCCAATATAATAGTTTAAATATTATTATGTTGGTTATATTTTATGCGAAAATTAGCTTTACACCTACCTATTAATTCGGTTTCTTTTGGACAAGTATCTACATTGCTTTTAAGAACTATTTGGGAGAAGGAACAAAAAGGAGAATCTGATATTAATTGGAATTTATTTCCGATTGATGTTATAGACCTTGGCTCTCAAACAGCATTACCACAAGAATTCGTTCAATGGTTACAACAGAAAATCGCTAATTCAATGGAAACGTTTTCTAGAGATACTCCTATGTTTAAATTATGGCACTTAAACGGGAGCTTAGAATCTTTTTCTAGAAATCAAACGTTATTATCTTTTTACGAGTTGGATAATCCAACGAAAATAGAACTTAATATTGCAAGAAATAATAATAAATTATGTTTGTCTAGTCAGTATGCAGTTAACGTATTTAAGATATACGGCGTGGAGGCTAACTTTCTACCATTGGCATTTGATTCTTTTAATTTTAGGACTATCAATAAACAATTCCATACTGATGGAAGGATAGTATTTAATTTGTGTGGTAAACTCGAAAAACGAAAACATCATGCAAAAGTAATTCAAGCTTGGATTAAAAAATATGGTAACAATTCTAAATATGTTCTCCAATGCGCCGTATATAATCCTTTCTTGGGGGAAAAGGGTAATAATGAGCTTCTTGGGCAAATATTAGGTGGAAATAAACCATTTAATGTAACATTTTATCCTCACATGAAAGAAAATCAAATCTATAATGAATTTCTTAATAGTGCTAATATCATTATTGGTATGTCTGGTGGTGAGGGTTGGGGGTTGCCTGAATTTCATTCTGTAGCTATTGGTAAACATGCTATTTTATTAAATGCTCATGCTTATAAAACGTGGGCGACAAAAGATATGGTAACTATGGTTCAACCATCAGGAAAAATTTCCGCTGTAGATGGAATGTTTTTTAGACCAGGAGATGTTTGGAACCAGGGAAATATTTTTGATTGGAACGAAGAAGAATTTTTACAAGCTTGTGAAGAAGCGGTTATCAAATATCAAAAAAATCCAATAAACAAAGAAGGACTAACTTTACAAGAAAAATTCTCGAAAGATAAGTTTTTAGATTCTGTTATTTCTCTAACAGAGGCTCAATCATGAACCCCCCATTAATATCTTTAAGAAACTTTTCTAGTGACCAATATATTCTTGATAAAGTATTTTATCATAATTGTTATAGACTTCCACATTTTAATAAAGAGTCTTCTACTCAAGATAAAGTTGTTGTAGATATCGGCGCTCATGCAGGATATTTTTCTGTTACGGCTTTATTTCTGGGATATAAAGTTTATGCTTTTGAGCCGGTCGTAGATAATTTATCAGTTTTATTAGAAAATACATCTAAGCATATAAACTCTTCTGTTTTTGTATTTCCAGTTGGGGTTTCTACTAATAATTCTAATATTCAGTTATTAAATAAACCAGTTCTTAATAATTCGATGTTTGATTTTGCTTATTTGTCAGAAAATCTAACACAAACACATGTTCCTGAAGATTCATATCCAATTTCAGTATTCTCATTAGCTTCATTGTTGAGAGTTTTTGTATCTAATCATATGATTGATTATTTAAAAATCAATCTAGGATATGGAGAAGCATTTGCATTAACTAATCATAAAGATTTTTCTATTGTTAGTAATATTTGTGGAGAATTTAGTTTAAGTGAGATTTCTTCTGAAGGACTTTCATCTTTTCTGAAAAGCGTCGGCTTCACAAATGTTTTAGTGGAGCCAATTAATGATGATTCTAGAGCTTTATTTTTTGCTTCTAAGGGAAAATTAGAAGACGCTTTTATTACTTCATAATTTATATGGGACTATATTTATATCAAAATCCAAACACAAAAGAGATTATTGAAGTCGTTCAAAAAATGAATGACGAGCATACGTTTTTTAAAGATGGAATAAATTGGATAAGATTATTTACTTCTCCATGTCCAAAAATCGGAATTAATCCATTTTCTCAAGAAGACTGGAATAATCAAACTCGTAATACCAGGGGAACTATCGGAGATTTATGGGATAAATCGGCTGAATTATCAGAAAAAAGAGCTAAAAAAAGCGGTGGTATAGACCCAATTAAACAAAAAACTGCCGAAGCTTACAGAAAGAAAACTGGTAAACCTCATCCACACGAATAATGAAAACTCTACAGAATTGCGGAAAATTGATAGTTAAAGAATCCCCAATAGAAGGATTTGGGGTCTTTGCCACAGAAGACATTCAAAAAGGGACTATTCTTGAAGAAGTTCCTTTTGTTACCATTCCAAATTGGGCATCCTTTGGTAAAGCGTTATATGATTTTTTATCAACATCTGAATGGATGGGTGATAAAGTAAAATATACAGAAAATTTAAGAAAAAACTTGGGTTTTAAAGACCCAGAAAAATACTATTTTAAATGGTTTCCCCAGCATCAATTAGATAAGAGTCAAATTTCTTATACAGTTCTTCCTTTAGGATTTGGATGTATTTATAATAGTTCTAATACCCAGAACAACGCGGGTTGGGTTATTAAAGATAGTCTTTTTATATTTAAAGCAGAAAAGGATATTCAAAAAGATGAAGAGGTAAAAACGTTTTATGGATATTTTTTAAGTGAAAATGGAACAATATTTAATTGCGATAATGTATTTAATATTGGATTAGATATCATTAACGGAACTCTTAAATTAAAAATGTTTAGATTTAGTTCTATTGAAGTTTTTGAGGCAAGTCGGGTCCATCCAACATATATTCGTGGTCAAAAAATGTTAGCAGATTCTAAAGACGGACTTTCAATTAAAAAAATATCTTCGTCTAACTCTCCTACTGAAGACCAACAAGCAGTAGATGTTCCAGAAGTTGCTACACTACAGGATGTATATACAAGATTATCTGAATGTAAGAACCTTCCTAGAACTTTCTCTAGAATTCATATTGAATATACTAATAGAGAAGGAGAAATAGTTAAAGACGTTTTAGTATTTAAAAATTCTTGATATCTTCGTGGTTTTTGTATTTGTATATTATTTCTATCCATTTAAAAAATTCTTTTTCATTCATATTCATTTTCATGGATTGTAAATCTTTGTGAATCCATTGTATATTATCTAATTCATAACCCTTAGAGGAATCTATTCTATCTAAAGATGCAGTTTGGTTTTTGTAATTTTTATAATTAATTTCTAAATTTATCGGTTCTCCAGATAAAGCACATTTTCCAAATTGTTTCTCAAACTGCTTCCAAGCATCTTTTATTGTTATATTGAAAGATAAATTTCGATGTTTCGCCCCACTTTTTACTCTCCAAAAATAGCTTCCATTTATTTTCCCATATCTCGTTAATTTTAAACATCCACAACTTTTACATTCTCCATTTTTTAAATTTCTTAGTCTAACGATTTTAATGTTTCCACAATCACAAAGACATTCCCATTTAGACATATTATCTACTGAATTTTTAACTCTTGATTTAATAATAAGTTTTCCGTATCGTAAACCTATATATTTTTTTAATGCTTCTTGAATATGCTCGTCACTGTTTCTAATTGGTATATTAAACTTTTTTAAATAATTTAATACCGTTGAATAACTTACTTTTAATTGAAAGGCAATATTCTTGCTACTGAGTTTTTGATTAATATATAATTCGTATAATAAATTTTTATCCATATATGTAAATAATTACACTAATTAATTCCATCAAGTGAATAAATATCATCAGATTTCCCTCAAACTACTATAATAGTTTGAGGTTTTTTGTTATGAATTTTACTTTATTTTTAAATTCCAGAGGAAGAGTTGAGCAGCTTAAAAGATTTATTGAAGTGGTCGAAAATGTTACAATTAATTTAGCAGAAACAGAATTAATAATTACAGGCGATAATGATGACCAAGAAACCGTAGAATTTTTAAATTCTCTAAATTCTAGAAAAACTCTTATTTTTAATCCCATAATCGGAGATAGACCAAAAAGTTTATGCGGCTCATATAATAATATGGCAAATAGAGCTAGCGGGAAATATCTATTTGTAATGAACGATGATGCTGAAATATTGACTATGGGTTGGGATGAAATTGCATTAAAGAAAATTTCCGACTTTAAAAAAGAAAAAAATATTAAAGATGATATAATTTTTGGCGTTACTTCTGATACAAGTGTCGATAAGGCCCACACAAAAGAATACCCATCTTTTCCAATTATTAGTAAACAAGCAGTAAACGTTCTTGGATTTTTTATGCACGATAATTTTGTTGGTTTAGGTGGAGATAGTTCTATTTATCGCGTATATCAAGAGTCTCAACGATTAGTAGATATGACCGCAATAGTAGTAGACCATATTTACCATAATACTATTTATAAAGTAATGGCTCCAGATAAAACTGCTGCTGAGATGAGAATGAATTCTGCCGTTAATCCAGTTGACCCATTTTCTTTTGATGTATCAGATGATGTTAAAAAACTACAAGATTTTATTAAAGCTACCAACAAATAAATATGACTGAACAATCATTAAATTGCGACAGAAGATATACCCATACATTTGCTGATTTGGTCGATAGACTAAGTATATGTATTCTAAAAAGTATTTTTATTCCATCAAATAAGAAAGCTTATGATGCGGAAATTCAAGACATAATGCACGATATCGACTTGATTATCTCACAAAAAAATGTTACTCTTAATGCAGAATCGGTAAGAGCCATACAAATCCTAATGCTTTCCAACCGATTTATTTGGGAAAATGAGAGTAAATGTAGAGCTGGGGAAAATCAAGACTTTTCTTTATTAAAAATTACACACTCAATCAATGGAGTTCGAAATACTGCGAGAAATGTATTGTCTAAAGAGATGGGTGAAAGATTAGACTTAAAAGTTGATTGTCTCGCCGCAGAATTACAAACTGATTTCCAAAATTGGAACTTATTTAATAATGAATCAACCACGAATAGTTAATTATGACTTTTATATTAAAGGGGTTTTTGGATTAGAATTTGATTCTTTCAAAGATGAGCGTGGTTATAATTTTGAAGGATTTAATCATAATTACTTAAAAAGGATACCTGCTTTAGATTTAGTATTTAAAGTTGATTCTTTTTCAAAATCCCGAAAATGGACATTAAGAGGTTTCCATGGAGACAAACAAAATCATAAATTAGTTCAATGCCTTTCTGGAAGAATTCAATTAATACTATTAGATGCAAGACCTAATAGTTCGTCTTATGGAAAGACATTAGATATTGGGGTGATTTCTGGAGCTTTACCGAAAGCTTTTATTCTACCTCCTGGAGTATTAAATGCTCACTTATGTTTAAGCGAAGAATGTATATTTTTTTATAAACTAACTTATGGTTATGTTCCAATAGCAGAACAAATTCATGTTAAATGGAACTCTCCAAACTATAATATTTCATGGATTGGTAACTCAAAAGATTTTATATTATCAGAAAGAGACAAATAAATGATTATTTTAATAACTGGCGGAGCTGGATATTTAGGAACTATCTTAATAGAAACACTATTAAATTATAGAAATATAGGATTAATAAGTTTTAAAAAAATAGTAGTTTACGACAATTTACTGTATAAACAAGATGGTATATTTCCATTATTGTCTGATTCTTCCGTAGAATTCGTATTGGGTGATGTTAGAGATTATACTAAACTTCAAGGATATATACAGGAAGCAGATTATATTATTCCTTTGGCGGCTATAGTTGGAGCCCCTGCTTGTGATAATGACCCAAAACTTGCAGAAGAAATTAATTACAGACAACTCTATTATATTTCTCAAAATTGTCCTTATCACTCAAGAATCATTGTTCCAAATACTAATTCTGGATATGGGGCGACTAAAGATGGACAGCCCTGTTCCGAAAAAAGTCCTTTACGTCCATTATCGGTATATGGTGTTACTAAATGTAATGGAGAAAAAGCGGTTATGGAATCTGGACATGGATGTGCTTTTAGATTAGCTACTGTTTTTGGAACATCATATAGGTTTCGTAAAGATTTATTAGTTAACGATTTTGTCTTAAAAGCGATGACTGATAAATATATTGTTTTATTTGAAAGTCATTTTAAAAGAAATTTTATTCACATAAGAGATGTGGCTCATGCTTTTATTCGGGCAATGATGAATTGGGATTTATTTAAAAATGAAGTTTTTAATCTTGGATTATCTTCTGCTAATTTGTCAAAATTAGAATTATGTGAAGCTATAAAAAAACACATTCCAGATTTTGTTATTAAACAAGATGATTTCGCTAAAGATAAAGATAAAAGAAACTATATCGTCTCCAATAAGAAGCTTGAAAATGCCGGATGGACTGCTCTTAATAGCTTAGATGATGGTATTCAAGAACTTATAAAAGCTTATCCAGTATTAATAAATTCTGGTCTTACAACATATACGAATTTATAAAATATGATAACAAATTTAACAAAACAAAACCTCATAGATTTTGAGGAAGACATTGCTCAATGTTTTAATCAGAAGATGATTAAAGCTCCCATTCATCTTTATTCAAATAACGAAGAAGAAATGATTAACGTTTTTCAAGAAATTCGTCCTCAAGATTGGGTTTTTTCTGCTTGGCGAAGTCATTATCAATGTTTATTAAAAGGAGTTCCCCCAGAACAATTAAAACAAGCTATTCTTGATGGAAAATCTATTTCTTTATCCTTTCCATCTTATAAGATATTCTGTTCTGCTATAGTTGGGGGCTCGGTTCCCATTGCTGTCGGAACAGCCCTAGCTATTAAAAGACAAGGATTAGATGAAAAAGTTTATTGTTTTGTGGGAGATATGACTTCTGAGACAGGTATTATGTGGGAGAGCTTAAAATATAGTATTTCTTACGATTTACCTATTGTGTTTATTGTGGAAGATAATGGACTTTCTGTATGCACTGATACAAGAAAAACTTGGAATATGGAAATCCTTACTTTTGAATATCAGCTTCCAAAGTCTTCTAAAAAATACATAAGATATTATAAATACAAAAACAAATGGCCACATGCCGGTTCTGGGTCACGAATTCAATTTTAATGAAAACTTCATATATTTTAGCAACTAACAAAGACTTGGGATTTAGTCAAGATACAATTATTTCTATTTTATCGTTACCAAAACACGATATGGAACTAATAGTCTGTTGTCCACAATCGTCTATACATCCACAACACGAAGATTTTTTAAAACGATATAATATAAAAATAATTATAGACAAAGAATGTTCTGGAAGCATTTTCGCATTTAATTACGCATATTCGTTTACTGATGGAGATTATATAGCTATGATGATAGAAGATATAATCCTTCCTCCTAATTATTTAGATATGCAAGCTTGGATGGAATCGGATTTTATGAAACAAAAACGTTTCAAAATATCTAATACATTATGGGATGCTGGCCCTGGATTATTAATGTATGGACATCATGACCCAAACGCCATTGATGGAGACGAAAGATTTAGATGGCCAATTACTGCTCCACATTTATGTATTAATCCTGCTTATACTCCATATGCTGTAATTCCTCTTCCATTTTTTTTAAGAGAAACTGTTGAGAAAGAACTCCAAGGATATCTTTTTCATCCCAAAATTAAACATCATTTTCCAGACCATTGGTTAGGATTTTTTATATCTAAACAAGAACCATTCGAACCATTTAAATGGAGATGCCCAACGGTTCAATATCAAGTAAATACTAAATACTCTTTTCCTTATGATTGGTCAACTAATAACTATGACATGAAAATTGTCGCCCAGCTAGCAGAAGACTTTATGGCAGGACAACAACTTTACGTCAATCCTTAATATGAGATATTTCAACGAATTAAAAAAATCAATGGAGTTTTTAGCCGATAACCCAAAAACCATATTTTTGGGGCAGGCTGTTATTTATGCTGGAACTGCGATAAGTAACACATTAAAAGATATTCCTGAATATAAACGAATAGAATTTCCGGTAAATGAAGAATTGCAAGCTGGTGTTTCTAATGGTTTAGCTTTAGCCGGACTTATTCCTGTTAGTATATTTCCAAGATGGAATTTCCTACTTCTTGCCACAAATCAAATAGTCAATCATCTTGATAAATTTCCTATTTTTTCTGGATATAAAACCAAGGTTATTATAAGAACAAGTATTGGCTCTGAAAGACCATTACATCCTCAGTATCAACATGTTGGAGATTTTTCAGATGCCTTTAGATTAATGTGTCCTAACATTGAGGTTATTCGATTAGATGAACCAGAACAGATATTTCTATCATATAAAAAGGCTCTAGAAAGAGAAGACGGAAAATCTACTATTTTAGTAGAATATGGAGATTTTTATAATGAAAAATAATGTCTTATTTGTAACCGAAAAATGGGCCGATGGTAATCCTAATTTTGGATTTACTCATACAATGACTGATATTTTTAATACATTCAGTCAAACCCAAAGAAACTATAATTTTAACACCCTTCATATTGACGAAGCTGGAGTTGTTTTTGGAAAGCATGTAGATGATATCCTTCCTCGCTATTGCCTTAGTTGGGATATAAAAATAGTTATTGTTTCTCTTTTGGGGAACTCCCCAATGAATCCTTCTCTGGAATGCTTTCAAAAACTTAAACAATTAGGAATTTTTATTTGCTTCTTATGGTGCGATAGTAACCCAAATGATTTGGCTCTCATTAATTATTTAAGACCAATTACAGACATTAATGTTTTCATGGATGCTTCTTATATTCCCGAAAGAAAATATGAAGAAAACGATTTAGTATTATGGACCCCGCTTGATTCAAATCTTTTTTATCCAGATGATAAAACTAGAGAAGTCTCATTCGTAGGACGCCTTTATCCATACAGAGAGGCATCAATGTCTATGCTTTCAGAAGTTTATCCTAAAGCTATAGTGAAAAGTGGGCAAAGAGAACATCGTTTGTCTTTCGAGGAATACGCCCAAATCACTAGAGAATCGCAAATAATAGTAAATTTTTCATATCACCCACTTGGTTATCACCAAGTAAAAGGAAGAGTATTTGAGGCCACAGCTAGTAATTGTTTACTATTAGAGTCAGATAATCCAGCAACCGAAAAATTATTCATTCCCAATAAAGAATATGTTCCATTTATTTCCCCTAAAGATTTATTAGATAAAGTCAATTACTATTTAGAGAACGAGGAGGAAAGATTAAAGATAGCTCAATCGGGACATGAAGCTTATCAACAGCGTTTTAACATTACAATTTTTTGGAATAAAATAATGTCTCGCGCAGAATCATATTTAAACAATGACTAAAGTTTTAATGTTAAGTGCTAAATGGTGCGACGGAAATCCTAGCTTAGGACTTTCAAATGATTTTCATAATGTATTTAATAGTTTTAGACAGAGTTTTTCAGAAATTCAATATGATATTTTATTTTATGATGAATGCTTAATTACATATTCTTCTCATATAAATGATATACTATTGAACTATTGTGAAAAAAATAACGTCACCACCATAATTGTTTCGTTGATGGGTAACAGTCATTTAAATCCGTCTATTGAGTTATTAGCTCAACTTAAAAATCTTGGATATAAAGTATGCATTATTTGGCCCGACACGGGTCCAACTTGGGGTATGCAAACGATGGCAGCTATTGGGGAAAAAGTTAGTCTTCATGTTTCTTGGGATAATCCTCGCTCTCAGTTTCATGATAATACACCTAGAGTTAGTAATTATTTAAATTTGTGGACTCCAGAAGACAATACTCTATTTAGATTTTTAGATTTTGACAAGAAAGATATTGATGTAAGTTTTCTTGGAAGCACAGATAAATATCACGATAGATTATTTTTCTTGAATCATCTGAAAAAGTTTGCTAACATTTATATTAGCGGTGGACAGAGAGATAAACGTCTTTCTCCAGAACAATACGCTGATATTACACGAAGAAGCAAAATAGGAATTAATTTTGCTCTTAGCCAAACAGGGGTATTTTGGCAAGCAAAAGGCCGAATATTCGAATATACTATGAGCGGAGCTTTATTATTAGATTTAGCCAATCCATCAACAAAAGATTTTTTTACTCCAGGTGAAGATTTTATAGAATTTGTGAATATTGAAGATTTAATTAACAAAATCTCCTATTATCTTAATAATAAAGATGATAGAGAAAAGATAGCTCTGCAAGGACATAAAACTTGTTTATCTAAATACTCTTCTTATAAATATTGGGAGGCGATATTAAAGACAATGAATTCTATATGAAAATTTTAATTACGGGTATTAATGGAAGTGCAGGTAGTTATCTTGGAGAATTTTTGGTAAATACTACTAATCATCAAATATTTGGAACTGTTAGGAATCATAATGGACTATCTAATATTCAAAATATCAAAGATAAAGTTTCAATTATTTATGTTGATTTAATGGATTTTCCCTCTTTGTTAAAAACTCTAGACAAGTATCGTCCAGATGTTATTTTTCATATTGCTTCTATGGCCAACGTAAGGAATTCTTTTGATTCTCCTTGTGTTGTTGTTAATAATAATGTTAATATCACTCTTCATATATTAGAAGCCGTTAGACTTTTAAAAGATAAGGATAATTATAATCCAATTATTCAACTATGTAGCACTTCTGAAGTATACGGAAATCCTAGTAAAGAATTTATTCCTATTGACGAAAATTGTCCACTTCTTCCAATTAATCCATATGCATCATCTAAATTGATGCAAGATAGTCTTGGTTACGTTTATTTTCTTAATTTTAAATTAAATGTAATCAGAACAAGAATGTTCTCTTATTTCAATCCTCGACGACCAGATTTATTTGCTACTCATTTTGCCAGACAAATTATAGATGTTTCCAATGGTAAAAAAGAAACGGTTGAGCACGGAAATCTTTCTTCGATACGAACAATTATCGACCCAATGGAAGCTGCTGAATGTTATTGGTTAATAACCTGTAACGGGAAAATTGGAGAGGTTTATAACATTGGTGGAATAGAACCAATTTCTGTTGGTGGAGTTTTAGAAGCATTAATTAAAAAATCTGGTAAAAATATACCAACAAAGCAAATCTCTGGTTTAATGCGTCCATCTGATATAGATAGACAAATTCCAAATATCCACAAATTTCAAGCAGCGACCGGATGGACCCCCAAAAAAACATTAAGTCAAAGTATTAATGATTTTTGGATAGATGTAAATAATCTATATCGTTAATTCCAATGAAAAAAATTAAAGTTTATTTTAATGAGTTTAACATTCCAACAGATAACACTGTTTATTTTCCCTATTCGTCAGGATTGTTATTAGCATATTGTCTTCAGGACGAAGATGTTAGACTTAATTTTGATTTTCAAGAATTTTTGTTTCGAAGGGAACCATTATTAAATATTTTATCTAGATATGAAAATCCAGATATAGCTTGTTTTTCATCATCAATTTGGAATCATCAGTTAAACTTGGCGGTTGCGAAAGAAATTAAAAATAGATTTCCTAATTGTCTAATTATCTTTGGTGGACCACAAGTTCCATTAAACAGTAATTTTTATATTGAAAATCCCTTTATAGATATAGGAATATTTGGGGAGGGAGAAATTATATTCCGAGATTTATTAATTAAATATTTAAAAAGGGAGAATAATTTTCCCCATCATATTACATTAAAGAATGATGTTACAACTAAAGAAATAGATGTTTTTCCGTCACCATATTCATTAGGACTATTTGACCAATTAATTAAAGATAATCAAGATATTAAATTTAAAGCAATAGTAGAAACAAATCGTTCGTGTCCATTCTCTTGTGATTTTTGTTTTTGGGGACAATCAGACTTAAATAAGAAGATTGTCTTCCATTCTCTTGAATATACAAAGCAAGAAGCCTTATGGCTTGCAAAAAATCAAGTAGAATATATCTTCTGTGCAGACGCAAATTTTGGAATGTATAAAAGAGATATTGATGTAGCCCAACTATTTTCAGATATTAAATTAGAATATGGATATCCAGATAAGTTTCGCGTTTGTTATGGGAAAAATACAACAGAAAATATATTTAATACAGCTTTAATATTATCTAAAGCTAATTTAGCTAAAACAGTAACGCTAGCGAAACAATCTAACGATAAATCTGTATTAGCCAATATTCATCGTTCGAATATTAATACTAAAACATTTAAACAATTACAAATAAAATATACAGAAGCGGGAATCCCTACTTATACCGAATTAATATTAGGTCTTCCAGGAGAAACATATTCTTCATTTTTGTCTGGACTAGAAGAAACCCTAGAATCTGTTATTAATAATCAGGTATTTATTTATCATTGTCAAGTTCTTCCAAATACAGCGATGGCAGAAAAAGATTATATTTCAAAATATGGTTTAAAAACTGTTAAAATCCCACTAGCGGAAGTTCATGGTAGTGTTCGAGATAATTCTATCGTTCAAGAATTTGAGGAAATAGTTATTGGAACTAATTCAATGTCCCAAGAAGAATGGAAAAAGTGTGCCGTTATTTCTTGGTTAGCTCAATCTTTATATGGGCTTAAAGCTGCCGAAGAAATTATTAATTTTCTTATTAAAGAATATAAAATCAAATTTACAGATTATTTTGAATTTATCTCTAAATGCGATATGGATGAAGTAAAATTATTATGGAGAGTAGCAAACGACATTACAGATGGGGAAAGGAGATGTCAACATGATGCTAGATTTGGGTCAATATATTATGACCCAGAAGAATTTGTTTTTTTATTGTTATGCTTAAATCCTAATAAATTCTTTCAAAAATTATTTCAAATAACTGTGGGATTTTTGATGTCTAAAGGTATAGACATAAAAAGTAAGTTTGCGGAGTTATTGACAGTTTTTTCTGTTCAACAAGATAATCTCCCTTCTCCTTACGATTATAGTTCTACTAAAGAGTTTGCTACCAAAGTAGTCTTACATGGAAGAAAAAGTAACTCAACTAAAAAACAAAGAAATCCAATAGGATTTCAATTAATATGAAAAGTCCAGACGTATCTATTATTTTACCGTCTATTCGCCCAGAAAATCTGATTAAATTTTATGAATCAGCTCAAAATGCTTGTCAGAGATATTCTTTTGAAATTATAATTCCTGGTCCATATCTAATTCCAGAAGAATTAATGAAAAAAGGAAATGTTGTATTTATTCATACTTACGCTAATCCAACTATTTGTTTTCAAATGGCGGCTCTTTTAGCTAGGGGGGAATTTATTTATAATACAACAGATGATGGATTATTACAACCCAATGTTATTGATATTGCTGTTGACCTTCATAGAGAAGCATTGACATTCAAAGATATGATAAATATGAGGTATGATGAAGGAGTATTAGACCCGATAACTCTTTTACCTTTAAAAGAAAATCATGAACATTTCTCTCCATATTATTGGATTGCCCATTCTCATGCTGATTTAAGATTACCGGGAATTCCCGTTAATTATAAATTATGTATGCATTTCTTTATTAAGAAGAACTATTTTCTTTGGCTTGGTGGATTTGATTGTAATTATGAATATAGCAATCATGCTTTACACGATTTAGCTTTTAGAGTTCAATCAGATGGAGGACAAATTGTAAGTCTTCCTGTGGTTGCTTTTTATTGTTCTCATCTTCCTGGCCAGCAGGGCGACCATGGACCAGTAAATGATGCTCAATTAGGACCAGACATTACAAGATTTAATTCTATCTACGGAAACTCAACCCTAGATATAAAACAAAGAATTAATTTAAATTATGACGATTGGAAGAATTTTCCTAATATATGGGAAAGAAGATTTGATAAAAATAATTTGTTAGTTAATAAAATATGAAAAACGATTTAGATATCCTACTTATTCATCCGAATTCTGCTAAAAGAGTCTATCAAGACCTTAGTAATAATTTTTCAGCTATAGAACCCCCAATTTGGGCGTTAATGATTGCTTCTTATCTTATAAATAAAGGGTGGAATGTAGAAATACTCGACTGCGAAGCTTTAAGGTTAAATCCAAAAGAAGTATATACAATCGTTAAAAATAAATCTCCAAAAGTAATTGGTATGGTTGTTTATGGGCAACAGCCATCAGCCTCGACACAAAATATGACAGGGGCAATCGACATTATGCATAAATTGGCTGATTTAGATATTACTCGTATCTATATTGGTCCGCACCCCTCTTCGTTACCGATAAGAACTATAGAAGACGACCCAGGAGCATTGGTTTGTCAGGGGGAAGGTCCAATTACATTGGATATATTATTAAAACAAAAAAATCACAAAGATATTAGCGATAGGAAAAAAGTTCCTGGATTGTGGTATTTTAATTATATTTCTGGAAAGATAGAGGGAAATTGCTCTGCTCCTTTATTACGAGACTTAGATAATGATATTCCGAATTTGCCTCTTGACCTTCTTCCTTTAGAACAGTATAGAACTTCTAATTGGCATAGTTGGACTAATGAAAATAAAACTCAACCATTTTTATCTTTATATACCAGTTTGGGATGTCCTTTTCAGTGTTCTTTTTGTATGATTAATTCTCCATTTAATAATGGGGATAATAAAAATAATACTTTCCGCACTTGGTCGCCCGCTCATACATTAAGGATTTTAAGGGGTTTTACTGATAAGGGGGTTACTAATGTTAAAATAGCTGATGAAATGTTTGTCTTAAAACCACCCCATTTTCTTGAAATTTGTAAGGGTGTTATTGATAGCGGGATGAAATTTAATTTTTGGGCTTACGCAAGAATAGACACCGTAAGAGAACAATATTTAGATATTCTTAAAAAAGCTGGAGTAAATTGGCTAGCACTAGGTATTGAATCTGGTAATATTAAAGTAAGGCAAGAAGTCATTAAGGGTAAATTTCAAGAATTAAATATTCATGATATTGTTTCTAAAATTCAAAATCATGGAATTTGTTCTATGAATAATTTTATATTTGGGTTACCAACAGACACCATTGAAACAATGCAATCAACGTTAGATTTAGCTATGAACTTAAATGGCGAATATGCTAATATGTATTGTGCTATGGGTTATCCTGGAAGTCAATTACACAGAGATTTTTCTCAACATAATCCATCTGTTTTACCAGAAAACAATGGCGTCGGATGGATAGGATATTCTCAACACGCTTACGAAACGTTTAATCTTCCGACAGAAGTATTAAAAAATCATGAAATTCTTAAATTTCGTGACGAAGCGGTAATTAAATATTTTAGTAACCCATCTTATTTGGAAAAAATGACATTAAAATTTGGACCTAATTTTAAAACAGAAATACAAAACATGTTAAATATTAGATTAAAAAGAAAAATATTAGGAGACTAATTATGTCAGAACTTATCAAATTACATTTGGGGTGTTACCATCGGAAAATACATGGATATATTAACATAGATATCCGTCCAGAATGCTCTCCAGACCTAGTAGAAGACTGCTTCCTATTATCTTCGTTTAAAAATAATAGTGTTGATGTTATTTATACTTGTCATATGCTTGAACATTGCAAAAGAGACGAAGTTCTTCCAATATTAATCCGCTGGAATGAGATATTAAAACCAGGTGGTATTTTAAGGATTTCTGTCCCAGATTTTGAGGCTTTGTGTGAATATTATATTCAAACAAGAGATTTAGAAGCCATTACAAATTTAATGTTTGGTTCCCAAAAACATGCTTATGATTTTCATTATATTGGTTTTAATGAAAAGTATTTAACTAGTTTATTAAAAGGATTAGATTTCGTAAATATCCATCGTTATGATTGGAGGGAAACAGAACATTTTTATATTGATGATTACTCTCAATGTTATTTGCCAAGTATTGAATATAAATCTAGAAGACTAACTGATGAAATAAAAGGAAAACTAGTTAGTCTAAATATTGAAGCGGTAAAAGCTCTATCTATATGACAAAACCAGAAATTTCAATCTTAATGCCAGCTATTCGTCCGCAGAACTGGACAAAAGTATATGAATCTATTTTGTCTTCAACAAGGCGTTCTTTTGAATTAGTTATTGTGGGACCACACCAATTACCAGAAAATCTTTTACAATATAAAAATATTAAATATGTTAGAGATTTCGGTTCTCCAGTAAGAGCATCTGCTATAGGAAGTCTTTTGTGTGAAGGAACATTTATATATCCCACTCATGCAGATGATTGTTTTTTAATTCAAGATTCTTTGGATAATAATATTGATATCCTTTCTAAATATAACGATGAACATGTAGTTGTTTGTAAGTATTCAGAAAGCGAAAATTTATCCAGAGAAAATGATTATCAAAACGATGATTATTATAAAATTGTTAATGCTTATCCAGTAAATCCAATGGTAATTCCTAGTCATTGGTTAATTTTTAATTCTGTTATTTGGTATAGAACAACTTTTGATAGAATTGGGGGATTTGATTGTCATTTTGAAACCTGCCCAATGGCTCATGCAGATTTAGCTATAAGAAGTCAACACGTTGGTATTAAAGCTATTTTATCGTCTTTTCCATTATTAAAATGTGGCCATATGCCTGGAACCAGTGGCGACCATGCACCCATACATTTTACCCAAATATTGAAAGATGACCCAAAATTTAGATTAAAATATAGCGAACCACTTGACGATTTAGTTAGTTGTATTGATAGATTAAATTGGAAAAAATATCCCAATGTTTGGAAAGAAAGATTTAATTAAAATTATGGAAATCCTTATTTTAGCAGACTCTAGAGCTATGTGGCCGAGAGAATATAGTTGGCCTAATGTATTACAACAGATGCTTGGTAAAGGATATAATATCACGTCTTATATTAGCGGAATAGATAAATGGCTTGCATCTATTAATATGATGGAAGAATTTCTTTTGGACAAATTCCCAGATAAAGTATTCGATATTATCATTATTCAAGCGGGATGGCATGAGGGAGGACCATGCTTCTGGCCCGAAGAAACGTGGAAAGAGATTATAAATACCAAAACCAGAGAATTTAACCAATCTTCTCTTATTGATAAAATAGAAAATAATGGTAAATCTAAATTTTTATATAAAGACGAAAAAGAAGAAAAATCTGTTTTTAAAACATTTAGGTCAAGAGGAAGAAATGTTATTTTTATTAATATGCATTCTGTTCGGCCACCAAACGATTTAAATAAAGAGTATGGTCTTGGAATGACTCATCAATATAAACAACTAGAAGCTAATTTTAGATTTTCTCCTGTTGATTGCGATTCTTTTTCTTTACCACAAGACAATGAATGGATATCTAATTGTTGTTTACCTGATAGGTTGCATTATATGTTTCATGGAATTAATTATATTGCTACTTATTTAGCCAGATATATTCAACGAGCACACAAAATATTACCCAACCTATTAGCAGATTCATCTAAACACAAATCTCTTTTTGAAGAATCCAAAAGAATAGGTTCATTTATTGCAAATAATACACAGGAACGAGATAAAGTAATTTTGTGCGATGATTTGACTTCCAATTTAATTGCTGCTTTTTGGGGATGTATTCTTTATAATCGTATTCCATTGATTATACAACATCCTTCAGTTAAAGTTCATTCTTCAGAATTTCATAAAAAGTTACAAAGAATAAAAGAAATAGTAAATCCATCATTTTGTTTTTGTTCGGAAAAATATTTTTCGTCGCTTAAGACATTTTTTAACGCGGCATTTACTATAAATAATCCTCACAATGATAGATATGAATTAGATTTGATTGATTATTCTTCTGATGATGTCGCCTTTTTGCAATTATCATCAGGAACCACTGGTGACGTTAAAATATTAGAAGTAACACATAAGCAAGCAATAGAGAATGTCGAAGAATATGCTCTTATTTCTAACATCAATCAGTATAGTTCTATTGTTTCTTGGCTACCATTATATCACGATATGGGATTAATTACTTCGGTTATTATTCCTGTTGTTATGGATTGTTCAGTTGCATATATAGATACATTTTTATGGCTTTCTCGCCCAGTGTTAATATTAGAAATGATTGAGAAATATAAAGCTACTCATGTTTGGTGGCCGAATTTTGTTTTTTCGTTTTTGGCTAATCAAAAAGACGATATATCTAAAATAGATTTATCTTCTTTACAATTTTTAATTAGTTGTTCTGAGCTTTCATTCAATAAAGATATTAATAAATTTATTGAAAAATATAAAAATAATAAACTTAATTGTCAGATAGCTAATTGTTATGCCCTAGCGGAAAATGTATTTGCCGTCAGTCAATCTAATTCTCTATCTTCAATAACACTAGCTAATGGTTTTTCATTAACAAGTTGCGGTAGAGCTATGCAGGGGATTTCTGTTTTAATTTTAAATGATAACGAAGAAGATATTACTGGGGAACCAGTTGTTGGTAAAATTTATATTAAAAGTAATACTATTACAACTAAGACTCTAAATAAATATGGATATTATGATACTGGAGATTTAGGATTAATATATAATGGAGAAATTTTTGTAGCTGGAAGAAATAAAGACAATTTTGTTTCTTTTGGAATTAATATTTATCCAGAATTAGTTGAAAAAAGTCTTGATGGTATCAAAGGAATTACCCCAGGAAGAATAGCTTGTATTGGAATCCAAGATAATGAACTAGGAACATGTAGAACATTTATTATTGCTGAAACAAACGACTTATCTCTTGCTGACGTTATCTCTAAAGAAATATCTTTAACTGTTAAAAATTTATACGAAGTCTCCCCTACTGTATTTATAGAAAATCCATCGTTTTTAATCAAAACTTCCAGTGGTAAAATAAGCCGTTTTCGTTCTGGGGAAAAACTAATTAAAAAAATAGGAATATTAAATATCATTAATAAATTCTTGGCTGAAAAAAATAAACCGAGTATTAGAATAAGCGACAGATTATATACCTCTGGTTTATTGGATAGTTTGGAACTGTTTGAATTAATTCTATTCTTAGAAAAATCAGGGGTATCTTTAAATAAAGAATTATTAACCAAAGATAGTTTTCGTATTGATTTAGACAAAATTGATAATATTGATGGAATTATAGCAGTATTACCAATATAAAAGATATGAAGTATGAATGTTTTGATTTTATCTGATTCTCGTGGAACTGTCCCACAAGGAAACTCATACATAAATAAATTAATACGTCTATTACCGAATTTTTCTTTTACTTATTTTAATATTGGTTCTCAATTTCATATTAATACCCTAAATAAACTAGAAGAGTTTGTTATTGATTTAAATAAGAAATTTGATATATTAATAATTCAAGTTGGAATACATGATAATGGAGTTTTGCCTTGGCCTAAAACGATATGGGAATATTATTTAAATACCAAATATAGAAGATTTGAAAAAGCTTTTTTGTATCAACGTCCACCGTTCATGAATACAAATTTGTTTTTTTATCAAAACGAACAAGAAGAAAAAGATTGTTTTAAAACGTTTAGGAAATATTGCAAAAAAATAGTTTTTTTAAGTCCTCATGGTATATATTTATCAGTTTTCGAAAATAAAGTGATTCATTTTGGAGAGGACTATAGACAACTAAACCTAAATAATATTAATAGAATATCTAAACTGGCCGACGAAACAATTTTTCTGCCACAAGACGAAAAATTTAAATTAAAATATACTATGGATGCAGGAATTCACTATAATGACGCTGGTCATAATTTTATCGTGAGAAAAATTAAAAAAGCATTAAAATCATGAAAAAAATACTAATAACTGGAAAAACTGGAACAGTTGGTCAGAACTTAAACTTTGGAATAGGTTTTTCTTCTCACGAATATGATTTAAGAGATAAAGACCAATGCAACCTCTTGTTTATGTCTCATCGCCCAGATGCGGTTGTTCATTGTGCTGCAAAGGTTGGGGGATTAAAATTTCATATCGAACAAAAATATAAGTTATTCTACGATAATATTTTAATTAATACTAATGTTTTGGAAGCATGTAAAAACATGCATGTCCCAAGAGTATTATCGTTTTTATCTTCATGTATTTTTTCAGAAGAAATAAATAGACCTTATAAAGAAGAAGATTTACATATTGGATTTCCGGCGCAAGTCCATTATCCTTATGGATTCGCGAAAAGAATGCTAGAAATACAAAGTCGTATTTGCTATGAAGAACATGGATTAATTTATAATTGTATTATTCCAACTAATATTTATGGCCCAAATGATGATTTTAATCTAGAAACCGGACATGTAATAGGAGTATTAATATATAAAGCTCATCAAGCGAAATTAAATGATACCTCTTTTTCTGTTTGGGGTGATGGAGAACAAGAACGAGAATTTTTATATGTAGATGACGTGGCAAAATTAACTGAATGGGCTTTAGAATATTATAACGATAAAGAACCATTAATCTTTTGTAATAATCAGACTATTAAAATAAAATATATTGCAACTTTAATAGCTCGTGCGTTCGGAATAGAAAATAAATTAGAGTTTGATACCACTAAACCATCTGGACAGAAAATTAGACGTTTAAGCGGAAATAAGCTATTATCATTAAATGACTTCCCATTTACGTCAATTGAAAATGGAATAGAAAAAACCATTGAATGGTATTTAAATAATTATCCTAATATCAGAAAATAATATGAATCAAATTAATCATCCATTAATGGCGGAAAATATTGACGAACAAGATATTCAATGTATTCAAGAATTTCTCTCTCAAAGACCTATACCGAAACTTACTAATGGCCCAAAAGTATTAGAATTTGAAAAAGAATGGTCTAAGTGGCTTGGGGTGAAATACAGCTTATTTGTTAATTCTGGAAGTTCAGCAAATGAGTTAACAATGTTAGCTATTAAATATCTTTATGGGGTTGGAGAGGTTATTGTTCCTCCGTTAACGTGGGTCAGCGATATTTCTGCGGTTATTCATGCGAATATGAAGCCCGTTTTTTGTGATATTAATTTTGGAAATCTTTCTTTTGACGAGCAAAAACTTTTTAAATTAATTACCCCTTCTACCAAAGCTATTTTCCTAACTCATGTTTTGGGTATAAACGGACTATCTCAACGGATTTTAGATATATGTAAAGAAAACGATATTTTATTAATAGAAGATGTATGTGAAAGTCATGGAACAACATTTAAGAATAAAAAATGTGGTTCTTTTGGATTTGCTAGTAATTTTAGTTTTTATTTTGCTCATCATATGTCCACCATTGAGGGAGGAATGGTTTGTACTAATAATCGTAAATTCTATGAAGTATTAAGGTGTTTGCGTTCCCATGGGATGTTAAGGGAATCAACACATGAAGTATTTAAAAAACAAATACTAAAAGAAAATCCTACTCTTAATCAAGACTTTGTATTCATTGCTCCATCTCATAATTTTAGAAGTACAGAAATTAATGCAGTATTAGGATTATCTCAACTTAAAAAATTAGACTCAAATAATAAACTAAGACAAGAAAACTTTAAATACTTTTATGATGGTTTAAGACCAGATTTATATCATAAAGAGTTAAATTTACAAGGACAATGTAATTATGCTTTTATTGTTATCCTAAGAAATGGAAGTTTTAAATTAAGAGATAAGATAGAAAAAACATTAAATAAAAATGGTATAGAATTTAGAAGGGGACTTTCTGGCGGCGGGAGTCAATTAAAACAACCATATTTAAAATCTATCGTTAAAATAAACGAGGAAGATTTTCCCCGAATGGAATTTATCCATCATTTTTCATGGTATATCGGAAATTATCCTTCTTTAACTAAAGAAAAAATAGACAATCTACTTAATATTCTCAATAATATTAAGTGATATGAAACCGATTCTTGTTATTGGAGATACTTGCTCAGATGTATTTTTTTATGGGACTTGCGAAAGGCTAGCTCCCGATTCACCAGTCCCAGTTTTAGATATAGTTAAGCAAGAAAAAACTTTAGGGATGGCTGGAAATGTCTATCGAAATATTATAGATTTAGATTTTCCTTGTGAGATAGTTACTAATAATAATTATCATGAGATTACTAAAACTAGATATGTGGATATTAAAACAAACCACATGTTTATAAGAATAGATTCCCAAGCAGAATACTCTCCTATAGACCGTCAAACTTTAGAAGCCCTTCCGTGGGACCATTGTTCGGCTGTAGTTATTTCTGATTATGATAAGGGATTCTTGAGTGAAAAAGACATTCAATATATTGCTGAACATCATCCTCTGACATTTTTAGATACTAAGAAGGTTCTTGGAGAGTGGGCTAATGATATTACTTTTATTAAGATTAATCGAAAAGAATATAGAGCTTCATTAAAATGTTTAACCCCAAGACTTCAATTAAAAATTATTGAAACATTAGGAGCTGATGGATGTAAGTATTTAGAACAAATTTTTCCAGTTAAACTTGTTGAAATTAAAAATTTATCAGGAGCAGGAGATTCATTCTTAGCTGGATTAGCTGTTAGTTTCGTAAAAACAGAGAATATGAATATTGCTATTCCATTCGCGAATAGTGTTGCTACGAAAGTAGTCCAAAAACTGGGAATTGGAACTATAAAAGGATAATATATGGATGGCTCAATATTTCGCGGATTCGAGGTTATTTATAAATTATTTGTAGTGCTATTGGTTGTTTTTGTTCCATTAGGATTATGGAAAATGGTAGATATTATTATTTGGTTATTTAAACATTTATCAGTTAGTTTTCAATAAAATTTATGGAAAAAACAGTTATTATTACGGGTGTAAGTGGTCAGGATGGGTCATATATGGCAGAATATTGTCTTAATTTGGGACATAGAGTAATTGGTATGGTTAGACGAACCTCTCAGATGAATGATAAAAATTACGGTCATTTATTAAATAATCCCTTATTTAAGGTGGAAAGGGGAGATTTAACAGACAGTTCTTCTCTTGATAACATAGTGTCAAAATATAGGCCAGATTATTTTATTAATTTAGCGGCTCAATCTTTTGTAGCAGACAGTTGGACTATCCCAGAAGAGACATTTATGGTCGGGGCAGTTGGAGTCTTAAAATGTTTAGAAGCTATTAGAAAATATGCTCCTTTATGTCGTTTTTATAATGCTGGTTCCTCAGAAGAGTTTGGAGACGTTCTATTCTCCCCACAAGACGAAACTCATCCCATGCGGCCAAGGTCGCCCTACGGGGCAGCTAAGTGTGCCGCTAGGCATCTGGTCAAAGTCTATAGAGAATCTTATGGTTTGTATGCTGTCCAAGGCTATCTTTTTAATCACGAAAGCGAAAGAAGGGGTTCTCAATTCGTCACTCGAAAAATAACGCAAGGGGTTGCTCGTATTAAAAAAGCATTACTAAATAATGAACCTTTTAAACCAATCGAACTTGGAAATGTTTATACTAAAAGGGATTGGTCACACGCTGAAGATTTCATGGATGGTGTCTGGAGAATGCTAAATCAAGACAGATATAATATTGAACTTAATGACGAATTAAAATATGTAATTGGTGATAAAAAAACCGTATGGATATATTTAATTAAAAACCTTAAAGAATATGTTTTAGCTTCTGGAGAAACTCATACTATTGAAGAATTTGTTACTTTGGCTTTTAAACATGCGGGAATAGATGCTTTATGGGTAAATGGAACAACTGTCGAAGATTGTTTCAAAGGAATATCTTTTGACCCATTAAAAAGTAACTGCGGCATTCGTCAACCAAATGGGGTATATCCGTTTTTAGTTAATATTAGTAAAGAATTTTATCGACCCAACGAAGTAGAACTTTTACTCGGAAATCCAAATAAAGCAAAATCCGAATTAGGATGGAAGCCAAAAATTTCATTTGACTCATTAGTAAAACGCATGGTATCATGGGACTTATATGAAGCAGGACTCCAACCACAAAGAAATAATACAAAGCAAGAAAAAAGCTCCCAGGAAACTCAGCAATCAACAAAAATTAAGCAGTAAATTTTTAACGTGTGAATTCTTGCCCAAAACTCCCTCCTTTTGGGCGGGACAGATGAAGATTGTTAATGGTTTAATTAAAAAATATGGATTAGAATTTCTATTTTGGTGTCCTAAACCTAACAATTATAAAATTACTTCTATGGTTTGGTTTCTCACAGAAGAAGGGAAACATTTTTTGTCAGACCAATTACTTGAATATAGTAAACAAAATACTAATCTATCTATTGACCCCATAAAGGTTGACCTAAAAGAAACTAAACTCGGCGAAGATATTATATTAGATAAAAAACCCAAAACTCTTAAAGAATTTTTAAATTATGGCAAAGAAAGATAAAATTGAACAACCAGTAGATACATCTCAATTATCCAAGAATTTCCTATCAGCTATGCTGAATGGGTATAAAGATTCTCATTTTAATTTTGATTGTCAAAATCCAGTTATTATTAGTTCTGGTTCATTAAAATTAGATAACTATATTAAAGTAAAATCGGGTATGATATTAAGGATGGGTGGCCCAGCCGAAACAGGAAAGACCTCTCAATCTTTACTTTTTGCAGATAATTATATGAAGTCTTTGCCTAAAGCTAAGACTATTTATATTAATGCCGAAGCTAAACTAAGCGAAGAACTAAGAAAAAGGACATCTTTAAAATTTGTTACTGACCCTAACGAATGGGAATATGGAACAGTTTTCGTTCTTAATTCTAACTGTTTAGATACAATTTGTGATGTTTTACATGGTCTTTATAAACAAACTCATGAAGCTGGAGAACATTTGGCTTGTGTTATCGACAGTGTAGACATGTTAATGTTAGCATCATCTTTAGATAAAAAGATGTCTGAATCTAAAAAACCGGCAGGCATTAATTTCCTAACGAAAGAACTTCTTCGTCGTTTATCTCACATGATAACTAATTATAATGGTTTCATGATAATGATTACTCAATATAGTGCTACTTTTACCATGAGTATGTATGAGAAAGAAGCCCCAAATATCATGGATGGTAATCAAACCCACGCTCTAAATCATCAAGCCTCATATGCTTTATACTATCGACCAAGAGCCGCTAGTCATTATATTTTAGAAACAGAAGGGGAAAGACCAGACCCAATTAAAAATCCTATTCTTGGTATTAATGTTAAAATTGAAATTAAAAAATCAGCTTCAGATAATACTGGATACACCATTGAAATTCCTATTAAAAAGGGAAAAGTGGGTAATGCTATTTGGGTAGAAAAAGAACTTTTTGATTCATTATTTTTATTAGGACTAGTATCAAAGAAAGGGGCTTGGATTGAACTTTCTGATATTGTGACGAAGTGGATTGAAGAAGTTAATCTTCCCATTATTGCTGAAAATGAAGAAATTCAAAAACATAATGAAAAAGCTAAAGAAGCAGAAAAATTACCACTTAAACCATTAATTGAATATAAGTCTAAGCATCAAGGACTTGTTCAATTTTCTGAATATTTTGAGGCTAATCCTCCTACATTAAATATTTTAATTAACAAAATTAAAACTCTTTACTCATGAGGCTATTTAATATTAATGGAAAATTAGTTACCAAAAACGTTACCAGATATTTAATTAAATGGGATAAAGCATGTAAATCTAAACTCCAATTTAAAGTTAAAAAATTTCTTAGACCTTTTTGGCGTCCATTTATTGTTTATGAAGAATTTCCGGTTTATGGAACACTTTTAAAAGTCGATATATTAAACGCTTCATTAAAAGTGGCTATAGAAGTTCAAGGGCCACAACATAATGAGTTTCATTATTTCCATGATGGAAAACCAGAATTATTCTTAGATTCCGTTAAAAGAGACTGCAAAAAAATGGAATGGTTAGAAAGAAATGGTTTTCAATTAATAGAAATTATGTATAATGAAGTAGATACACTATCAAAAGAATGGTTTAGACAAAAATTTAATCTTATTCTCTAAATAAAATATCTGTGTAAATACAATTATGACAAATCGACAAGGCTCCATGCCGAAACATGTATTAAATTTAATAAATGAACATGCTCTTGGTGGATTTGTTTTATATTATTTTAATAGCGAAAATGGACATCCAGAACATATTATGTTTTTTGAAAGTCCAGCCCACTGTTTAGCATTACAAAAATATATTGGAGATTGGAGTGAGGGTTTAAAACAAGCGTCTATTGAAGCTTCTAAACACTCAATCCAAGCATTAAGTGAGGGAGAAGAAGACGAAGAAGACGAATAACCTTGACAATGAGGCAGTCTTATTCTAGTATAATCTACTATGGCCCTTCATTCTCTTCAAATAGAAAAACACGTTTTAGGAGGTTTAATTCAGAATCCAAACATCATGATAGATGTTATCGGATTTATTTCAGAAAAAGATTTCGTAGCTGAACCTCATGGAGTTATTTTTTCCTGCTTAAAACAGATTATCCTTGCTAGTGAAAATGTCGATAAAGTTCTTCTTGCCCAAAAAATAACAGGATTGGGAATCTCTTTCAAAGACAAAATTAATATCTTTGATTATATTGATGCTATATCATTCTCTAGTATTACTCCAAAAGCAACATTCAAAGCTTGTCAAGAATTATCCAAATTAAAAGCTCTTAGAGAATTAAGTCATACCTGTAATAAGATTCAACAACACTTAGAAAAATCATCTAATAATCCTCTAGAACAAACTATTGCCGAAGTTGATGCTTTATACGGAGATAAAGTATCTTCTTTTTCTATTGAAGACGAGCCAGATGATTTATTTTCTGATGTTTATGAAATGATTGAATCATTAGGGAATAATCCTAACGAAGAAATAGGACTATTAACTCCATTTAATGATTTTAACCGAATGTATGGTGGCCTTAGAGGCGGAAATGTATATGCCGTGGCATCTAGAGCTGGGCAAGGAAAAACTACTTGGCTCAACCATTTAGCCTGTGAAACGGGCAGAATTAATAATGTTCCAGCCCTAATATTAGATACAGAAATGGTTTCTAAAGAAATTAAATTAAGAACAGCCGCAGCATTCTCTGGTGTCCCATTATGGTATCTAGAAACCGGAAATTGGAGAAAAAATGCAGATATGGTAGAAAAAGTAAGAAAAATTCTTCCATCTCTAAAAAGTAAATATAAGACTTATCATTATCATGTTGGCAATAAGCATATAGATGAAGTAATGGCCATTATGAGAAGATGGTATTATAAAATCGTTGGTAGAGGTAACAAGGCTATTATTATTTACGATTATTTAAAACTCACAACGGAAAAGGTAGGACAAAATTGGGCTGAATATCAAGTGTTAGGAGAAAAGGTAGATAAATTAAAAAGAATAGCCCTAGAATTAGATTTACCCATTTTTTCCGCTATTCAAATTAATAGAACTGGAGAGAATTCTGGAAGAACATCGGCAAATGTAGTTGATGATGCTTCTGCTATTGCCATTTCTGATAGATTAGCGTGGTTTGCTACATACTTAGCTATTTTGAGAAGAAAAACAGAAGATGAAATAGTATTAGATACTCTGGATAGCGGAACCCATAAACTCGTAGAAATTAAAGCTCGATATCAAGGAAGAGAGGCTGCTGGACATAGGGACTTAGTATTACGAGAATTCCCAGATGGAAGCAGAAAATATGTAAGAAATTACCTTAATTTTGAGATAAGTAATTTTAATATTGAAGAACGAGGAACTGTCCACGATGCTATTCAAAGACAAAATTCTCAATTTCTGGTAACGGATAGTGTTGGTATTAGAGAAGAAACATTATGATTGAAAGTATTAAGGATGTTCTTCATAAAATTGGTTATTCTCAATTAATAGATAATGGTCAATATTTTCGCACAAAACCATTATATAGAGATTCAGATAACCCGACATCTCTATCTATAGATAAAACTACTGGTGATTGGTATGATTTTGGGACAAATACTGGGGGAAAGCTTCTTCAGTTTATTCACCTTCATTCTACCGGCACTTCTATTTTGTCCGTAGATGATTTAAATAAAGTCCAATCTTTTCAACCAGTAGTTAGTCATCAAGTCGAAATTCAAGAACAAGAAATATTCTCTAAGGATTGTCTGGTTAGATTATTAAAAGATAATTCTTATTGGAATAATCGAGGAATAAGTAATGAGACTTTGGAAATTTTCAGTGGGGGAGTAGCAATAAAGGGCAAACTTATGAATAGGTATGTTTTTCCTATTTTTAATGAAAGACATGACCTAGTAGGATTTAGCGGCAGAGCCCTACAAAATTTTAATCCTAAATGGAAACTTCTAGGGAGTAAATCAAAATGGAGTTACCCTTTAATATTTAATAAACCAGAAATCATCAAAAATAAATATGTAATTTTAGTAGAGAGTATCGGGGATATGTTAGCTTTGTGGGAGGCTGAAATAAAAAATGTTTTAGTGTTATTTGGTATAGATATTAGTTCTAGTATTGTTACCTCTCTTATTAAATTAGATGTTAATAAAATCGTTTTAGCGTTAAATAACGACAAAGATAATAACTTTATAGGAAATATAGCTAGTGAAAACGGTAAAAAATTTCTTTCTAAGTTTTTTGATGAATCTCAAATTCTAATTTCATTACCTACTTTAAAAGATTTTGGAGATATGACTGTCGAAGAAATAAATTTATGGAAGACAAACCTACCCCTTTAATAGGATTATCCGCTTCTCGAACAAAACTTTTAGACCAATGTTCTTGGCAATATTGGGCAAATTACCATATTCAACTACCTCAAATTCAAAATGAAGGAGCAAAAAAGGGTTCTATTTGTCATTCTGTTTTTGAGGTCTTGTTAAAAAAGAAACATAAAAAACATTATAAACAGATAATTAAAGAAAATTCTATTATTGGAAGTAAAGCTGTTTATCGAATGGTTCTTCACCATATAAGAAAATTAAAACTTTCTCTAACTAAAGAATTATTAGTTATGATAGACCAAATGATTATGGTCGGACTAAAAAATGATTTTTTTATTAAAAATGGGAAATTAGTAGCTCCAGAATTTGAATTTGATTTATCCAACGAATCACCTTGTTATAGAATTAAAGGATTTATGGATAAGCCAGTTATTGTCGGTAATGAAATAATTATAGATGATTTTAAATCTTCTAAGAAAAAATTTGAAGGAGAAGACCAAGAATCTAATCTTCAAGCACTAATTTATAGTCTTGCAGCGAAAAAACTTTGGCCACATCTATCGCCAAGAGTCAGATTTATTTTTCTACAGTATCCAGATAGTCCGATTATGGAATTAAAATTTACTGACAATGCTTTAAAAGGACTAGAGTTTTATTTAGAAGAAATAGAAAAAAAGGTATTATTTTTTAATAAATATGATGCCATGAAAAATTTTGCCGCTCACATTGAACCCTCTCCAAATGAATTTAAAGGAAAGGTGGTTTGTGGCTATGCTAAAAAACCAGGACAATTAAAAAAAGATGGAACAAAAATGTGGCATTGTCCATATAAATTTCCATTTCAATATTATCGTGTAAAAATGAAAGACGGGAAAGAAAAGACGTTTTTTACCATAGAAGAAATTCCAAAAGATATAGCATTAGAAATTAAACTAGAACAATATGCTGGTTGTCCAGCCTTTTTCTCTCCAGCGTTAGACATAAATATTAAACCTCAACCCCCTGTTATAAAAAGAAATGTTTTGGACGATTTCAACTTTTAACTCTTGACTTTTGGATAAGAAAAACTTAACATATACATATGTATTCTACATTGCCGTTGTTTAAAAGTCACTTTAGTTTGGGTAAAAGTATCCTAACTTTAGAAGCTCCGACTTGTAAAGAATCTTATCCTGTTTCTATTTTTGACCTTCTCGTAGCTAATAAATTAAAAATTCTTCCATTGGTTGATGATAATATTAGTGGCTTACTACAAGCGAGTAAAAACGCCAAAGAAAATAAAATTAAACTAATGTTTGGTTTAAGACTCTTCTTTACCGAAGATTGTTTAAATCAAAATGAGGATTCGCTTAAAAAGCGGGCAAGATATATAATATTTGCTAAAAATCCAAATGGCTATAAAGACCTACTTCGTCTTTGGTCTTTTGCAGCGAAAGATGGATTTTATTATACTCCATGTTTAGATTTTAAACAATTGAAAAAATTATGGACAGATAATCTTTCTTTGGTGGTTCCATTTTATGATTCTTTTCTTTATTTAAATACTTTTTATTCGCACCAACACGTTCCAGATTTTTCTTTTACTTCTCCCGTTTTTCTCCAAGAAGATAATAATTTGCCTTTTGATTCGCTATTATTAAATAGAGTGATAGACTTTACTACATCGAAGAAATTCCCAATCATGCCAGCTCAAAGTATCTATTATAAAAATGAAGATGATTTTTTGGCTTATATCACTTTTAGATGTATCCATAATCGAGGCCATTCTTCCAAATCGACCGTAGAAAGACCTGAACTAGACCACATGGGAAGTAATACATTTAATTTTAAAAGATGGTTAAAAAATAATCAAACCGCATGAAAATATTCGACTTTAATGAACAATTACCTATTGGGAAAACAGGAGAATTAATCTTTTCTCAAATTTATAAGAATTTAAATATCAAATTATCAGAAGATAAACGGTGGGATTTTGAACTTGGTGATAAAATCAAAATTGAGTTAAAAACCGACACATATAATATGGAAGCTACTGAAAACTTTTTTATGGAATTATATAGTGATTCAGATAAGGGAACTTTAGGCGGTCCATGGAGAGCCCTTTCTGATGGGGTTGAATATTTTGTTTATTTTTATATTTCCAATGGAACATTTTTTTGGTTTAAAACGCAAGAATTATGTAATGCCTTAGAAAATATTATTGCTCAATTTAATTTAAAATTAAAGGCTATCAGTAATAAGGGATGGACTACCCAAGGATATCTCATAAATAGAGATTTATTAAAAAATGTAATATGTCAATTAGATGTAGTTCCTTCGAATGAACCAAAAACAGACCCAGACGACTCCAACCCACCCTTTTAATATGGAAGATAACCTATTACGATATGATAAAAAATCAGTATTTACTTTTATTGATTTAGAGACATTTAATTTATGTCTTAACTTTATATTTAATCGCCCTTGGCAAGTTGGGATTATTCAGGTTAAGGGAGATAAAATTATTGACTCCCAAGATATTAGAGTTAAATGGCCAGATTCCCCCCATTTATCTATAGGCAGAGAGGCGGCAGTAATTACTAGATTCAATCCAGAAGAACATGAAAAATTAGCTATCTTGCCAGAAGAGGCTTTTAAAATATTTTGGCCAATGCTTGTAAATTCTGATTATATTATTATGCATAATGGTCTTAGGTTTGATTTATATTTATTAAAGGGATTCGCGGAAATGATGGGTGTCGATTGGAAATTCATAATGAACAAGGTGATTGATACTAAATCTGTTGCTCAGGGAATTAAAATGAATATTCCTTATAGAAAAGCAGATGGAACTTTTTTGGAGTATCAATATAGAATGGCAAATGCAGTTGTTAAGGGAATTAAAACTAATCTTACCGCTCTTGGAAAAGAATATGGAATAGAACATGATTACGAACAACTCCATCATGCGATTAATGATTTGCTATTAAATTTAAAAGTCTGGGATAAGTTAAAATATCAATTGGATTTATGAATATTAAATTTAGAATATGGTCTTTTAATCTAAAAGGATGGATAAACGATTTATTTCTTGAGAATTTAGGATTCATTTATTCTCAAACTTTAAATAGTTATCTTAAAAACTTACAGTTTAATAAATCTATTTGTATCCAGCAATTTACTGGCCTAGTAGATAAAAATGGAAAAGAAATTTACGAAGGAGATATTGTAACCACTCATCATTATGATGATTGGGATGATAATGAAGGATTCGATGTTATCAACATGGTAAAATGGTGCCCAATTCACGTAGGATGGAGAGGATTTACAAAAGAAATAGAGAAAAAATCTTATGCTGGAAATAAATTATCCAAACCGATAACTATCATTGGTAATATTTTCGAAAATCCACAATTATGCAAGTAAATGAATTTATAAACGATTTTGAATCAATGGAGGTTCCCATTCTTGGGGTTCGACTTCCAGAATTCGCTATTGAAGAGAAATATTTAAAAGCAGTTGGTTTAAAATTAGGAACATCTAATTATGATTTTCTTCGAGCTTTATGTATTGAGGGGTTTAAGAAACTAAAAATATCTAAATCTAACCCAAATTATCAAATTTATGGAGATAGAGTTAAACACGAACTTGGAATTCTTTCCGAATTAGGATTTGTTGATTACCTATTATTAGTATGGGATGTCATTAATTATTGTAAAGAAAATGATATTCCGACTGGTTTGGGTCGAGGAAGCGCGGCAGGAAGTCTTGTCCTTTATCTTATTGGTGTCACTAAAATAGACCCTATTAAATACGGACTCTATTTTGAAAGATTCGTGTCTAAAATTAGAGCTAAAAAACAAATCTTTGACGGAATTACCTATTTAGACGGTTCGTTAATGTGCGATGTGGATTTGGATATCTGCTACTATAATCGTCCAAAAGTATTAGCTTATTTGGATAAGAAATTTGCCGGAAAAACATCTAAGATTCTTACATTTAATACTTTATCAGCTAAATTGGTTATTAAAGAGGTCGGTAAGATTCTAGGTGGAGTTCCAGAAGAAGAAATGACTCATGTTACAAGTATGATTCCTAAACAGCATGGAATCTTGGAGGATTTAGATGTTGCCTATGAAAAAGTGGGAGAATTTAAAGAATGGTGTGATACTCATAGTCTTGTTTATTCTGTAGCTTTAAAATTAAAAGACCTTATTAAAAATAAGGGGGTTCATCCATCAGGAATTATGATTACTCATGGAAACCTACTAGATTCTTGCCCCACAGAACTTTCTTCAGAAAAGGAAATTGTTTCTTCCTATGACATGAACTGGGTGTCATTATTTTCTGTTAAGTTAGATGCTTTGGGTTTACGTGGAGTGTCGGTCGTAGATGATATATGTAAACAATTAGGAATTAAGGTCGAAGACATAGATTTAAATGACCCAATTATATATCAGAGCCTACAAAGTTTGAAATACCCACAAGGTCTATTCCAATTAGAGGCTGACCTATGCTTTAAAACAACCCAAAAAGTTAAACCAAAGAATATGCAAGAATTAAGTGCTATTCTTGCTGTCGCCCGTCCTGGTGCGATGCAATTTATTGACAAGCTCGCTCTGTATACAACAACTGGAACTATTGACAGTATTCATCCATTTTTTGAAGATATTTTAATAGAAACTGGTGGGGTTGCCCTATATCAGGAGCAGTTAATGAAAATGGCTAATAAAATTGGTTTCACCTTGGATGAAGCCGAAATTTTAAGGAGAATTGTAGGAAAAAAGAAAGTTGACGAAGTTAAAAAATGGAAAAGTAAAATTGAAGAAAAAGTAAAAGAGCAAGGACTTGATAAAGAAATAGGAGAAATCTTATGGAAGATTTTGGAAGATTCGGCAAGTTATTCATTCAACAAGAGCCATAGTGTAAGTTATGCTGCATTGGCTGCTTTAACAGTCTACTTAAAATTCAAATATCCAACAAATTTCTTCTTGTCTCTTCTTTCTATGAGTCAACATGAACCTGACCCCATAGGAGAAATAGCTAAAATCCATAAAGAAATGCAATATTTTAATATTAAATTGCTTTCTCCAAGCTTATCTTATTCCCAAATTAAATTTACTATTGAAGGAAAAGATATTCGTTTCGGTCTTTCTTCTATTAAGGGCATTGCCGAAAAAACAATTGAAAAACTTAATAATTTTAAACGAGAACATGCCAATAAATTTGAATTATTTGAATCTGCGAAAGAAGCCGGTCTAACAATCGGAGTCCTCTCCGCTCTTATTCAGGCTGGAACACTGTCTAAATTTGGCGATAAAAGAGCATATTTAGTCTATGAGGCTCAATTATGGAACCTTCTTAAACCGAAAGAAAAACAAAACGCTATTTCTTTAGCTTTAAAGTATGATTATAAATTAATTCCCATTGTTAAAGCGTTAAATCAGGTTCATAAAGATGAAAAAGGACGACCTTTAATCAAGGATTCAAGAATGGCAACTATAAAAAAGGGTTCAGAAAGATATAAAAATATTTTTGAACTAAATGATGTATGTGCTGATTTCGCTAACTGGTGGTATGAAAAACGATTATTGGGTTATGTTTCCGACAAGCACTTAATTGATATATTCTTATCCAAAAAAAGTTCATTATCCCCCATTAATGAAATATTAGAATTGCCAGAGGATTCTTACGTTGATTTTATTGGTCATATTGATGAAAATCCTACGCTTGGAACTTCTAGGACAGCTAGAAAAAGCAAATATGCCAAATATCAAATCAGTGACGAAACAGGGACCGTTAAAGTCATGATTTTTAATGATTCTCTTGAAGAATGTAAAACTTTAAATGGAGTTCTTCCTAAACAAGAAGATATCGTAATTGTAAGCGGAAGGAAAAAGGGGGATGATACTATTTTCGCCCGCTTAATTGCTGTTCAACAAAATGTAATTTATACAAAACTTTCAGAATTAAAAGACCCAACAGTTTAAATCAAATTTTTTGATACTAAACATATAGGTAATCCTTCTGTCGCGAAAGCACTATTTAATAAATCTTCTTGAAGGGTTACCCTTGTTCCTCTTCCTGAAGTTATACATTTTCCACTATTTATAATAGCATCAGTTGAAACAGAATCATACATCTGAAACTGATTAGATATTCCATATTGTTTAGATATATCTGGATTTTTTAAACCATTAGGTAACGGTTGTCCCCTAGATGCGGAAAAAATCATAGCACTATTAGTAAAGGTTAATCCGTCGTCAGGGGGCATTATTTCTATGGTTTCTCCAGGATTTAAAATCTCAATTGAACTAAATGCTGGCCATAAAAGTTTGTTGTAATTTTCTGGATATGTCATAAACATTCCACTATATTCTTGGTAATCTGTAATTCTAAGTCCTGGTTTTCTTTGTTTCATGATTGATGGCGCTTCTAATACTGGACGATTAGTAGTAGAAGTTGGTTCAATAAAAAATTTGGGGTTTAATCTTGATAAAACTGGGGACATATATACTGGGTCATATAGTGGTTTGAGTTCGTCTCCCGAAGAAATATTTTCTAATATAATTCCCTCGGTGAATATAGCTGTATCGGCTTGACCTAAATACCCCATTTCTCCAGAGACGACACAATAACCAGAAGGATTAATAATATGTAAATCTTCATATGGAATAGCTTTATATTCTATAGAAACATTTTTAAAAGTAAATGAAATTCTTACTCCCTCTCTATATCCGCTAATATCCATTCCCTGTCGTCTTTGTCTACATCTTTTAGACCAATATTCTTCTACGGTATCTGAAGAATCATATATAAAATTATCAAAAGAGTCTATTCTTCCATAGCCTGTAAACCGACTTTCGTCGTCTGGTTGAGGATAAAGTTTACCTGTTCTAGAAAAAGTAACAAAAGTATGAGAACCCTTGAGTCCCTCAAAACCATTAGAATGTGGAATAACAAATTTTAATTCTAGTCCATTATTAGGAAAATTATGGATATTTAACCAATCACGTTCTCCTTTATGGAAATTAAGATGATAGTTTTCTCCATTTAGGGTTTTTCTTGCTTTAAGTGTTAATTTGCCCGAAGGAACTCCCTTTTTTGTTTCTGCCAAATGTCCATCTTCAATATATCCATCTCCACCCACCGTTGGATTGGAATAAACATTTATATGTAATGGATAACCAGCCTTAATAACTGAAACAATAGAGTAATTAGCATATCTTCCACCTTCTTCTAATTTTAGTCCACTAATAATATACTGACTTTCTTTCGTAGGGTCGTCAGTGCAATTAGGATTATCAGCATACATCTGTGAAACTTTTCTATTATTTACATATAGGTCAGTAAATCCTTGCACACTATTAGGATACATTAAACCGATTTCTACATCTCTATCAAACGGACCAATAGTTATACCTGAAGAATCATACCATTCGCCGATAGATGAGGTTTTATTAATAATTGGGAATAAAGTTGATAAATCAAATTCTAAATACATTCCACTTCTAAAAGTAGTAATGAGATTCCCAGTATATCCTATTTTTGCATACTGAATAACAGAGCTGCTAGTAAACGGTAGAGGTAACGAACCAGTATATCCCAGTGGATTATATCTTAATGAAGAAGCCCAAATAACTGTCCCTGTTGGAGAACTATTAAATAATAAAATTCCATCATCATCTTCTGGAGTTCTAAAACACTGATAATCATAACATGGATAATCATCACTTCTATCTCGACAATAAATACTATAAGTTTGAGCTGAAAAGCCCAACCAAGCATCACCAATTATTTCGCGAGAATGATATCCACCCTGCCCAGAGGCAGAATATAAACCATAATTTAATAACTCTTCTTGTCGTCCCCCAATATATTCAAAAAATAATGGGTCTTTTCCTGTCTCTATATCAAATCGTTGGTCATTATTATCTGTAATTTGACAGGTCTGAGAGTAATAATCAGCAAATGTAGAATTAATCCCAGGAGTCATTCCCAACCTACCAGAATTAATATTAAAAATAGGAGGAGTATAAATTAATTCTACTTCATCAGTAAACGCATCGTAAGCATGAAATAGTCCCAAAGATAATGGCCGCAAATCATATGTATAAATATAATGTTCTGAATCTAAACCTGTAAACCATTTATGAGTCCAAACATCATATCCTGTAAGATAATATCCGTTTTCAAAATAGGTATTTATATCTGCATCTAAATTAAAGGTAGTATTATTTTTTCCAGAAGGAACAAATCCTTTATAAAGTGGAGCCCATTGATTATTAACCAAATTAATTCCTAGTCGTTTTTGAAATGGTTGGTCAACTTTTTTATTATTAATATCTAGAGATGACCATCCGACATCATTTGTTTCGAATATTTTGGTCATGATAGGGGCATTATTTGGATATGCTAATCCCCCTAATCCATCTGGACGTTTTACTGGAATATATTTAATATTAGATGAGACTGTTCCATCAGAATTGATATGATATACCCCAAAAATTTCTTTTACCACTTCTTCTCTTACCTCTAAATTAAATTTTACTTTATAAGGAAATCCTCTAAGTTTTCCTACATATAAAGCATTAGCTCCTAATGCTTGTGGATATAAAAACTTACGATTTTCCGTATTAAATGGACCACTAGTAAATCTTGGAAGATAGTTGTCTGATGACTGAGTGGCCATGATTCTAGGAAATTCGTTTTCCATATCTTCTGGCAATGGAGAAAATGAAGACCATCCAGTATATTTAATATTACTTGTTTCTGGGAAGCTATTGTCCAAATAATAATATTCTCTTTGAATACCTGATTCGTCAAATGCTATTTTTTTCACCAATCCAACTGTTTGCCCATTAACTAAATATCCACTAATAAATGTAATTGTCTTAACGTCGTCACCAATAATATCTTCTTGATAGCTATCAATAATATTATTTAATTCAATAATTTGTCCACCACCACTTAATAAATAACCAGTATATTCAAAATGGGAATTTTTTAAAACTTTAGAAACCAAACTATATTTTCCCTCAAAGAAATCACCCATAGAAAAAAATTGTTTAGTTATTTCGTCTCTATTGTTAAGTTCAGCAGAACCTATTTTGGTATAAAATTTAGCCCTTGCCCCATTTTCAGAATAACCATAAGTATTATTATCTTCTCCCGTCGCAATAGGAAAAGAAGAAACCGAATTACTTCTAGACGATTCTGAGGAATAGCTCGCCCCTTTGGATGAAGTTTGAGATGGAAATAAAACGATTTTTGCCCTACTTCCAAATGTTTGATTATCAAATGTTTGAAAAAAAGCTAAAGCAGGTAAAGAACTAAATTCACTGGGTTGCGGTGGACCAAAATACCAATATTGTTTACCAAAACTTTCATTCCAGGTTTGTAAATCGTCCCCAACCAAAGTTCCGTTATGAATAGGATTATGAGAATCAATAGTTAGCATTCTTTTGGATATATTTCCTGTATTACAAACCGGATTTGCCAAGAAATATTGATAGTCTTCTTTATTTAAACCCTCTTCAGAAACAAATAATGGAGAAAATTTCCATCCAGTAAAATTAGAAGAAGCACAAGTAACACATTTAACTTCATCTGAGCACTTGATAACAGACCCAGTAAATCCTATGTGCATTGACTGGGCAACATTGGTGCAGTCCATAGATGCTGGACTTTTAGCGTATTCTTGGTATAACCCTATTCTTCCAGGACTATCTGTTCTAACTGAAGACGAAGTAACCTTCACATTATTACCATTATTATCTACTTCATAGGAATAAAGTGTTCTTCTATTATGATGCCAATCAGAAACCGGCATTCCAGATTTGTCGAAATGAATATAAGCATTTTTTACGTCAGAATTAAAATCTCCAGAAGATGGCGGTCCATCGTTGAAAATCCTGTGAAATTTTATATTAGGCACTGGTCCGATATAAGATTTTGGGTCGCGACAAGGCACTGTTCTTAAATATGTAAAGGAAATTGGCTGACCATTAGCTCCTATAATATTAACATTATCTTCTACACAATCACTAACATCATCCCCAATAGCATCATAAAGTAATTCTCCAGATACATAATAATACTGATTTTCTATGTCTTTCAATATTTGGAGATTAGGTTGATGAAAAATTTTACTAGTATCATACCAATTATAATTTGATACTTCTGATTCTTTATTTCTATCTGACGTAGCAATATATGCAATAGTAGAAGAATAATCATTTGACAATAAAGATTCCACGGCACTAATAGAAAATGGATGAATTACTTCTCCTGTTCTTGTCGTTTCGAATGGACTATTCTCGAAAACAATACTTCCAATATTATTTAATACTTGTCCTATAACTTTAGATAATGTTGAAATTTTGACCCCACCAGCCCCAATCATACAGTAACCAAAAATAATAGCATGAGCAGCAATATTTAATAATTCTCTTTCATTTTCTGTATTATCTGGCAGATAGTTATTAATAATATATGCCATCGAACTTTCATAATTTTTATAAGTAGAGGTCTGAGAAAAACCCACCGTATTTTCAATATCAGAATCTTCTTGCAGATAATTATAAAAATCATCCCCGGCATCCTGTCCAAGATTAAAACCAGCCGCCATAGCCATGCACATCTTATTCCTAAACCCTTTTTTATTTAAAACGGCTAAACGAATATATACGGCAGATATACTTAAACCAAAAATTGTTCTTAGACCATTATCTTCCATTTTTATCCTTCTTCTCCTCTTATATTAAACTGACTATACAAATTTGAAGCATAATTCTGAGCATCATTAAAAGCCGTAATATTACCCACTAATACGCTACTCATATGTCCAGCCCCTAAGTGTAAAGTCGGAGTAATAAAATTACAATGTTCAGAACCTCCATCTTGGCAGGGAGATATTCCAACTATATCGGTATTTGTCTCAGGGAAATAAGATGTCCCAACATTAAGCATTCCACGAGTAATCCTAGCGTGAGGAGTATTAATTGGACTTCTAAATATAACATCACTATCTTTGCTAGATAGTTCATCTGTTATAATTAAACTTCCGTTACTTTTTTCATTAGCAATGGGAACAAGCCTTAATTTCTTTTTTTGTCGATTTGCGTTTTCTTCGACATAATTAAATAATTTTTGTGCTTTTCCTCCAGGGAAAAATCCTTGCCCATATCTCATACTTAAACATGGGTCAAAACAATCTCCAGCCATCAATCTTGATGGAGGACAACTATACGCTGAAAAATCTGGGCTTCCGGCCAATTGAGAAGCGGTCATAACATAATCACACACTGTAGAATTAAATCCTGGATAATTTTCCTCACAGGAAAAAGAGATATCCCCATATGGTTTAGAAGTTCCCTCGGTTCCCCGTTTACCCCACCAAATATTTCTAATAGACGGTAAATCCATAAAACCAAGATTGCTTCGTTTAGCATTTATTTGATTGACTAATGAAACATGGTTAGCGGAAGACTCTTTTTTTACATATAATCCATATATTGATGGGGCATCAAACATCATATTAAATCTTCTTCCCCATGCCATTGAATAGAATCCTAAAGAAATTCCATTTCCATTTCTATCTCTATTATGACGTTTTACTTTCCACTGATAGGCATATGGGCCATACATCGGCCTTCTTTCCAAATATGTATTGTTTGGTTGTCCCAACCAAAAATATTGAATAGCAGAATTCATTGCTCTTAATCCAGGACAAATAAAAGTCTCATTTCTTACATTTTTCTTTTTTACTGGGTCACATAATATATAAAATCTATCAAAAGCTTCAATATAATAAAGCATATTTCTACCAAATCCATTATTTGTATATCCACAATTCAATCCAGCTAAATCAGTGGGACGAATTAAAGCTTTCGCTTCTTCTAATAATCGTTCTGAGGCTTCCTCATTTTTTGGTGCTCCAGCCCCAATAAATTGAATATCTCTATCTTTTACAGTAGATATTTTTCCAAAACGTTTAATAGAGCCCAAATTATTGCCCCATTGCCAATGACCGATACCCTTATTTGGATAATTTAATTCTCCATAATTCGTAACCGGAGGATATAATTCAGCAATAGTTGACAAACTAGATAATTTCATTCCTTTTCTAGTATCTTTTGTAGCAACAGCTTTTTGTTTTAATGTCCAATGTGTAACTCGATAATTATTAAAATATACCATTGTTCTTATACCACGTTTTCCAATAGGCATACTATAGTTTTCGCATTCTGGCAAATGTTTATATCCATACAAGAGATTACCTTCTTGTTGGTTAAGAAGCTTGCTAAATGGAATAAGACTACCATAATCAAGAAGATGTCCCCACGATTCTCTTAATCCCCGTGTGTCTGTTAAAGTGGATGGTTTATAGCTTCTCGTTGCCCCAACATAACCAATACTTCCAACAAAACGATAAGCCGATACATCTCCCCATCCTGCATTTGGTGGTGGAATTTTTTGCTCAATCACACTCTCAGGAATTGCATGTGGGTCTTCTTGATATCCACAATAAGGACCAATAAAAGAATATACTTCTGGACTAATAGATATAATTTGCAATTCATCATTTTTATCAAATACTTCAAAGTCTACTCTAATGTCTCCATTAGCATTCGAGGCATTTTTAACAGAAACATCAAATCTCAACCAGTCTTCTATTATTAATTCAGAAGGATTGCTCATTCTTATGCCAAATCTTCCTGACGCTAAACAAAAATAATAATAATCACTATCTTCATCTTTTATAGTCCCTTGAATAAAAGAATAATCATCTTCACTATTATTTTCTGGGGAATAAACTGGAGAGCAATCTAACGGATGAATAATGGTGCAAGTATTAGAATCTCCTTCTAAAGCACACCAATTTCCTCCCGTATTAGATGGTTCAGTCAATTCAAAATTACTACTTGATAGAAATTCGGGATATTTATCTTTTTTAACTCTATGCCATTTATATTGTAATGGATATAGGTTGCGTTTATTTTTATTAAATATCTTTAATTTTTCGCACCAAAAGGCAATTTCTGGATATCTAGTGGTCATCTTATCTTCTGGAATAGAATGATAATCTACCGCTGAACATCTTAAAGTTGGATGTTGTCCTATTTTACAATGAACTTTAGGTAATGGTTGCTGAGTGAAAATAGGAGTAAAACAAGAAAAATTTTTATCTAATTGTCCTATTTCATTATAACCAATTGCTAACCAACCGCTTGGAGAATATTTTCTTCCTAAAGTATCTAAAATTAGTCCGCTAAGAACAGGTTCATACGAAGGAGTCGGAATCATTTTATTAAATCTAATATCATTAAAAAATCCAGGATAATAAAAAGTATTTTGGGAAAAGGATAAAGTCGCCAACGTGTCCATCAAACCTGAAATCGCGCCTCTACTTCCATAAGCCCCCTCAAAAAATCTTCTTTTTACATCTGGTAATTCTGAATTTGTCCCCCAAGAAAAAGGCATTCTCGACCACCCTGTATGCTCTAAATAATCTTTAGATTTATCAAATGAAAAATAAATATGATTTAGCGGGAATAAATCAATCGGATTTCCATGAATGAAATTTTCCATGTATCTTGTCATCATCCGTTTTTCTCGTCCAGAAATAATTGATTGATAAAAAGATTCGTTTATACCATTATCGTCCCTGATATAATATCCATATCTATCTTCTAAAACTTGCCACCAATCCAATCCTGCTCCCGATAAAATTTGAATATAATTTTGTCTAAATTGATTATAACTATTATTTGTAAATAATAAATCAGAAACTTTGCCACTAGTTACGACAAATTTAGTACTAGCTAACCCCTCTTGAACGATAATCTGAGGTTCATTTCCACTAAAAGAAGCTAATCCACTAGTAAAAATGTCCTGAAATTTTCGATAAAGTTGATTAATAGAAAATTCAAATCTAGGATATTGACTAATAATCCAAGAATATTCTGCCGAACCAGTAATTCCAGAATAGTTTGCCCATAAGAAAAACCCTTTATTAAAAGCATACATATTGGAATACTTTTCTTCCATTTGCGCTGTTCTTAATAAGTTGTCATAAGCAGAAAAACTCCATTTTCCATTGGTATCTAAAGAATCAGGTTCAGTTGATTCTTTGTCGAACTCTAGGGGCTCTGTTTGTTGAGGTAATTCTGAAGCATTTTCTACTCCGCTCCATGGATAATCAAGAGCTAAAGTTTTACAACTATTAAGAAATCTTGTTCCATAAAAACCAAATTTTCTAATAGCTGCATAATAAGGAATATCAAAATGCGTTGATGGGCAGGCATATATAGAAGCTCCGACAGTCCAAGGAAGAAAATCTACCGTATCTGGACATTGACGATTTTGCCAATAAGATTTTTCATGAGATAATGTTGGTTGAAAAAGTAATGTTCCTTCACTTGGACTTCTATAAGTTATACCTTCTCTTATTTGGTTGAAGTTATTATAAAATGGAATAGTAGAAGCATTATCTTCAAATGTAAAATGCCAATAATGCCAAGGGTCAGCCCCAGCAAAACTTACTTGGTCACCAATACTTCCATATAAAATATCAGGAGCTTCAATTAACTGAACCCCATTGGTCCCTTTCCCGACGCTAGTATCTGTTTCCATTAAATTCGCTAAACAAAGAGCGTTATTTAATTTGTTTGTTTGAGAAGAATAAGAATATTGAGGAATAGGTTTTCCGCTACTATCAAAAGACACGTAATTATAATCTTCGTCACTAGTAGTAGAATATCTTCCGTTAACTTTAATATCGAAATTATCTAATGAAGTTGGAATTGGATTCTGGTTATATGGAGTAGTTGCCCCAAGAGCATTAGTTGTTCCTTGAATTAATGAAAATTGAAATTCATCATAATAAACTTGAACCGCAACAGTACTTTGTGGACATACTTCTTTTGGACTGTATATCGGGGAAAAAGAATTTGCGCTTAATGTATTAGTAGATAAAGTTACATCTGAAGCACTTTTAGAAACAATACCAAACATCTCATTATATTCTGTTACAGTTAACGGAGAACAAGAACCCATGTCTAATGCTTGAGTTGCATCTTGGTTAGCATTAAAAATATTAATGTTTTCTCCATACGGAGGAAGAAAGTATCCTCCTGGATAAAAAGCATTATAGAAATTAAATCCATCATAAAACGAATCTTTGTCATGCCCAAACCCATGGCATGAACCATAAAGAATAGCTTTATCATAATAATATAAAACGCCAGTCCTATCACTTACTGCTACTTCTGAAGAAGTAAATTTTCTAGCCACGCCAGATTTTCTATGAACTTTATTATCTAAATATGCTCCAAATGGTGGTTCAAAATTTTCGGTTGGATAAGAAGGACTTGAAAATTCAAACATCTTTCCCCTGATACCCCTATTATGAATTTTAAAATAAAATCCAGTTAAGATATCATTTTCAACTGTAACCCCAGGAAATTCTCCAATTTTCATGTAATTTTGTTTGACTTTTGCCTTATCTTATGATATTATTAATTACACAAGGTTATACATTATGTTTCATATATACCATCCGACTAAAACTAATAAGGGGTTTGCCTGTTCATTCTGGTTTTCAATAAGAGAAAAGTGTGTTTTTGCTACTATTGTTAAACAAGCTGGATGGGACGAAAAAGCAGACAACGGTCTTTTTAAAGCAAGTTTAGAAGACCCAACAAAGCACGTTAATATTAAATTATCAGATATAGAAGTCGGACATATTTTAGAATGTCTAGATAAAAATCGCGATTTCAAAACATATCATGATAATGAACTGAAACCAAAACATATATCTTTTACTACATGGATGGGAGCCGCTCAAAAAGATGTCTCTGGAGCAGTTATTAAAGAAGCCTGCCAGCAAGGATTTTCTTTCTCTATCTCTGTAATTGACAAGGAAGACTCTACTAATAAAAATAGTTTCTATATAGGTTTAAATTTTGGAGAAGCAAGACTGTTAAGAGAGTTTCTATTGTTTGCCCTTCACCATTTCTTTGAAGAAAGAACATCTTTAGCTGCGAATAAAAACAATAATTCAAAGTCTAAAACAATAGATATTTAATTATGAGTCGCAAAAAAAAGGTTCTAATCCTAACGGACCACCCGTTAGCTAAAACAGGTTTTGGAAGAAATGCAAGAGCTTTATTGGAGTATTTATATTTAACCAATAAATATGAATTAGTTAATTTGGCTGTTGGCGCAGTTAATTCTCCAGATTTATCGCGCACCCCATGGAAAACTCTCCCAACTGTTTTCCCGCCACAATTAGAAGAAATAAAAAAGCAAAATGACCCAAGGGCTTGGGAAAATATAGATAGAATGGCTGGATACGGAGCTTTCTCGGTAGACGCTGCGGTTAAAAGCGAAAAACCAGATGTATTTATTGCTATTCAAGATATTTGGGGAATTGATTTCTGCGCCGAAAAAGCATGGTTTCCTAAAATTACTGCCGCTTTATGGACGACGTTAGATTCTCGCCCTATTCTTCCAAAAGCTGTTGAAGTAGCTTCTAAAATTAAACATTTTTGGTCTTGGGCTGACTTCGCTACGCAAGACCTTCACAAAATGGGACATAAACATGTCAAAACAATTCGTGGAGCGTTAGCTACGAAATTATTTTATAGATTATCTGAGGAAAATAGGAAAAGTCTTCGAAAACAACATAATATTAATGAAAATACTTGGGTTATTGGTTTTGTGTTTAGAAACCAATTAAGGAAATCGGTTCCTAACCTTTTACAGGGTTATAAATTATTTATTGACAGAAACCCTCAAATTAAAACTAAACTCTTATTACATACGAACTGGACAGAGGGTTGGGATATTCCAAAACTTTTAGACGAAAACGAAATTAAAAAAGAAAACGTTCTTACGACTTTTGTTTGTCGTTCTTGTAAAAAATACGAAATAAAATCTCCATTAGCAACAGAACAAGATTGTCCTCATTGTCGAACTGCTAAGTCACAAATAACTACTCATCCTTCATTTGGTATTTCTGAGCAAGAATTAAATGAAGTATATAATCTTATGGATGTTTACTGCCATCCATTTACTAGTGGGGGACAAGAAATCCCTGTCCAAGAAGCAAAATTGGCTGAATTGATAACTTTGGTTACTAATTATAGTTGCGGAGAAGATTTGTGCGTAGAAGAATCTGGGTCTTTTCCATTAGAATGGTCGGAATATAGAGAACCAGGAACTCAATTTATTAAGGCTTCTACATATCCAGCTTCAATAGCCAAACAATTAGAAAAAGTATTTAAATTAAAACCCCAAAATAAAAGAGAACTAGAAAAGAAATCTAGGCAATGGGCGATAGATAATTTCGCAACAGAGATAATTGGAAAACAAATAGAAGAATTTATTGAATCAGCTCCATTTGCCGAAGATTCTTGTTTTATCGAAGATGTTCCTGCAAAAAATCCAGAGGCAGCCATCCCTGAGATTAAAGATGATGGGGATTGGCTAATTCATATGTATCACAACATATTAAAGATGCCTATTGGTAAAGACGACCCAGGTTTTTTACATTGGATAGCTCGCATAAAAGAAGGCGTCCCAAGGATAGAAATAGAAAAATTCTTTAGACATACAGCTACCGTTGAAAATCAAAAAAATCAAATTGCTCCCCTTACTTTTGATTGTCTTTTAAATAAAGAAGATAAAGGAAGAGTATTAGTTGTTATGCCCGAGAGTGCTGGAGATGTGTTTTTAACGACTTCTATTTTTAAATCTATTAAGGACCGTTACCCAGATTGGGCCTTATATGTTGCGACAAAGCCCCAATTTAAAGATATTTTAATTGCTAATCCGTTTGTGGATAAATGCCTTGATTATCATCCTATGATGGAAAACTTAACTTGGCTTGAGGGAAACTCTTCTCATAATGGATATTTTAATGTCGCATATTTACCCCATGCTCTTACTCAAAGATATATCGCCTACTATCATGGTGGAGAAGATAAACTTGATTTAAATTTAAAATAAAGAAACCTTATGCATCTTGTAGAAACATACGCTTTACAGTGTGGAGCTAAAATTCATAAACCATTCATTTATGAAACGTTTTTTCCTATTCCGATAGAGAAATATATTACTTTTCAGGCTCAATCCCAGCAAAATATAGACGCTAAAAATTATTCTTATTGGCAAGATGTCATTGACATGATTTATCCTATCCTATTAAAGAATAATATTTCTATATTACAAGTTGGACTTCCTTATGAAGCTCCCTATGGAAGAGTAGTTGACCTTAGAGGGGCGACATCTATTAATCAATTAGCATATTTAATGAAGGGTTCTTTATTACATTTTGGTCCTGATAGTTTTGGTATTCATTTGGGCTCTCATTATGATATTCCGATTGTCGCATTATATAGTTCAACTCGTCCAGAAATAGCTGGCCCATATTTTAGTTCTAAAGATAAAACGATTTTATTTAAATGTTATGAAAGAGTTGGAAATAAAAAGCCCTCTTATGCATTACAAGAGAATCCTAAATCAATTAATAAAATCTTACCTGAAGAAATAGCTAACGCAATATTAAAATTATTAAATATTAATTTCGTTTTACCAATACAGACCGTTCATTTAGGGGATAGGTATTCTAATGTTCTTATCCGAGAGCTAATTCCTAATCATCCATCAAATATAGGAAATCCTGATTCTCCAGTAGAGGTTCGAATAGATAAATTTTTAGATGAGCAGCTTCTTGCTCATCATTTAAATTATCTTAAAAAGGCAATTTTAGTTACAGATAAGCCAATAAATTTAAACCTATTACGTTATTTTAAAGGAAATATTCCGACAATAGTATATAAGATTCCAGAATATGATGATATAGAATTCGTAAGAAACGTTATATCTATCGGAATTCCAATAGTTTTATCTTCTGAATTGCCAGATGACAAACTATTACCTAAAAAAATTAATTACTATGAATTTGGTCCAATTACCAGAACAGGGGTAATTAATGAAAAAATCAGACAAGAATTACTTCCTAAAATAGACAAATTATATTTTAAATCAAGTAAAATTGTTATTTCTCAAGGGCAAATTTTCTATTCCTTTTCAGCTTTAGATAATAATACACCTTCTCAAAATAATCAAGAATATCAAAAAGCTGTAGATTCCCCATTATTTTGGAGAGATTTAGATTTCTATACAATAGTAGAAAAACTTGACACTCCAATAACTACTTGATATCATAAGTCTATGAATAATTCTCCAGATAATCAATTAACAAACGCCCCCGTTTTAGACCCTCTTAAACCAGATAGAGTCATAGGCTGGATTCCTCCAGCCGTCATTTCAAGAAATGATGCTGGACTAATTATTGGGAATAACTATATATTTAATCCTGATAATACTATTAATTGGAGGAAAATGATAAAACCAGAGTTTCTGGTTCCGAACAAACAAATTTTTGAAAAACGAAATAAACCAGTTCCACCGTCAATCGAAGGATTAGATGATAAAGAACTTCTAATCCTATTAGGCGGAATTAAAGAATTAGCTCAATGTCGAGGATTTACTTCTGTTAAATATGTCGTTAGCAGCCCAACACCAGAATATGTTATTGCTGTTTGTTCCATTGATTGGATAGCAAATTATGAAACAGAAAATCGACCTATTACTTTTTCTGCTATTGGAGATGCTCATCCAAGAAATACGACCAATTTTGGGCAGAATTTTCTTGGTCCTATAGCAGAAAATAGAGCTTTTGTCCGTTGTGTTAGAAATTTTCTTAAAATTAATATCGTATCTCAAGAAGAAATCGGTGGAACAGTCGCTTTTGAAGAAGACCCAGCATCGACTCTTTTAAAAGATACTATGGAAAAATATGGAATTTCCTTCGCAAAAGTCAAAGAAAAACTTGTTGCTGAAAATGTAGAGGGAGCATCATTATTTCAATCTATTTATGATATTCCAAAATTTAAGCAATTAGAATTAATAGCTCGTATTAAAACTAAAGTTGCCGAAGCTCAAGCAGAAGAAAAAAAATAATCTATCCGCGAACAATATTAGAATATGTAGGGTTGTAGGAAATAGTTCCTACAGCCCTTGTTTTTGCTGTCGGAAACTGATTTGGAGTAGTAATAACTAAAGGAATACATTCATTAGTAGCACTTCGTTGTTTATTATCTATATTAATATCTTCGTAATCTATTGCCGCCAATGTAATATATGGATAATTATAAAATAGATATCCCCCATTTGAAGAATAAACCGGAGTCACCCCTCCCCATGTTCTCGAAAACACTTTCGTTAATATTTCGCTTTTGCTACTATTCGAAGAATTGATAGATAATGCAAATGCTTCATATTGATACTTCTGCAAAAAACAACGATAATATCCATTAGAGCCCTCGTATGGTTCTATGGTTTTTTGTCTTAAAGCTAATATTCTATCGCTGTTTCCGGCAAAATATGGAAGAGTCGAACCCTCTGAGTGCCATGTTCCATATGTAATATTTGGGGAAAAAACTGCTTCGCGAGATAAAAAAATATCACTATTCGCTGGGGTTAATGCTTTTGGAAGTTTTTTAATTTTAATAGTTTCCCCTAAATAATATGGATTATTTATTCTGGCTATAGATGAAGTGCTATAGTTTCCAGCTAATCCAATACTTACATTACCAAGTGCATCAGACCTTCTTTGCTCTGTTGGGGTAGTAAGGGCTCCCTCTACATTAATCCATAAATGTTCTGGACGCTTAACGACAGCTAATGTCCATGGCCAGGAATCGGCTGTTAAAATTCTATCTACAGACTCAATCATTACAATAACATATCTGCTAAGAATGTCAAAATGATAATCTTCATCAAGGCCAGGGTCACCATAATTAGCAATAACGCGAGCTTCTTTTATTTCAGCTTTTTCGTTATTTCTAGTTTTAATTTTTTCTGTATTGTCTGACATATTAAAAATCTAAATCTCCCAAAGAGACAGTCCAAGGATTATTTGTATAAGCCTCAGAACTATAAACCGAATCGAGTTCTCCTTGTGTTAATAAAAATCCGAGGTCATTTCCTTCTGAATAAATTCCTGTTAAATCATTACGCTTTTTTTTTAAGCTATACGGGTCTGTTGAATAAGAACGTAAACCGGATATAACGTTTGTAATAGAATTTGAATTAAATCCTAATGATAAATTAATACCCATTTCTTCTGTAATATCTAATCCATTAAATACTAATTTGATATTAAAATAATTTTCCTCTGGGGGGAGTTCAAAAGCAAATAATATGGGAGAGGCAACAGAATAATATAATTGTGGGGTTTCTCCCATTAATCCTGTAAAAATAGACCACTTATTCCAAAAATTATAAGCACCCCCTGACCCTGTAAACCTCATCTGAAGAGTCCCAGAGGCATTTTGTCCAGTATAAGTATCTGTCAATGAATTTCGTTCGAAATTCATGATTGGTCGTAAACCAGAAGAATATCCCGAACCTAAATTTGTAATATCAATACCTGTTACTTTATAACCCGTTATTCCTGTTCCAAAAGTGCCAGTAGTATATAATACTTCTCCAGTTAAATAGCCCGCAGCAATATCAATAGCTCCATAAGTATTAAATGGGGAAAACCAACCCTCATTATATCCAGATTTTAATGGAATATCAAAACATCCAGTTCCCCATTCCCCCGTATTAATAATTGCTCTTGGAGCCTGAGTATATCCAGAACCAACACCTATTCCTGAATAACCATTAACTACATAAAAGTATTGATTACCCGAACCATACACATCTTGAAATAAAACTCTTGTTGTTAGTAATTTTCCCGTGGCCCCCGTCCCAAAATTGCCAATACCAGAAAAATTTATACCCAAATTTCCAGTACAACCACTACTAAATAAAAGAGTATTAAAATTTTGTTGGATGCCGGTAACATAATAATATCCGCTAAATTTAACGAAAGGAATATCTAAATATTCTCCACTACTCGTTAAAGTAAAACCAGTAATATACACCCCACTATAAGTATTACCATCAATAGGACGGATACCAGATATTCTTCCGGTAATATGAATACCCGAAGAATCAATATTTCCTAATCCATCTATTTTAGATGCATAATAAGATAATGTAATCGAACTGTTAGTCCCACTATGAAGAAAATTATTTCCTGACCAAGTTCCCTCAAAAGGAACAAAAGCAATATTTGAATTATTAAATCCAGTTAAATTTTCTATAGAAACATCGAATAATCCGCTTCTCTCAGTTGAAGATTCTAAATTTTGCTCTCCCTCATTAGCAAATAAAGATAATTTCCATGAAATTTCATTATTTAATTGAGAACTATCATTGTCATTAAATATTAATCTTTCTTGACCTGTCCCCAAACATCCAATAATCTGATTTCCAGTTAACGACTCTTCCAAAGAATTATAAAATTCTGCTCTATGTCCATAAACCCAAGATACTATATCACTAGAATATATTCCTGTTAAAGTCCCATTAATGCGAAATGTTTCTGGCATCGACAAAGAATATGAAAATGGGCTTGATGAGACTTCAACATCACATTGTAAATTCTCGGCCCCAACATTTATTCCAATAGCATCTAATGTCTGTCTTAAGCAATTTCTTTCTACAAACGGAACACTATTTGCTAATATGTAACAAATATTTCCAGTATTATTACTGGCATCATTTATAAACCAGCCAGACAACGAAAATGGTTCTCCAGTATTATACGAAGACAAAACAGTTTGTTTGTTAGAAGATAAAATAAAACCACTTCTTAAAAAAATATTCTTTTCGAAAGATAAACCTGAAAAAATAAAACGACATTCTCCCCAGTCAGACACACGAATATTATTAAAAGCAAAAGAAAATTCATTTGCCCTTTGTAATCTTAATGTATTATTCCCAGTAAAAAACATTATTTTATCCTTGGTATTATTTTATTTAAAATCGCCTCTTGTCGAGGTAGCACTTTTGGTCTATCTGAAAACGACAAAGAGGTTGTTAATCCATTATCACTTACACTTAAGGATAAACTGTTTAATCCATAATCGGGACTAAGATAAGAAACAAATTCCCCAAAATCACTTGGACCACCAGCTAAAGATAATTCTACTGATTTCATTGGAGTAGTTAGTTCATATCCATTAATTTGTTTAATAAAATTATGATAAGATTCAACAGTAGTTAGAACTTGTGTTTCGCCAGTAATAACTGTCATATAAGATAAAAATCTCATAGAATATGGGTCTAATTGTGGGGGAAGGTCTGGGTCAACACTATTATTTAATATTTTAATAGATGATGTTCCATTATTATCAGTATTAACTGGTTCTCCATATATTTCGTTAATTTCTGGGGAACGAAGCTCTAAATCAACCTGTGATTGCAAAACCCCACGATATCCCCCCAAAGCATTAGTCGAAACTGGATAAATAATAGTCATATTTGCTTCGGCAGACGTATAAGATAAACTATTAGATGTAACATCGGCCCAATAAAGATTTCCATAAACGTCAGAGTTTGCCCCAGCTTGAATAAGTTTATCAATTTCCGTATTTCTGACAGGATTTTTTACAATTTTTATTTGAAGACCCCTAGAGTTTGGTTGAATTAAATATTCCCATGGGAAGCCTTCTGTAAAATAATTTACTTTATTTTCATCAATAATACAACCATATCTCGGGTCAGTATTTCCTCCTTCTACCCATTTGCCAGATAAAAGATTATTGCACATTTCTTGTAGTAATGATAAGTCACAAATGCTTTGTGTTTTAGTCTCTATTCTTCGTTTTGTTGCTTCTCTTTCTTTATCAATAAATTGTTGAAGAACTGTTCCGTTTATAAAATTAGTCCCCCGAGCATTAAAAGATAGATAAACATTTGGATGGCTTCTTGTATCTGTTAATACTAATAAATGTAATTTCGAACAAGTTTGTTGCGAAATATAATGTAAATCATAATAAGATTCAATATGCCTATCCAAATCACTTACTACTGGCAAGTTGTTCAATGCAAAAGCTACTTCGCCCCTAAATTCAGTTAAATTAGGAGATGCTTTTGGTTTAAATAACTCTAAATTCCAATCTTGATATTTTTTTGAAATAGCATTATTAATATTAGTAAAATTATCTTCTGAACTAAACTCTTGAACACATGCGTCTCCAAGATTTAATGACATAGTTCGTTTAAATTCTTCTACGCTCGTTCCCCACTCATTGTCTATATCTGAATAAAATAATCCAGCAGGAAAAACCCCCGTTCCAATTTGGTCAACCGCAATTGGTAATGCTTCTGATATTGGGGTTAACAATCCTGAATATAAAATTAAATCTTTAAATGGAGCAAATTTCAACTGATAATATTGGGTGATAGAGGGCTCACAATTATGGGAAATTCTTAATAAAGAAGTTCCCTCTTCTCCATAAAACCCTTCACTTGGGCTTAAATCTTTCAATTGATTAGCCGACATATAAGGGAATCTATTTAAAAGTCCTTGGGTAACTATCCCATATTTATACATGGAACTAGCGGCGTCTTGTTCCCAACGCTGAATATCCTCTTTAAAACTTGAATAATAATATCCAACATAAACCTTATAAAATCTTTGGTCCAAACAGATATTAGATATTTCATCCCCATTACCACCACCAACAATTTTTTGAATAACAGCGGATTTATCTACGCCAGTTAACTCTACTAATGGAACCATCCCTAATGCTCTAAAATTAGAAGCCCTTATTTCCTCTGTCATCCCATAAATAGCTTGGTCTTGACAATATAAATCTCGTAACGTTTCATCATATCTTGATAAAGCTATAGAAGTATCAATGTCACCAAACGTTCTTCCGTCTAGTTCGGATAAAGTTTTCTCTCGGTCATTATGTCCAATTTCGAAACTATTTGTCCACGCAACATCCCAAAACCAAGTTCCAAAAACATCTGTTCTTAATACTGGCGTGTTTGATTTTTTATTAAAATCAATTGGATGTAACGGCAAAATTCCTATATATCTTTTAGGGGCTTTAGAATGGGTTTTTGATTGTTTTGCTCTAGTATTTGTAGTAATAACAGATTGTTTGAATGTGTTATCTAAACTAGTTGATGCTTTATAAGAAAGAATGGCTGTATTTTGATTAATGGCAAACTGGGAACCCAGTGCGGTTGTTGGGTCAGCGATATTGACAATGTTAGAGATATCTATAGCTCTATTTAAATTGATGCCAATAAATGACTTACCCCTACAATAAAAATCATATCCTAAATCAGAGCACCATTGTTGTAACACCTCTCTTAATGAACCTATATAATTTTGACGATAAATATAATCAGCATCGTTTACAGCAACGGGAAATACACCATCAAATTTTAATCCTCTTAGTCTTAAAGATGCCAATAATTGATTAAAATTATAACTAACCCCAGCTAAATCACCACATCTTTCTTCACTAGCCTCTTCCGTTCCTAATATTAAATATCCTCCATTCAAATCAAATGTAACCTTTTCAGTTTTCAATTCAAACAGTTGTTCCCATTGACGATAAATATGAGAGACTTTTAGCGTAGAAGCGAAGTTATCGTATACTTTACCGTTAATTCCAACATAGGAACCAAATGCCAAATCTCTATTGGCTCGTCCAAGCATGGTAATACTATCCCCAGCTAGTAAACAATCTGGACAAACTACAGAAAATTCCATATTTGCATTTAACGTATAAACAAATTGATTTCCTTGTTTTTTTATTAAACCAACATAAATCTTATCTAATATTAAAGAATAATCTTTAAAAACTACATTGAGAATTTTGGTTTCATTTTGTATTTCAATATCATATTGATATAAAATGAAATCTGTAAATGTTACCCCATTAAAATCAATATCATATAAATTTTCTTTCCCTCCGTCTCCAGCTCCGCACTTTAAATCGTCATCTTTAATATCAAATACGGCATAATTTTGTGCTCTATTTTCGACTTCTAATACAATACTTAATTTTATCTCTGTGGGAGAAGAACTATAACCAATCTCACAAGAAGCATTATAAATCCATCCACCAAAAGCAAATGCAGTTGGCCACGAACCCCTGACCAAATTTTTTCCAAAGCGTAATGAATTATAATTACCCTTTGGAGAAATTGTTATACCTTGTAATATTTGATATGCCATAATTAAGGAATCTCTGAATACCAATACCAAGTATAATATGGACTTGCCGTTGTCCCATCAATAAATTTGGCTCGATAATTATATGTTAAAGTAATTGGAACCGTATCTACGACATTAAAATTTGGATAACCAGAAGTAGAAAAACCAGAAAATCCATTTCCAGTATTTCTCTCAGTTTGTAAATAATAATTACTAAACGCTGATGAAGTGTCGAAACTTCCCGTAAAAGATGTTGATGGTCCATTATAGTTTATTGTTTCTCCGGTTTTATTTGGTGCCTGGGGCATTCCACTAATAGCTTTAGTTACCCCAAATGGTCCAAAAACATTTCCGCTATGATACCTTGCCTGAACAAAACCTCGGTGGTTTCTACTAGATGGTAACCATCCAGTTATACCTGTGGCTTGAGTGCTAACCATTCCCGAAGGAATAAAATATTCATCTGATGAACCATCTGGATAAGTCAATTTGCTATATAATTCGACAAATAATCCTGTTGGATAATAATTAATGCCACCAGTCCATCCAATCGAATATCCTGTAGAACCGCTTACCCACATTCCTGTCGCCCCAGATACATGATATGTTGTTGGAAATACAAAATTCCAATATCCAGTAGTATCTAAATTTAAAGAAGAATACAAAACATATTCTAAAATTGGAATATCAATAATTCCGCTAACAAAAGAGCAGGGAACAAAACGACGATAATCTCGTTGATAATATTGACGAATTCCATTTAACCATACCTGTTCTGAAAATCCAGTAATATTAGTAAGATTCACTTGGGAACCAGTAATATTAAAAAGATAACGATAAAAACCACTATATTGAGGAATAAAAGACAACTCATTATCTTGTATATCCGAAAATCCAGACGGAATTCCTGTCTCTGGAATTTGGTCGGCAGAAAAATATGGTAATCCTGTTCCAGTTAATATAACCACAAAACCATTAGTCCCAGAACCAGAAATAGAATATTGATATCCCGATACTAATTTCTGACCATTTAAATATAAATCATATCCAAAGAACGGATAAGTATTATTTCCAGTACAAATACCAGATAGCCCAGTAATAAAAATCGCCCCAGTTATTCCAGTAGGTTCATTAAACTGCGATGATGGAGGAAAAAATCCTCCGCCACTAACAGCTATTCTACTTTGATACCAATAACCACTATATGGGATAACGGTTGAATTTTTCTTTAAAATATCATACGTTAAATTATCGTCATCAAAAAAACCACTAATACTATTTCTGGATACATAATAATCCACCCCATTTGTTTCAGCTAAACCATTACCAAATAATTGAATAAATCCTGTATCTTGAGGCCACATGTTGCCGGTAATTTTTCTATTTAGATAAGGAATTTCTCTAGAATAAGTATAAATTTCTACAACATCTCCAGAAGTTAAAGATAAATCAAAATCTATAGAATACTGAGAAAAAGAACTTAACGTCGCCAAATCATATAAAAATGCAGTATCGTTTCGTGTTCCTGTAAATGGAATACCAGAAAATAAAGGAAAAACAATTTCACCAGTTGTCACTAATCCAGATAATCCAGATTGGACAATAACATTAACTACTTGTCCATTAGTTCTAGTCATTGTCCCTGTTATATATGATAGTCCAGTAACCGCCACTTCTTGAATTCCTGAAAAATACGTTCCTGTTATTTGATATCCACTACTAGCATAGTATCCTGTAACCGTATTATATCCAGAAACAAAAGAACAATCAGCACACACAGAAATATCATACGGTAAAATAGAATCTTTAAATAAAATAGCATGATAAATATTACCAAAGAATCCCGTTGCCCCAGTATTGTTATTATTAAAAAATTCACCTAAATATAAATTTGAAGTATTTAAAAATGCTCCAGAAAAATACAAAGAAGCATTAAAATAACTATTATCGGCCATATTAACAATACCAAAATCTATATATCTATTATCTACTAATCCAACGTATATTAAATCTCTAACACTAAGTTCTTTATTTAATGTTTCTAATTTACCAGATGTTTGAAGAAATAGTCTATTTGAATCAGTAATTCCCAAATAAAAACCACTAGATAATCCGCTGATATTATCAACTGTAGATATTATAATTTGATTTTTACCTAAAAATGCCCCACTTCTTTTAGAACATCCATTCGAGGCAATATCTAAGATAATACCGAAATTTCCTGTATGTTTATATCCAATGCTATATCCGTTATTTCCTGAAAATTGATTTCCTGTAAAAGGAAAAGGGGAAAGATTAATTAATGGGACTGCTTGAGAAGAGATTTCTCCACTTATAAAGTGTTGACCAGTAGTATAAAGTTGATTATATATTATTCCCGTTGTTCCACTATTAAAAGAATATACTCCTTCTAAAGCATTTGAAGCTCCAGTAGAAATATTATAATAACTTATACATGTTAGAAATGGGCCAATATTCATTACCTTTTTCCATTTTTAATTACACTTTTTAATAACCAAAAGAGTAGCCAGGAATTCTCGTAAAACTTCTAGACGTGGAACCTACTAGTTTAGTATATAATACGCCAGAACTTTGTGTATCCATACCTATCCACTCTTTATTATAAGAGATATCAGACAAACCCGTTGATAAATTATCATTAATTACCACTCCATCTGACACATAAATATCTCTTAATCTATCCAAAATGCCAGAAGCAATACTTGTAAGAGTTTTAGGATTCAAAGAATCAGCAGTAACATCAATAGAAATTTTAGCCCTATTTCTCATTTGAGAATCTTGAACTACATAATGTCCTTCAATATTTCCAGCAGCTAACGTATCAAATTTCCATAAAGATGGTTGGACAGAAACATTATATTTTTGATTAGCTCCTAATAAATCTCCCCCTTCAGGCATGGACATGTTAATTTTAAAATTACCAACACCAGAATTCTCTTGAATAGAAATTGGAAGATTGGCAGAAAGAAAATTTCCTGGGGTTGCAATTCCAGAGAACAACGGAGAACTTACTATTAATCCTGAAAGATAAGTTCTCCAATTGCTTATTTGAGATTTAAAAAGAGATAATTGATTTAATTTATAATCCAATGGTCCCAAACAAAAAAATTCCCCTTCTATTTTCCAAACATTTTTTGGTAAGACTCTATCTACATCTACAGAAATATTATAATCAAAATATCCTGTAATATCTCCAGACGTTAAACCAGAAATATAATTACTTCTTATTTCAAAAGTATTTGTTCCTGAATCCTGATTTAACGAAAAGTTACTAATACCCAAAAAGCCAGTTAATATACCAAGATTTTGTATACGAGAAAGAATATTAATCCCTGTGACCGAAGAACTTAAATTTCCAGCCGAGTCGTTATATGGAGAACCCTGAATTTTTAAATTAGTTTCAATCGTCGGATAAATAGCGTCTACTGGATTATTAATAGTCGCAGAAAATGTCTCTAAATAAGTGTCGGTCGAACCAGTAACATATTTATAGGTTTCTGTAACTGAAAAAGAAGAACTTAATCTATCAATCACCTCAACAACATTAAATAAAACAGGCTTTCCAGTGGGAATAAAAAATGACGTTGAATTAGCCCCCGTGAAAAATTTTACAAATGTTACAGCATTATTAAAGGCTGAGGAAGAATTTTTAATACCCTTGGCTGATATTTTATGAGATAAAGAAACTATTCCGTCATCACCTTGACTAAAAGAATATTCATTAATCGGTTCAATGACCCCGCTTGGAATAGTATAAGACTTTAAAGAAATAGAATATGGAACTTGCCCTCCAGAATAAAAATAATTATTACTGAAACTTAAATTATCAATAACAACATTTGTCCAATCATATAAAGTAGAACCACCGATTTCAGATACAGTCAATCTCCCAAATTGTCCAGTAAAAATATTAGTTAGAGTGTTAATGGCCCCAGAACCGTTAATGCCTGTGATAAATCCATCTAAAGTTATTTGGGCTACTTGTCCCCATCGTTGATTGTAATCAATAAACTGTTGAGAAAACCTAACTAGCGGGGTTGGGCTAAGAGTGCTATTATTATATGTTACAGATAAGTCTCCCATATTAAGATGTATATTTCTTTACTGTATAATCAACGGTCATAACCAATTGAATAATCCCCTCTGAATTAATTGTATATTTTATGTCAGATAATTGATAAGTAAAAGCTATGGGAATTATATTAACAAATTGTTTCATAAATAATTCTATTCCATGTCTATATAAGGCCGTTAAATATGTAGACGTATTACTTCTAAATGTCGTCAAAAATTCATTAGGATTATATCCCGCTCCACCGTCTAAGGTTATTTGAATTTGTCCTCTTTGTGTTTGATAAGCATAATTAATGACACTTAACTTTGATGGTCTATTGACCACTTTATATTCTGTAACTATATCTACTGGTCGAGTGTCCTGAACTTTTGTATCTAAAAAATAGAAAAATACATTATTAATCGTAACAAAAAATCTTGGATGATTAGAATATTGGAATGTGGCCGTAGCCTTATTTTTTTTAGATGGCCAAGAAAATGATGATTGAATCCATTTGATAGGTAAAGCGGCATTATAAAATTGACTATTTAAATAATAGCCTGTTACTGTTTTCGGAGACGAAATATTAACCCCAGACAAAGTATAAATAATATTTCCTTGTGGGGGCGATTTTCTATTAAAAACATAATCAAAAGAATGTTTAATGTCTATTAGGTTTTTTTCGTCAACATTCATTTCCATGGTTTCATTCGTGGACACGCCACTAGCTGAAAACTGAGCATCATTAGTAAATTCTATTTCATAATCAGAGGTCATTGCCAAATGATTATATGTAATGCTCGTTCGTTTTGCGCCAGTTATTAAAATATCAGTGATATTATATTGCGACGAAAAATTTTTAAATCTATTATACACATCATTGCATCTAGAATATGCAGAAGAAAGAAGACTATTACAAGCATCTCTTGATTGAGCAAAAGACATATATCCTTTAATATTAGAGGATTCTACTACGTCAATAATACCATTATCTCTTAATTCTAATTTATGTTTTAGATTATACGAACGAGGAGATGCTGCTTGCGACCCAGAAAAAGGAAATACTTCTCTTCGTTTGCTAAAACTATAGGTATGTCTAAAAGTATCAAATGTTTCACTATAATAATCTCTAAAATATCCAGTATCCCCCAAAGATTCTCCACCAGAAACACCTATCGACCCTAAATTA